GTTTGTCTAAATTAGGTAGATATAAAGTTGGTGGTAAAATTTTTGGTAGAGGTAAAATTGACCAAGAAGCTGGTGCTAAGATACAACAAATTATTGATAAAGCATCTAACACATTAATTAAAAATCTTAACGATAAAATTAAAGAAGAAAACCCACAATTCCCAAATAATAAAGACCCACAACAATTTTTATCAACTGTTATGTCAATAGCAGCTGTTTATGATTCTATTATTGATGCTACAACAAAAAATCCTAATGAAGAAGGATATCTATCTGTTGATGCAGCTAATGGTGTTATAAATGATTTAAGAGAATACGTTAAAAAATTCTTAGATATTGATTTAACAGCAGTATATTCAGTGGTTAATGAATCTGAACAAGATTTAATGAATGAAGAGTATGATATAACTGATGAGCAAATGGCTCAAATAGATGAAGAATTTGGTTTATCTGAACAAGAACCATCAGATGCTGGTAAGGTTTATGATGATAAAGCCGTTAGACAAAGTTTAGCTGCAAAAAGAGGTGGTGGTGATGATTTTGCTAGTACAAGAATGGACACTCTTAAATCAAATAGATTACCTTTAACATTAGCTGGTGTTGGTTCTTCTTTAGGTGCTTTTAGTTGGTTAGTTAATACAGAATGGTTTAAAAGTTTATTTCTTGAAATAACCAAAAACCCTTCTATTGAATATGTTAGACAAATAGTAAAAGAAAAATCTTCAATTTTTGCGTCAATAAAACCAGGTGAAGGTATGACACAAATAATGAATAGGGCTATGGGATTAAACTTAAGTCCAAATTCTTCACCACAAGATTTTGTAAATGCTGTAAAACAACTTGGTGGTGGTAATTTACAAGCTGGTATTGATGCATTATCAGCTAAAGGTGGTATATTTATGGACCCTGATAACGCTAAAAAAGTTCTTGAAGAAATTGCTAAAAACCCTAATAGTTATGGTAAAAATTTAGGTGAAATGTTCCAAGGTAGTTGGGCTGGAACAGGTAAAAGTGTTGGTGATTTATTGGTAACACAAACTGGTGGTGGTTTACAAGGTCTTGTTGTCAATGCTATAGTAAAAATGGTACCAACAATTGTTATGAAAACTGGTCTTAAGGTTGGTGCTGGTTATCTTGTTGCAAAAGGTTTAGGTGCTTTATTAGGACCTATTGGTGTTGGTTTAATAGCTACTGGTGCTTTGGTTAAACTTATGCGAATGAAAGGCCAAAAATCTTCAAGAGCTGCAACACTTAATGCGTTATATCAATCAATTAGAAATATTGAAGGTGGGGATGGTGTTATAAAACCAGATGAACCACCAATTTCTGTAGCTCAAGCTCAAGACCCGAAAAAAATATCACAAGATAGTGGTTCTACAGATGGTTTATTTAATGATTTAAAAAGTCTTTTTCAATTTATAGTTAATAATAGAGGTACAATGGGTACTGGTGCTAAATCACCTTCTAAATCTCAAAGTTCTTCAGCTAGAGATAGTTTAGGTGGTAGAACATATCAAGGTGGTCAAATAATGAAAGGTGGTAATAGAGCACAAGCTGGTGGGCAAACACAAAGTGGTAGAGAAAGATTTTTTGCTAATCAAAATTATGTAAGAGAAGGTGAAGAAATGTTATACGAAGGCAAATTTTTTAAAGATAAAAGAGTTATTACTTATTTATCAAAAAATTTAAAAGTTGACCAATTACAAAAATTTGAAGAGTTGTTAAAAAGAATAGAGTATGTTAGAAATACTTTAAGGAAAAGTTTAGCTAAAACAAATGATAATGTTATTAAGGGTTTCTTAAATCAATTAGATTCAAACCCTATTATGATGACAAATTTTGAAGCTTTAACTAATGCTAATCCTGACAATGAACAAGATATGAGACAACTTTTAACATTTATAAAAGAAACTTTAAATACAGTTTATTCTACGGATTATAAAACAGTTAGTAACGCTTTCTCAGGTAAAATAAAGAATTTAGACCCTAATAATCAATATACTAAAGATAATAGTATGGTTGGTAAAATGAAAGGTTTAGGTGGTGGTAATATAAATAAAATTGCAGAGGTTGAAGCTGGTTATGGTGCTTCAATGCCTAATAAATCATTTTCTAAAGATGCTCAAAGTAGAACAGCATTTAAAAAGAATTTGGCTAATTTCTTAAAAACATTAATTGGTCTTTTTCAATATCTATATAAATTAAAAACACAAGGTGGTAATAATCAACAACAACAACAAAAACAACAACAACCACAACAACAAGCTGGTGGTAACAATAACCAACAGGCTAATCGACCACAAATTTTTGAAAGGAAAGTTATTCCAAAAGAAGTTTTAATAGAAAATGAAATAGAAAAGATAAAGAAATTAATAAAATACTAAAAACAATAAAAACCTAACTTATGTTAGGTTTTTTTTTATTTACATAAAAATATAACTAATTATATTTAATATAAAGTAATTGTTATGAGTAAACTTAATGTAATACCTTCAAATGAAGATATGGAAGCAGCAAAAAGAAAAGCTGAAGAAGAAAAATATCATAGAGAAAAAATTGATGTAGCAAAAGAAATTTATGAAAACACTAAAAATTCAAATGAAGTAAATCAAAATTATGCTTCTGCTGTAGAGGCGATGATGAAAAGAACACAAGAACAATTAAATTTAAAGAATAACACTGGTGTTGTTGTTGAAGATAATTTAAGTGAGGTTAAAAAAGTAAATAAGGTTGTAGATACAACAATTAATCAAAATAAAGTAGAAAATAAAAATTATAATACAATTAAAACTAATATGACAACTAAAAACAAACCAGAAAATTATGGTGAATTACCATCAAATTTAAATTCACAAATTATAGAATTAAGTCAACCAGATTTTAATTCAGCATTTGATGTTATTCCATTACCATCTCAAGGTAAAGTATATCGAAATAGAAAACCAAATATTAAAGTTTCTTATATGACAACTGCTGATGAGAATATTTTGACGAGTCCTAATCTATTACAAAGCGGTGAGTTTTTAAAAATATTAATTAATAGAAAAATTTTAGATACCGAATTAAGATATGAAGATTTATTAATTGGTGATAGAAATGCTATTATGATTTGGTTAAGGGCAACTAGTTATGGTGAAATGTATCCTGTAACGTTACTAGATGAACTAGATGACCCATTTGATACTGAAGTTAATTTAAATGATTTAAAAATTAAAAAATTAGAAGTTGACCCTGACGATGAAGGTTTATTTACTTTTACATTACCAATTAGTAAATCAGTAATTAAATTTAAATTATTAACTTGTGGTGATGTTGATGTTATTGAACAAATTATAGCTAAAGAAAAAGAAGATAATGTGGCTGTTAATAATACAAACACATATACATTAGAAAAAATGATTGTTGAGATTGATGGTGATAGAGATAGAAATCTTATTTCAAATTTATCAAAATCAATGAGAATTGGTGATTCAAAAGCTTTATTAAAATATATATCTACGATTGAACCAGGTATTGATTTAAATATCAGTGTTCCGACTCCTAGAGGTGGGTCAATTGATACCTTTCTTCCACTTAACATCAAGTTTTTTTGGCCTGATGCCAGAATTTAAACCATCACTACTTGAGGAAATATTTATTTGTACACAACATTTAAAAGGTTTTACTTATTCTGATATTCTTAATTTACCAATTTATGAAAGAAGATATTATTTATCATTATTAACAAAACAAGCAAGACAACGTGAAGAACAATATGAAGAAATGAAAAATAAATCAAGCGGTAAAAGTGGTAGAACAACAAAAATAAGTGGTGAAGCACTAAAATCAAAATTAAAAAGCGGTGAAATACCAAATAATTAACCCAATTAATTTTGGGTTTTTTTATTTTTTCTATATTTATATTATATAATTAGCTTTATGAAAATAATAATCACTGAAAATCAATATAAAACACTTAAAAATAATTTGATAGAATCAACAGTTAAAGATTTTATATCAAAATTGAAAAAGAATGATGTCATAACATTTAAAATAGAAAACAAAGATGTTAAACTATCAGTTTTTGATTTAACAAAAAAAATTTTTAAAAACCAAAACCCAAAACACAAAGATAAGTTGTATTACATTGATGGTGTTATCAATGATAAATTAAGATTAAGAATTGCTGATACAGTTAAAGACAAATTTAAATTAAATAACCCTAAAATATGGGATATAGAAGAATTTAATATGATGTCACCAATTCAATTAGTTAGAGGTAGTAATGTTGTTGATACTATTGACGGACCTACAAATTCTAATCAACAAGGTAATCAACAAGGTAATCAACAAGGTGGTGAACAAGGTGGTGAACAAGGTGGTGAAAGTGTTAGTGCAGATAGTATAGATTATAATAAATTATTGGATGACCCATTATTAAGACAATCTTTTTATAAGGCACCTAATTTATTTGGTAGGTTATTTAATGTTATAAAAGGTAATAAAGCTAGAGAAGGTAAGGGTATAATTAAATTGGATGATTTAACACGTGATTTAAGAAATAGTATTAATTATAAACTTAAATCTGTTCCAAATAATAAAAATTTTATATCAAACAAAAATGCTGAATTTAAATATGATAATCAAAAATATACTGGTAAAGTAATAAATGATTATAAAGAAATTAAATTAGATACAAATAAATATATATTTACAATAATTAAAACATATAATGTTCGTGACAATACGTTTATAACAAAAGTTAGAGATAAAAGAACTGGTGAATTAGTTGATAATGATAACGACACTAATAATAACATATTAACAATGATACCTGGTTCTGGAGATAATTATGGTTATATTGTACCTAATAACTAATAAAATAAATAATTATGGCTGGAGAAAGAGAAAGAGAAAAACTTTTAGAACAATTAAGAGATGAAGCAGAGTTAGTAAGACGAATAAACGAAGATACTGGCGGTTATATTGAATTTGTAAAAAAGATTAAAGCTATTAAGAGTAATATAGCTTATTTAGAAAAACAAATATCAAAAGCTACTGGCGAACAAAAGGATATTTTAGAAGAAGAATTAAGGCAAGTAAAAGAATTAGAAGTAAGATATAAGCGCATAGCAAAAGAAACGTCTAATATAGTCAAAGCACAAGAATTTTCTGCATCAGCTCTACAAACGTCAAAAAATTTATTAGGTGGTATTACTAGCGCATATGGTAGTATAGTTTCTTATACACGATATTTAGCTGAAATAGACAAAAAAATTAAAATGTCTGCTTTAAACATGGGCATTTTAGATACACAAACAAAATCTTTTAGAAAGTCATTAGCTGATGCTGGTCGAATCACAAATGAATTTGGTATAAACCAAGGTCAATTAGCTGAGATGCAAGCGGCATACACTGAAGAAATGGGTAGAACAGTAATGTTAGGTAAAGATGGATTGGTGGCTATCGGTGCTATGGCTGCTGCAACTGGTTTAGGTGCTGAAGGTGCAGCTAAAATGGCTGCTGATTTTGAACTTATAGGTTATAGTGCTGAAAGAACTGGTGAATTTATTGACCAAACGATGAATGATTCTAGTAAAATGGGTTTAAATGCTAGTAAAGTTGTAAAAGCAATATCAAATAACATTAAATTATTAAATAAATATAATTTTAAAGGTGGTGTAGCTGGTTTAAAGAAAATGGCTGAAACAACAACAAGACTTGGTGTTGATATGAACTTTGCAACTGGTATGGCTGAAAAGTTATTTGATATTGAAGGTGCTGTTCAAATGTCTGCTCAATTGCAAGTTTTGGGTGGTTCATTTTCAAATTTGGCTGACCCATTTCATTTAATGTATATGGCAAGAAATGATGTTGCTGGATTAACTGAAGAAATAGGTAAAGCTGTTGAACAATCAGTCGAATTTAATAGTAAGACTGGTGAATTTGATATGTCAGGTCTTGAATTACATAGATTAAGAAAAATTGCTGAACAAACTGGTATCGCTTTTGAAGATTTGGTTACAGCTGGAAAAAACGCAAAAAAATTCAGTATGATAGAAGGCCAAGTTTCGTTTAGTATTGGTGATGAAGAAAAAGAATTTTTGATGAATACCGCTAAATTAGATAAAAACGGTAAAGCTTATATTGAAGTTAATGGTGAAAAGAAATTTTTAAGTGCACTTGGTAAATCAGGTAATGAATTTATTAAAAAACAAATGGAAGAAAAAAAATCATTAGCTGAAAGAGCTGAAAGTGCACAAACATTTGATGAAACAATAACTAATTTTATAAATGGTGTAAAAGAATTATTTTTACCCATTATGCCAGTTTTGGATGTTTTTGCTAAAGAATTAGTTAAAAGTTTTAAACCAGCAGTAGAAAAATTAGCATATTATCTTAAAAACGTAAAATTTGAAGACTATGCGAAAAAATTAGTTAGTTTTGCTGAAACAATTGGTGGGTATGTTAAATGGTTTATTGATAATCCAGGTTTGGGTATAGGAAGTGCAATTCTTGGTATAGGTTTACTTGAAGGGGCTAAATGGTTTGCATCTGGTTTATCTTTTGGTGCTGGTTTTAATTTAGCTACAATGAAAAATCTTGGACCTATGATACAAGGTGCATTTTCTTTTGTTAAGCCTTTATTGGGTGGTTTAACTAGACTTGCTGGTACGTTAGCAGGTATAGCGGCAATACTCGGTGCAGCTAAAGATATATTTGATTTTGCGAGTGATGAAAAAACTAGAAACACAGGATTTGGTGGTTTTTTTGAGTCATTTGGAGGTTCAGGTATGTCATTACTTGAAAGTGTGGGTGAGGATAGTTTCAACCCTCTTAAATATGTAAATAAGAAAATCGGGTTAAGTGTTGAAAACATGGGTACAGACAATTTAGCTAATGCTAGAGCAATTTATAGAAAAAAATACCCTAATGCACCAACTGTTATACCTAATAAAGATTTATTTTCAGACATTAGGGGTAATCCAAATGATTATACGAGTGATATTGTTGATGATGCAAGTGATGTTACTATTAATGATGGTATAATAAAATTTAACCCAAAAGATAAATTTATGAAGTTAAATGACGCTACTATGATTGCTGGAACAGATGCTGGTGGTAATAGAGCATTAGCTGAAGCTATGAATAGTAATGGTAATATGATACATAGATTTGATGAATTAAAAATTAGTGGTGATATTAAAATATCTTTACCTGGTGGAAATAATATATCAACTGGATTAATAAGTGACCCAACATTCATTAAAAATATGACAAGATTGGTTAATATTCAAATTTCTGAGAATATTAACGGTAAATTATAATGATAATTATTGAAAAATAGTTAATTTTTTTATAAAAAAACTTGATTTTGTCAGAAAAAATCAGTATATTTGTTTATATATATAAATAATAATAAATAATATATAATATATAATATTAATAATATATAATATATAATATTAATAATAATAAATAATTTATATAAAAAATATAAAAACAATCTATTTATTATTAAATAAATAATAATATTATAATATTATATAAATGCCAATTTTTTATAATACATCTGAACCAACACCAGGTAATAAAAATACCATAACAGATATTGCTACTAATTTTGGTATTAGAGATTTTTTATTAAATAAAAAATTACAACCAAGATACCCACAAATATCAACAAATGTTAATGGTTCACCAAGAATAGGTGAACCTGTATTAGATACTGTAGTTGGTACTAATTCAAATATAACACCTGATTTTTCACCTATTGAAGAATATAGTGCCAATAATGCACAAGATAGTTTTGGTAGAAATACATTTAGACCAGACCAAGATACAAGAACAAATCCTTATGTAACGGTAGATTATATTCAAGATATAAATAATCCACAATTTGGTGATGCTGAATGGCCACATGGTACGCAACAATACCCTGAATCAGCAACAGATGAGGTTAGTCAATATGGTATTATAGGTAAAACAAATAACGCTGGTTATAGAGAGTTTAATACGGCAAAGAATGAATATTTGGATGCGTCTGAACAAACAGATGCTCAAATCCAAACAGAGTCACAAATAACTAAACAAATAAATGGTTATTTAAATGAATACGGTGCTTTAAATTTAGGACAAGGAGGTGCTGTTCAAGCTTCTAATGTTATTGGTAGTTTATTGAATGGCCAAGGATTAGGTTTTTCAAATGAAGGGTTAGTAACAAATTTTGATTTAAGGTCAACATTAGCTGGTAGAGCATTGGGATTGACAGGTGTATTAAATGATACTGAATTAGGTATTATTGGTGCACAACAACTTGCAGTTGCATTAGGAAATAACGCAGCGTTTAATGTTCAACAAGAGATATTAGGTAGTTTAAATGTTGGTGAAAATATATTAAATTTAATAAAAGAAGGTACATCACCAGTATTTAGACCTAACTATAAGATTACTGTACCTGGTGATACATTAGGTAGAGTAGCTGATTATACATCAAGAATATTAGGATTTACTTTACCTAAAAGTTATCTACAAGATAGCGGCTCTATTTTTCAATATGAAAACGGTAATAGCGAAAATATAGCAAGAGCTAATGCTATGTTAGATAACACTGGTAAAGGTCAGATAAAAGCCTTAATAACAAACGTTAACGGTAGTTTGCAAGGTATATATGGTATTGATAACCCTAGTTTAGCGACATTTAGAAGTGGTTATGCTGCTGGTTATACTAATGATAGAGATATTAAATCAAATGACTATAATATATACGCTTATTATAATGGTAATGGTACATTAATAAATCCTTTAAGTATTAATGATAGAATAATACCAGATTTAAATTATAATAAACGAAAAATAGATGAATATGGTTTTTATGGTTTTGAAGATGTTTTACCTAATATAACGAAATATAATGGTAGAACACCTAAAACAACAACATTTACTTGGGTAAGTGATAACCAAAGTCAAGACACACCATCTCCATTACAAACAGGACCATTAAATAGAGTAAATGATAGCACAACAACAATACCTTTTTTACCTGTTTCTAATGTTTTCCCAGATGAGTATAATGGTAAGAATTTAAAGAAAACATTATTAAAAAAGACACAAAAATTATTTAATAGTTCTAGTAATAGAAATATAGTGTCTGTTAAAGGTGATACAGAATTAAGAGATTCAACTCAAATAAGTACAGCTAATGGTAATGCCACGTCTAAGGGTAGTGCTGTGCTAAAAAGTGGTCAATTCACTAATTATACGTTTAATGGTGTTGGTGGTAGTGCTGATGATATATTTTGTAGGAGTTGGGTTGCAACTAATAGATATGATAGTATAGGTAATTTAATCAGAAGAAGTGCATTACTTAAAGATAATATGCCTTATAGAAATGATAAATTCAATCCTAATTTATCTGTGTTAGAAGATACTGGATTTGTTAAGATAGCACCATATACAAGTGATTTTGACCAAAATGGACCTATCATAACAAGAAAAGCTAATGTTAAAAATTATATGTTTTCTATTGAAAATTTAGCTTGGAATGATAATTATCCTGATTTACCTGCTGGTGAAAGAGGACCAGGTGACACAACAACAAATAGAAAAGGTAGAATAATGTGGTTTCCACCATATGATATTAATTTTTCTGAAAGTGTATCAGTTCAATGGGAATCAACAAATTTTATCGGGAGAGGCGAACCAATATATACATATAATAATACAGAAAGAACAGGTACATTATCATTTTCTATTATAGTTGACCATCCTACATATGCTAATGCGTTTAAAAATAAAAATAACAGACCTGATGATAATTATATAGCGTCATTTTTTGCTGGTTGTTGTATTTTACCTGATGAAACATTAACTAATGAATTAATAGCAACAAAAATAAGAGAAAAAATAACACAAAAAACAGAACAAACTCAAAATAGTTCAGCAACATCAGAAGAACAAAAAACAGCTAGTGAAGAAAAAGTACCAATGAATTCATTTAAAATTTATTTTCCTAATGACTATCCTAGTCAAAATGATATAAATGTTTCAGTTGATAAGATTTTAAATGGTGGCATTGGTAGTACAACAAACAAATATGAATCTGGGTTTAATTTAAATACACCAATAGATTATACTATTAATGCAGCTGGTGTGGAAGGATATCCACCAGGTGTTAATGACCCGACTTCAAAATGGGGTGGTATAGGTAATTTTGATGGTGGTTATACATCAAACACAGATTTTACGGATAAAACTAATTTTGGTTTAAATGGTGTAAACCAAAAATTATCTATTGATGGTAAACCATATACGTTGCAAGACCCTAATTTTTTTACAGATTTAAAAAAACATTTAGATGATAAATGTAAAACTTGCACTATAACAATTCAAGGATTTGCAACAATACAAGGTGGTGTTGATAAAGAAAAAGGCAATAGAGACCAAACAGAATTAACTAATTATAGGTCTCAAGCGGTTGAATATTATTTAAAAAATACTGTAGGTATAACTAACGATATTAAAATTATAAGTGGTCAAGTAGTTGAAAGTGAAAGCTGTAAACCAAAAATAACTCCAACCAACTTAAACCCAACCAGACCAGATGCTAAAGCCTGTAAAGAAGGTAGATATGTAACAATTACTTTCAACACAAACCCAGAAAAGGCATCAGAAGAAGTTAAACCAGATAACACAACAACAACAACAACAACAATAACTGAAACTATAAAAGATACTGATGGTAGATATAATTTTTACAATGAACTTAATTTCTTTGAAAAGTTAGAAAAAGGTGATTGTAATAATGAAGGTGGTTCGTTTATTTTTGATAGTTTTAGAGAAAAGATAAAATATTTTCATCCAGCGTTCCATTCAACAACACCAGAAGGTTTAAATTCTAGGTTAACATTTTTACATCAATGCACTAGACAAGGGGCGACAAAAGAAGAACAAGGAGCTGATAACTTAGCTTTTGGTAGAGCACCTATATGTATATTAAGAATTGGTGATTTCTTTCACACAAAAATAGCTATTGATAGTTTAAGTATTGATTATGAACCATTAGTTTGGGATTTAAACCCAGAAGGTATTGGTGTTCAACCAATGATTGCAAAAGTTACATTAGGTCTTAAGATTATTGGTGGTTCATCATTAAATGGTCCTTTAAATAAATTACAAAACGCATTATCTTTTAATTATTATGCAAATACTGAAGTTTATGACCCAAGGGCTGATTACATAGAAATTGATACTAGTGGAAATGGTACGATTAAGAATGGTATTAAAAATGCAAATGATTCATTTGAACCATTTTCTACTACAGATGATAAATTTAAGGGTGGTAGTGGCAGTGGTAGTGATATTGGTAAATCTTTAAGTTATAACCCATCAAATCAAACTCAAGAAGCTGATAAACAACTTAATGGAGAAGTACCATCACAATCAGGTACAACAAGTGAACCTAAAATAACAAGGATACAAGAAGCTGATTGGCTTATTGAACAATCCAATATAACTAATTTATTACTTAAAATAAAATTAGAAAGTCAAAATATATTTGATGCTAATGGTAATTTTGTTACTGGAATGAATGACGATAAATTTAATAAATTAATAAAAAAAGGTGTTAATATAACAATAAATGAAGAAATAACTTATCCAGACCCAAATCAAATAACAATTTTTGGTGAACAAGAAACAAATATAACTGATATTAAAACAATTTATAGTAATGTATTCACAGATAGTGAAAATATAAAAAAAATATTGTTAAATGGTAATATAATAGAAATAATAAATAAGGATACATTAGAAAATAATTATAAAAAAGATTATAAACTTATAGTAAAATATAATAATAATAATATAGGTAATAAAAATTTAACTAACCCATTTTTAAACTTAAAATAATGGCACAATATTTTGATAGATATTCAGACTTTAAGATTGGTGATAATATCATAAAACCAGTACCTGGTATTGTAATCCCAGAAGACCCTAATGATAAATATGCTTTATATAAAAAAGGCAATACAAGACTTGACAATGTTAGTAATGAGTATTATAATAATCCTTATAGCGGTTGGTTAATTTTGTTAGCTAATCCACAATTTGGTGGGTTAGAATTTAATATACCAGATATGACAGTATTAAGGATTCCTTTTCCATATAGTTCTGGTTTATCTAGGTATGTAACACAAGTTAATAACCATAAAACATTGTATGGCATCTGAATCTATTAATAAAAATAAAACTGGTTGTTCTGTAAATGGAATAACAATAATTGACCCTAATGATGGTAGAGATTTTTTGGATTCAACTAATAATGTTCCTATTCAAAATGAAGAATTAAACATATCAGTTCAGTTAAGAACTACTACAAGAGGTAGAACAATTTTCAGAGCGTCAGGACAACAACAAACAACTGAAGAGACAGGTGGTGTCACTATTTCATTTATTGGTGATGATAGTATAGAAAGTAAAAATAAATCATTAACGACAAACTATACATTATTAACAACATCATTTGATAATAATGAAAGAGATAATGATGAAAATTTTGGTATAACTGATATTAATATTGAATTCGATACTTCTTACCATCCTATGGTAACAATTAACTTTGTTGATATTAGAGGTAGTGCTATATTTCAAAATGATTATCAATTAAATAAGAACAAATATCGTGTATTATTTGATTTTCCATATCCATTATATGAATTAACTATTAAAGGTTATTTTGGTAAACCTGTTAAATATTGTCTACACATGACAAATTTTTCTTCTAAATTTAATTCACAAACAGGTAATTTTGAAATAACGGCTAAATTTATTGGTTATACTTATGCAATGTTAGCTGATATGTTACTAGGTTATTTATCGGTTATTAATTATACTGATTTAGGTAAAGAAGAATATAAAAACAGTAATATACCAACAATTGATGAATTTATAAAACAAGTACAAGATTTTAATAATGACCTAACTAAATTATCGCAAAACACTGAAGCTTCAAAAACAAAAGAAAAATTAGAAGATTGTGAAAATATAATAAATCAAATTAAAGACCAAATAACTACTTTAGGTTCAACAGTAGAAACAACTTTTGTTGTTGAAGATAAAAAACCTAATAACACCAACGATTTATTGGATTTTTATAAAATAATATTATCTGGTAATGATGATAAAACACAAATAGATATATATAATAACTCAATTAAAGATTTAATAAATACTTTTAATACCGATAACACAATAAAATTAAATGAAAATCTTTTATCCTTAGAATTTAGTAAAAAAATAACGATAAACGATATTAAAAATGGTGCTATAAGTTTTGGTCCTATTACTAGTTCATCAATAGAAGTAAAAAAACAAGAACTTATTGATTTAATTAAAAATAAATCAACATTAACAGACACTCAAGAATTTTTTTATATTGATACAAGAGTAGCAATAAGTGCTTTAAATGAAATAACATCAGAAATAAATTTAGCTAAAGATAAAAATACGATAGAGTTTAATCAACAAATAGAAAACTTAGCAAGTAATTCAAATTTTACACCTACTATAAAATATGTTACATCAATTTTCACTAAAGCTATTGAAACTTTTTTAAAAGTTATTTTTAAAGTTTCAGTTAGTGCTGAAAAAAACCAAGAAAGAAAAAATATATTAAAAGAAACTTTTTCTAGTGATTACTACAAAAATGATTATAGTAACAACGATAATAAAAATAATAATTATTATCCTTGGCCTTCTTATTTTGAAAAAGGTACTAACCAAGGTGATTCATATGTTGAAAAATATTTAGGGTCAGCTCAAAACATAAAAGGTAATAATGAAAGTAAAATAGATGAGTTATTATTTGTTGAAAATTTATTACAAGCGTTTATAGAGAGAGAGAAACAAAAAAGGCTTGAAGAAATAGCAACTTCTAATTTAGAAAAAAATTGGATACCTGTTAATCCAGCTGACACTATATTATTTGGTGTTGATAAAACACCTTATTCTAGATTGGACACACAATCAAATGATTTTGCTTCATTAAAAACATTACTTTTAATGCGAGCTATAACTTTTTTAGGTTATAGTAACAATGAAACTAATTTAACAAATGATGAAATAACAAAAATGGCTGAAGCTGAGGCTAGTTTGTTAAGTGAAATCCAAGATAAACAATTGATTATAGCATTAATAAATGATTTAGCAACCCCTAATACATTTATAACAAATACAAAAGGTACATTTGGTTTTAATAAACCTATTATTGTTGATGACGGTCAAAATTATAAATATGATTTTATACAATATCGTGATGCAAATGATTCACCATATAAAGTATTACCAATACAAAATGATTTTAACCCTAATGAAACAACTTCATTTACAAAATGGCCATCACCAAAAAAACAAAGCAGTGAAATAATAAAAGATTTAAATGTTAAATCAGAAACTAGCGTTTTTTTAACTAATTATAGTGCTGAAAATAGTTTATTAAAAGGTTTAAATGGTGGTGTTTATATTAAGATATTTAATTTAGATGATTTTTATAATCAAGCAAATTTAAAAGAATTAAAATATGAAGTTCCAACTGATAATGTTATTTCTTTATCTGGGTTAAAAGATTCAAGTGCAAATAGTGCTGGACTTAATTCTTTTGGTGGTAGTTATGGTATTCAAGAATTTGTTAAAATGAATTTTGATGATGAAAATTTGGGTGAATCAGATTTAAAATATATGTTTTATCATTCAAATAGTTTTAACTCAATTTGTAAACCTAGAACTAATGATGATAAAAGTCCTTATGATTTAAGTAATAATGTTATACCAATAGTAACTGATTATTCTGATATAGTAACTGCAAAACAAAACACACCAATGTATAAAGATGATAAATCATTTGGTAAAATAAGGAACTTTTTAATTGAAAATGAAACTGATATAACATATCCTTTTGTAAAACAAATTTTTAGAGGTGAAGATGGTGTACGTGTAAATAATCCTATTAGTTTGTTTATAAACGCTTTTTCTAATTATTATGGTTTTAGTTTATTTGGTTCTTCTTTTTATTATTCACAAGAAGACACAACACCATATAGAAAAATAGTTGGTAATTATAGCAAGGCATTATTATTTTTAAATACATTACCTTTCACTTATTATAAAGAAGGTGTTTTTCAAGACACAATAAATATATTCACAACCGAAGTTTTAAATCTTTTTAATAAAAAAGCTTCTTTTATACATGTACCAAAACTTTGGTGTGCTTTTATAGGTGGTTTAATTTGGAGAAATGATAAATCACTTTATACTTTAGACAATAATCTAAGAATAGTTGGTGGTGGTTCTGGTAGTATAGACCCAATAAATTGGTCAGAGTTATTTAGTCAAGGTGATGTTTGGACACCTAATAGAAACGATTTATTTAGTATTATAGTACTCAATAAATTTGTTCCATTAATTTCAAACATAACATTTAAAAAAGATTATGATGAAATATTAGAATCATTACCAGCTCAAGTTAAAGAAGAATTTAAAAAAATTTTTTTTGATTTTGTTAATAACGATTGGCAAGATTTTAAAACAAAATTAGAAATACATAATGGTGATGTGGTAACGTTTAAATCAAAAGTAGATTTGTTAACAACACTAACAAATGTTAGCAAAACAACATTAGAAAAAACATTCAATCTAACATATTATAACAATATTATAATTAATAATGTAGAACAAAATACTAAATATTTTATAGAACTAGAATTAAAAGGTAAATATAATACAATTATTAATGGAGAAACAACACCAGTAACTCTTATTATTGATGGGTTAAAGGAAGAAGTTGTTATTGCTAACACTAGTTATAAAATATGGTTAGACCCAAAATTAGCTAATACTAGATATTCTGAAATAACATCTAAAAAAGAAAATTTAGAATTATATATAAAAACAATATATGATTTATTAAATGTAAAAAAAGAAGAATTAGCTAATGAAGATAAACAAGCACTACAAAAAACTTTTGGTACGGCTGATTTAAATATAATTAAGTTAAATTTATATAAATTTTGTAAAAACATAAATGATAAATGGGTTACAAGTTCTGAAGATGAAAATAAAATAATTTATAAATGTACTGGTGATTATGCATCATTTAATAAAACTAATGGTGCGACATTATTAGATAGTTTTAGATTTGTTTCTAGAAGTTTTAGAGATATTGGTGATGTTTTTTATATAAACCCTTCTGAAATACCAAACACTATAAACACAAACCCTAATATAAGTTTTTATAATTTTTATGCTAAGTTATTAACTGATAATAATTTTGATTTTATACCATTACCAACATTTATAAATTATCGTGATGAAGAAGAATTAAAATCGGTTTTTAAAACGTTTCCAGATTGGTATGATAAAACACCAACATGTGGACCAACATTTATTTGTATTTATTCTGGAGAAAAGTCTAGAGCGTTAGATTTAAGTGATTCGGCTAATTTAAAAAATGATGGTTTTGATTTTATATGTCCATCAAATAATAGTACTATACCATCAGATTTTGATAACACTGGAACTGAAAATGGTTTAGCTGTTTTTAAAGTTAATTATAGCCAACAAAATCAAAGTATATTTACAGATATTGAATTAGACCAAAGCGAATTTAAAGAAACTGATGAATCACTTAGAACTACTTCAGATTTGGTCGATAATAAATCTGAAAATAATAGAACATTTATTGGACAAAATTTATATAACGTATATAATGTTAGAAGTTATTCCGCAAAAGTAAGCATGTTAGGTAACCCTATGATACAACCAATGATGTATTTTCAATTAAATAATATACCAATGTTTCATGGTGCTTATTTAATAACAAATGTATCACATAATATAAAACCTAATTACATGACAACATCATTTACTGGTCAAAGAATTAAATATTCTCAATTACCTCTAGTTGATAGACAATCTTTATTTGTAAATATAAGTAAAGCGTTAGGTTATAGTACACCAAGTGAGTTTATAAGTAATAGCAGTGCAGGTGAATCTGGTGCAATACCAGAAAAAGATTTAGGGTTCGATGACCCTATAAGAAGTTATATACGCTTAGGTAGAGGTGTTAATTTATTTCATGAAAAAGGTGATGTACATAAAGGTATTGATATACCAGCTAAAAAGGGTTCCGATTTGTATGCTATCTATAATGGTACAATAGAGAAAATAGCATATCAAGGGTCTGGTTCAGGGTATGGTCTTTATTTAATTATAAACCATGGTTTATTAAGTGATGGTTTTTATTATAAATCATTATATGGTCATTTATCAGATATAGAATCAAATATAGTTGCTAATGTATCAAATAATAATTTAACACAAGATTTAAAAACAAAAATTTTAAGTAAATATTGGAATCCAGGTATAAATGTTATTAAAAATCAAATAATAGCAAAAAGTGGTGGTGATGATAATAATCCATCATATTTAGGTGGTGATTTAAAACTACCTATGGAAGGAGAATCAAGTGGTGCGCATTTACATTTTGAGATAAGACGAGGACAACAACAAGGTTTTGAATTTTTTAGTGGTGAAGTAGTAAATGTTGATACTTGTTTACCTTTAGGTAGAAAAAAACCAGAAGTAATTGGTGATATAGCAATTTTACCAGCACAAACATTACCAAGTATTGGAGATAAACAAATAAAAATATAAAATTTTATGACAAATTACGAAAAAGCTTTCTTAGATTTATTGTCTTATTGTGAGGGAACATATGGTAAAAGTAAAAATGGTTACGATGTTTTATATTCAGCAAAACCCAGTGAGTTAAGAGTAATAAATAATTGGACTGAAGATACAACAATTATACATGGTAAAGAAAAATGGAAAGTCGCTATAAACAAAGATAAAACATTATTCACTACAGCCGCTGGTAGGTATCAATTTATTGGGTCAACTTGGGAAGAAATGAATAATAAAATAAACGCACCTATGACTAAAGTAAATCAAGATAATGCAGCGTTAAAATTAATTAAAAGAATATTAGGTCAAAATTTTGATTTTAACATTACTAATGAAGCTGAAATGACTGAAGTAAGCAATAAATTAAAAACTACTTGGACTTCTTTAAATAAATTTAAACCTGATAAAACATTATTATTATATAAACAAGCTTATTACAAATATAATTAATAAAAATAGTATATTTGTAGTATGAAAATAGCAAATATAGTTTCTACTTCGAATATTTCATTACCTGAACAATTTAATATTGTTTCATCAATAGATGACATAATAGATAACCTACCAACACTTATTGTTGGATATGATTTAACAAAAAAATTGTTTAAAGACTTTGATATATTAAACAGAGAAATCAAACCTAATTTATATTGGACAGTTAAAAAAACAGAAGATAGAGATAAATTCCAAGACGATTTGAATTGGTTTCAACATAAGTTATATAACGAATTAATAACAAATGTTAAATATATCATTATAGACCCAATACAACAAAATAAAAAAACAATTAAAAAGATAATCAATAAAATATATTCACTAAATAATATTATATCATATGAAAAAAATAATATGATTTATATATATTCAGATAACTTAATATTCGGTGTTGATTTAAATCTATTAAAATACATAGGTATAAATATAAATAAAATAAAACAAAAAATAAAAAATATTAGTAATACCTACTTAATAGGTAATGATATTATTTCACAATATAAACAATATATAGAATATATTAACAATAATGTAAAATATATACCATTTTTATATTTCATTTTTAATAAAGTAGAAGATAAATTAAACTTTTTTTATAAAACATAATATTTATTAGTATAATAAATTTATATTATGGAAAATAATACTAATAATCAGAACAACAAAAAAGATTTAAACAAAGCTCTTGATTTAATGATTGATGAAAACAATCAAGACCCTAATTTAGACTGTTCCTCTGGCGTATGCGTTATTAAAGGTGATAAAAGCATCGTAGAAAGAATTAATAAAAAAATAATTACTGAAGATGGTAGACAACTATTGATTTGATATGAAAAAAAATATTAACAAACAACTATTAAACGAAGAACTTAAAAGATTTAAGTTATTATTAGAATATGACTTTTATAATGAAGAAAAAGATGAAAAAGATGTTATATTAGGCTCATTATCAGAACAAGACGAAGAACCAGAACCAGGTGCTGAAGCAACTCCAGAACAACCTGCTGACACTGGTGCTGAAGAAACTCCAGAACAACCTATTGATGCTGGTGCTGATATGGGAACAGAACAACCTACTGATATGGCTGGTGATATGGGTGCTGATATGGGTATGGAACAACCTGCTGACATGGGTGGTGGAGAAGAAGATGTTGAAATAGATGTCACAGAATTAGTTAAAGGCTCTGAAGAAGCTAAAAGGTCAGCAGAAGAAGCAACAAGAAATACTGAAACCTTAATAAGTAAATTGGCTGATTTGGAAAGTAGATTGGCAAAAATGGATAACATAACCAATAAAATCGATGACTTAGAAAGAGAAATGGTTAAAAGAAACCCAACACCAGTTGAAAAATTAGAATTAAGGTCTTTAAGCTCTTTCCCATATAATCAAAAATTAACTGATTTTTGGGGTCAAAAACACGATGGTTATGAAGTCACTAGTGACACTAATAAAGAATATACATTAACTACTGATGATATTAATTATGATTATAGCGACAACAACATAAGACAATCGTTTAGTGTTGACGATAATTCATACGAAGAAGAAGATATTTAAAAAAAATATTTAAAATACTTGATAAACGTGTTTTAATTTAGTATATTTGTAAATATAGGTTAGTAAATAACGTTAAATTTTAAATATATTAAAAATGAGTAAAACAAGTGAAAACAGCTTAGAAGCAATTCTGGCACAGTACGAAAAAAACAGTAAACCACTGTACGAAAAGAAAAGTGAGAAAGTTTATGACTTAAAAAACTATTTCTCTACTTACATTAAAGAAGGTGTTAAGTCAGCAACAAAAACTATTAGGGTTTTACCATCTGAAAATGGTTCACCATTTACTGAAGTTTGGGGTCATAAAATCCAAGTTAATGGAGAATGGAAAACATTTGCTTGCTTAAAACACGAAAGAGAAGAACCTTGCCCTTTTTGTGAAGCACGTGAAGCCTTATTAGAAACAGGTACAGAAACAGACAAAGAACTTTCTAAAAACTATAAAGCAAGACTTATGTATGTTGTTAAAGTTATCGATAGAGATAACGAACAAGATGGTGTTAAGTTCTGGAGATTTAATCATGATTATAGAAAAGAAGGTATCTATGATAAAATCATTGGTGCTATGAATGCACTTAAAAAGAATAAAGATATTACAGACGTTGAAAATGGTAGAGACCTTGTGGTAACTATTAATAGAAACCAAAATAACGCTATCGTTGTATCCGCAATTGCAGCTGGCGACCCATCACCATTGAGCGAAGATTCAGCAGAAGCTGAACTTTGGTTGTCAGATACCAGAACATGGGAAGATGTGTATGCTGTTAAGAATTATGATTATCTTGAAATCATTGTAAAAGGTGGTACACCAGCTTGGGATTCTAACCAAAACAAATATGTTGATAAAGATTCGTTGACTTCCACTGAAGAAGAATCAGTTGAATTAAATGGAGAAATCAATACAAGTTTGGAAACAGTTAAATCTAACATGTTGGCAAGTAAATCAAAACCATCAACAAAAATTGAAGAACCTTCTGAAGAAGAAGATGAAGATGATGACCTTCCATTTTAATATAAAAAATGTTTAACAAAATAAAAAGGGGTAGTTAAAACTATCCCTTTTTATTAAAAAAATAAATAAAGTAAATAAATAAAAATAGATATATGGCAAAAAAACCACAAAAAGAAATTGAAAAAAAAGAATTTGATTTAGAAGCATTTAAAAAACAAATGGGTCTTGATTTTAATGTAAAAGAAAAAGAATTAGCATGGATTCCAATGTCTGAAGCATTTCATGAAGCTGTTAAAGTTCCAGGTATCCCTATTGGGTATTTCACATCATTTAGAGGATATTCAAACACTGGTAAATCAACAGCTATAATTGAAACGATAGTTGGCTGTCAAAAATTAGGTATTTTACCGATTATATATGATACAGAAACTAATTTTAATTGGGAACACGCTAGAAATATTGGTATTGATTATAGTATTGTTTATGATGAAGAAACAAATAAAGAAAAATATGTTGGTGATTTTATTTACATTTCTGGTTATGATTTAGTAACTATGTACGCAAATTACGACCACCAACATAGTAAAATGGGTACAAAACCATTAAGAGATGAACCAGTTGTTGAAGATATTGCTTTACATATGCATTCTATATTGGATGCACAAAAAAATGGTAGCTTACAAAAAAATGTTTGTTTCTTATGGGATTCTGTTGGTAGCGTTAATTGTTTTAAATCTGCAACATCAAAAACAAGCAATAATCAGTGGACAGCAGGTGCGTTAGCTAATTCTTTTAAAAGTTTAATTAACTATAGAATACCATCAACAAGACGTGAAACTTCAGAGTATACTGCTACATTTGCTGTAGTTCAACAAATATGGTTAGATAATGAAAATAAAGTCATTAAACATAAAGGCGGTGAAGCGTTTTTCTATTCCCCAAGATTAATTTTCCATTTTGGCGGTATTTTAACACATTCAACAGAAAAATTAAAAGCAACACTAAATGGTGAAGAATATCAGTTTGGTGTTGAAACTAAAATTAGATGTGAAAAAAACCAAGTTAACGGTATTGAGCAAAAAGGTAGATTAGCATCAACACCACATGGTTATTGGAACCCAGATAGATTAAACGAATATAAAGAAATTCATAAAGAGTATATTAAAACCCGTTTAAATACTGAATATGATGACTTTATCATCGAAAAAGAAGAAAGTAATTTAAGCGATAACGATTTCAAAGCGTAATTGTGAATAGAAGACCACCAAAAAACGGAGAAAATAAAATAAAAAAAACAAATACATTACTTATAGATGGTAATGCTTTATTTAAATTCTCATATCTTGGTGCTAAGAATGAGTATAACACAAACGGTGAACACATCGGTGGGTTATACTCATTTTTAGTTATTATGAGAAAATTATTGAATGAAGATTTATACCATAAAGTATTTGTTTTTTGGGACGGTAAACTTAGCGGTAAGTTAAGATATGAAATATATAAACCATACAAAAGTTCTAGAGGTAAAGACTATGAAAATGGTACACACCCAATAGACTTAGCTGAACTAGAACAAAGAAAAAAGATATGGGATTATCTAAATGCATTAAACGTTAGACAATTAACAGATGAAATCGTAGAAAGTGATGATTTTATAGGTTATTATTGTCTAAACAAAAAAGAAAATGAAACTATCACCATAGCATCAACAGACAGAGATTTTTTACAGCTGATTTCCAATGATATAAAAATTTATTTTCTTGATTTAAGACAATATGTTGAAATTAGTAATTATTCTTCGTATTTTTGTTATATACAAGAAAACGCAATGTTATTGAAAACAATACTTGGAGATAATAGTGATACGATAAAAGGTATTAAAGGATTGCGTGAAAAAACATTATTAAAATTAATCCCTGAGTTGAATGAAAGAAAATTAACTATTGATGAAGTAATTGAATTGGCTAACGCTAGACAAAACCAACGTTTATCTGAAAAGAAAAAACCACTTAAAGTATTAAATAATATAATAAATAAAGTTACTGATGGGGTTCAAAAAGAAAACATTTACGAGATAAATGAAAGATTGGTTAATTTAAAAAAACCTATGATTACTGAAAAAGCCATGGATGAATTAAATGAACTAATAAACGGTAACTTTGATTATACTGATTTTTCACTTAAAACAATATTGGGTTTGATGAAAAGAGATGGATTAGATAAAGCAATGGGTGCATCAAGATATGACGATTTTCTAATACCATTTAAAAAATTAGCGAATCGTGATTGTAATATGAATTAAATTTAAATAAATAAATAAAATGAAAAAAGAAGAAGCAAAAAAAATTGAACAAGAAAGATTTGAGTTCGTACTCTACATCAATGACAACATTATTTGTCAACGTTATTTTCCAATAAATAACTTTAATCCTAATTCAGTAAAGTCTTATGAGATTAAAGAATTAATGGATAATATTTGTGGTATGAATAATGGTCAATATGGGAGTATGGGTATTATCCCAACATATCTTAAGAATAAAACAATCGAATTTATGTTGGCCAACTCTCATTATTTTATGAATCAATCTGAACAGGCTGTTAAACAACCTTCAGATAAAGAAGATAATTTCAGTTTTGAAATTAAAATAGATAGAAAAACAGTTGCTAAATCTATTTTTTCTGGAACATCATTCCACCAAAAATTTAGATACGCTGTTGATATTAAAGAAATCATCCCAGATATTATCTCTGAGATTAGAAGTAAACTAAGCAAAAAAAACTATACCAAGACGTATCTTAATATTAGCATTTAATATTTATAACAAATAATTTAAATATAAATGAATGATAGTATAAATAAAGAAGCAACTTTAGATTACTTAGGTGTTAAATATGAAGAGAAACTTATTAATCAAATAATCGTAGACCAAAAGTTTGGTAATAACATTATAGATATTGTTAACCCAAATTATTTTAGTAACGATGAAAGTAAATTAATAATCTCTTTAATAAAACAAAGTAAAAAAGATTATAATGTTGTACCAGATTTTGATAGCTTATTAATAAGAGCAGCTGAATTAGATTTAAAAGAATTAAAGAAAAATTATCTAATTAAAACCATAGCCAAAATTAAAGAATTGGTTGTGCATGATGCGCTTTATATTCAAGATGTTTCTAAAAAGTTTTTTAAACAACAAGAAATTAATAAAGCCGTACAGCAAATACAAAAGATAATCTCAAAACATCAACATGAAAAGTATGATGAGTGTCTAGAAATTCTTAAAACAGCTATAAGTTATGGTAATACAGAAAATGATGGTGTAGATATTCTACATAATATAACAGAAGCTTTATCAGATGACTTCAGAAAGCCAATTAGAACAGGTATAACGAAGCTTGATGAGATAATGAATGGTGGACTATCAAAAGGTGAATTGGGGCTTATATTGGCCCCATTTGGGGTCGGAAAAACAACTCTAATCACCAAAATGGCTAACACAGCATATAATGATGGTTATAAGGTATTACAAATATTTTTTGAAGATAAAACAAAAATAATTCAGAGAAAACATTTGGCATGTTGGACTGGTATTGAATTAAATGAACTACATAACCATAAAGAAGAAGTCTTCAATAAAACTGAAGAAATGAAAAAAAATGGTGGTAGATTGGTTTTGTTAAAACTTCCTAGCGATGGTATAACAATGCCAATGATTAGAAAACACATTGAAAAGAAAATATCAGAAGGTTTTAGACCAGATATCGTATTATTAGACTATATAGACTGCGTTAGCCCTTCAAAGGAATATACAGATGTCTTTACAAGTGAAGGTGCTGTAATGAGACAATTTGAGACGATATTATCTGATTTTGATATGGCAGGTTGGACAGCTGTTCAAGGGAATAGACAAAGCTTAAATTCAGAGATTGTTGAAGCAGATAAAATGGGTGGGTCAATCAAAAAAGGTCAAGTAGCTCACTTTATAATGTCTGTAGGTAAATCATTACCACAAAGAGAAACACATAAAGCAACAATAACAATCCTTAAATCAAGATTTGGTAAAGATGGAATGGTATTTGAAGATGTTGAATTCGATAACTCAAGAATAGCAGTATCTATGGATAATACTACTTTTGGTGTAACAAGAACAGAAATAAAAAATAATACACAAAAAGAGAACCAACAAAGAGTTGCCGAGATATTTAATAATAGAAAGAATTTATTAAACATAACAACAGAAGAAAATTAAAAACATATGTACCTGAAAGATTCAACAATTAAAAAAAGATATTCCATTTTCCCAATCATACACAATGATTTATGGCAAATGTATAAAAAAGCAGAATCCCAAACATGGGTTGCTGAAGAAACTGATTTGAGTAAAGATAAATTCGATGAACTAAAAGATAATGAAAAAACATATCTTAAAAACATCTTAGCTTTCTTTGCTGTATCTGATGGTCTCGTTATTGATAACTTAGCAACAAACTTTTTAAATGAAGTTGAATTGTTAGAGGCACAATATTTTTATGGACACCAAACATTTATTGAACAAGTTCATGCAAATGGTTATTCATTATTAATCGATACCTACATAAAAAATCTACAAGAAAAAGAAGATTTATTTAATGCGATGGAAACAAACAAAGCTGTATTTAAAAAAGCTGAATGGGCTGAAAAATGGATACAACACCCATCATTTCCACATAGATTATTAGCTTTTGCTTGTGTTGAAGGTATTTCATTTGCTAGTGTGTTCTCTGGTGTGTTCTGGTTTAGAAGTAGAAATAAAATGCAAGGTTTAGCAGCTATGAATGAACTTATATTAAGAGATGAAACATTTCATTACGAGTTCGCATTAAACTTATATAAAAACTATCTAAAAGAAGAATATAAGCTAAATAAAACAGAAATTAGAAATATAATTCTTGGTTGCTATGATGTAGAAAAAACATTTGTTGAAGAAAGTATGCCAGATGGTCTTCAAGGTCTGACAAAAAATGATATGTTAAAATATATACAATATGTTACAGATATCGTTTTAAATGACTTTGGTTGCGAAAGAGAATTTATGGTCTCAAATCCACTTGATTTTATGTCAAGAATAGGTCTATCAACAAAAAATAATTTCTTTGAAAAAAGAGAAGGTGAATACACAAGAATTGAAATACCAAAAACAATGGATGGTATTTTTGATGAAGAATTCTAAAAATATAAACCCACTTTAAAGTGGGTTTTTTTATTGTTAATATATTTATATAAAAATTAATATATTATGAGCAAAGAAATGAGAATGTTTATGAATAAGTTTAAGAACTTATTAGAAGAACAACAAAATCACACTAAAATTGAGTTTAATAAAGAATTCTTAATAGAACATAAATTAACAAAAAATTTTATTGAAAATAAAATAAGTGAAAAAGAATATATTAAAGAATTAAATTTAACAATTAATGAAAATATATTTTCAAATATATCTGAAAAAATAAACCAAAAGATAATAGAAGTGTTAAACACTTTTTTGTTAAACGCATCTAAAATAGGATTAAAAATATTAGAAAAATTAAAAACTTTTATTAATTGGGTATCAAAAACAGTTCTATCTTTTAGAGAAAAATACCCTGTAGTATTTAAACTTATTAACTTAACTATATTAGTTATGGTTTTTTTAATTATTTCAGCTTCATTAGCATACGCTAGTACAACTAATCAACCAATAAGTGAAATGCATATAAATATTGCCATAGGTTTTATAATGGATATGAAAGAAAGAGGGTCAGAACATTTAAGAGATACTAACATGGTAACTAAAGCAATAATATATTTAATAAGATTAAGAGAGTCACATGGTGTTGTTAACCCAGAAGACATTAAAACATTTGGTGAGGCTAGTATAAACTTAGCTAATGGTGGGTTAAGAGCAGCTGAAGAAATTATTAAAGAAACTAATGACACACAGTCTAATACATTATATAAATATTGTACAAATTTAATTAAAGAAGGTTCAGAATATGTTAAATATACCTATCAAACTATTTCTAACTATGATGATAGCGGCAATCTTATTGGAACATCAGAAAAAATTAATTTATATAAAATGAGTAAAGAAAAGTAACGTGAAAAATTTAATTAAAAAAATATTAAGAGAAAATTTAAATGAATATAATGAATATGATTCATTTTTATCTAACTACGAAACAGCGACAAAATACGCTTATGAAAATATAGAAGACGTTGCTGAATCTTTTGATGCGTATGAAGAAGATAAAAATGATATACAAGCAGAATACTCTAGAGATAATTATATAGAAAGAATAGAACTATATGTTGATAAATATAATGAATTAAAAAACAGTAATAAAATAACAATTTATAGATTAATTAAATTAAATTCTATAAAAGATTTAGATATAAAAGATATAGGTAAGCATTGGTCATTTGATGAAAATGGCGTTGGGGCATACGGAGAGCGACACCCAAATATAAAAATGATGAAAACGGGTGAACCTTATATATTAGAAGCTATTATTAACCCAAAAGATATAGATTGGATTTATGGGTTTCATTCATTTATTTGGTATGGTGAAGACCAATGGGAATGTGCGCTAAATAAAGGTACTAATGTGAAAATAATTAAAATAAATGGTGAAGAATTAAAAAAACCAATTAACGCTATTGTCGGAGACCATTAATAACATGAAAAAATTAATTAAAAAATTACTAAGAGAAAACTTAGAATCAAACAATAATATTAAAGATATATTAATTAAAAGAATCCCTTTTCTTAAAGAATATAATATATTTAAACACCCTAGAGACGAAAAAAGATTAGAAGCACAAAGAGTAGTTTATAATGAAAACGTAACAATGATGATGGGTGATGAAATAATAAAATTCCCACAGTTAAACATCTCATCTGAAATCATTTATTACCCACATAAAATAAATGATAATACGTTTCATAAATTTATTATAAAAAATCAATTTCATACAATGCAACCAAAAGAAATGGATGATTTAACATTTAGAGTTTTTATTATTGCGATGAAAGGTTTAAATGAAACCCTATCTTATAATAAAGAAATAATGGTAAAAAATAATGAAGAAATACCAAAAAACGAATTAGATAGAATAATAAATGATATGAACAGAACCCTATTTAAAATAGAAGAATTCACCCAAAAATATTATATTGATTTATTTTAATAAAAAAAAAGATAAATGAAACAACTAATAAGAAAACTATTAAGGGAAATTACCAATAATAATGAACAGATTTATCTTTATCATGGGACTAGTAAAGGTGCTGCAAACAATATAAAAAAAGATGGTTATATTAAAACAAATAATGTTGGTGAAATAAAACCTTCAATTAGCTTCACAAACGATATTGATTATGCAAAATATTATGCCATGTCTAAAGGTGGTAAAGATAGAATGGTAATATTAAGAACAATTTTAACTGATGATTTTGAATTGTCTAACAGAATAAAAAATAATAAAGGTGATGAATATATAACATTTGAAAATATCCCAGTAAATAAATTAGAAATAAAAACAAAATATGGGTGGATACCTCTAACCAAATGGGATGTTATTTTTGACGAACTAATAACTGAAAACACATTATATAATGATGTTTTTAAATTTAAAAATGATTTATACATTAATGATTTAAAAAAAGAATTATCAAAATATGAAACATCAGAACAATTACTTAGAAGTGGTGGTTTATCAATAGAACTATTAGATAGATTAGCACATGGTTTTTCTGAAGAAGATATTAAAACCTTAAAACCAAAAGAATTAAAATTAAAATGGTTAGCCGATTTGGAAAATGTTGTATATGAAATAGAAAAAAGCGGTTTATCACCAAAAGAATGGGCTAAAAAAATAAACTTATCAGAACCAATTGATGTCTCATTTTTAAAAATTAAAAATAAAAAACCAGGGTTTTATATAGAAGATGGTCATCATAGATATATGGCAGCAAAAATATTAAATAAAGAACTACCAATAAATTTAGAAATAAAAATTAACCCTATTGTAACAATATCACCAGATTTAACCTACGATGAGTTCCATAGAAAAATTTTTGACACGTTTAGTAATTAATTACCCATTTAACAGTACCACAATCATATATCTTATTTATACCTCTAGATAACATAATTTCTGATTCTGACATACACTTAATTATATTAAAATAAAAAAACTCTTTCGTTTGAAAGAGTTTTTATTAAAAAAATACGTAAGTAGTTGATAATCAAAAAATCAAAAAAGGAGTATTGCTCTATCAAATCTTAAAGTTGCTGTAATTTCAGCAATACCATCATCTTCAAAAGAAAGGTCACCAAAATTAACGTTAGTTAACATAGTACCATCAAGTAACCATTTTTCAACCACAACACCAGTAGGGTCAAGCATTTCCAATTCTACAGGTCTTTTATAACCAACTGCATAACCTTGTCTACCAGTAATTGATTCTGAGTGTAAACGAACCCATTCCATAATAGCTTGAGAAGCTGAAGGTCCGATAGGGTCACGGAAAGTAACATCAATAGCTTCCCAATTAAAACGACCCACAACCCAAGTTGAGGTATTTAAAAATGCTATTTCAGTTTCATTTTGTGTTATTGATGGTCTTGAAGCTGAAGACAACCACCATTGTTGAATACCTAAATCTGCTGGAAAAGTAATAAGCCACCTATTTTTTCTTTTAGGTTCATAAGGTAGTGGCATTTTCATGAGTAAATCGGCCATAGTAATTTATTTTTTTTAGTTAATTGTTATTTTTTTATTTTTGTTATTGTTAATAATAAATATGTTAAAAGAAAAAAAGTATTGATTTTTTATAAATAATAATTTTTTTTTTATATTTTATTTGTTATTTGTTTCTTTGTTATATTTAAAAAAAAGTAGTAAATTTGTAATTATATGAGAATATTAAAGAGAGATAAAACGACACAGGCATTTATGCCAAATAAGATTCTAAGTAGAATAAAAGGTCAATCAAATGGATTAAAAATTGATTCTGATTCATTATTTCAAGAGGTTATACCATTGATAACGGATAACATAACAACAACTGAGATTGACGAGATAATAGCGTTTAAAGCGGCTGACAAGATAATACAACACCCAGATTATTCATTACTTGGTGGTAGGATTTTATTAAGTAGACAATCTAAATTAATTGGTAAAGAATTAAAACCAGTTGATTTAACATATGATTTTTTTGCTGCAACAACTTTTTTAACTAAATATTCTAAAAGAGATTCTAATAAAAACCCTATTGAATTACCATCATGTATGTATGAAAGGGTTGCAAATCATTTACATGGTGATAATGAAGAGTTAAGAAATAATTTAATAAATGAGCTTAATTTAAAAAGAATTAATTTTGCCACACCAATTTATACCAATGCTGGTATTGATAAACGAGGTGGTATGATTTCTTGTAACTTAACACATTTAGAAGGGGATAGCTTTCAAGAAATAGAAAACACATTAACGATGATATCAGCAGCATCTAAAGAAGGTTCTGGTATTGGGTTATTGGTTGACCCATTAAGAAGCAAAGAAAGTGTTGTAGAATCTTTTCAAGGTAATGCTGGTGGTATTGTTAGATTTGCTGACATGGTACAATCAAAAATGAGATTTTATAAACAAGGTTCTCGTTCTGGTAGTTGCGCTTTATATTTATCTGTTTGGCATAAAGATATTATTGATTTCTTAGAATTAACATTACCAATTGGGGATGAACAATTAAGAACACGTGATTTATTTACAGCTGTTGTAATAAATGATTTGTTTATGGAGAGATTAGAAACTGGTGGTGATTGGTATTTATTTTGTCCTAATGATATTAAAAAAGCTGGATTAAGACCATTATATGATTTATATGGTACTGAATTTAATGAAGAGTATGAAAAAGCTGTTAATCTAGGTATAGGTAAGAAAGTAAATCCTAAAGAAATATTTGACTCTATTATTAAATCTCAAGTTGAGAGTGGCAGACCTTATGTTATGTATAAAGACAACGCTAACAAAAGAAATATGCAATCAAATATTGGTCCAATTAAAATGAGTAATCTATGCATATCTGAAGATTCAATAATAGACATAATTTTAGATAATGAAGAACATAAGGTTGATATCAAAACATTAAATGAATTATTTAAAGTCAATAAGAATATATTAGTTAAATCTTATAATATTGAAAACGATATTATAGAATACAAACAGCTATTAGCATCAGCTATGACTAGTAAAGATGCAGAAGTTTTAGAAATAATAGATGATAAAACAAATAAAAAACTAATATGCACACCAGAACATAAAATATATACAATTAATAGAGGGTATGTTATGGCTAAAGACTTAATTGAAAACGATATGTTAAAAATATTACAATAACCTAAACATAAATTGGTCTTTTTAATAAATTAAAATATTTATTAAAAAGACCAATTTATATGATAAAAAAACACACAAAAATAAATGAATTAATTAATAACAAAGATTTTATAACGTTATTTGATTCAGAATTAATTAAATATATTGATAAAATAATAAAAGATGTATATCAAAAACACAAAGCTTTGAAAAACTTATATTTAAATAACGTATTAACATTTGATAATTTTAAGAATTGTTACTCAAATAACAACATATTAAAAATATGGAAGAACGGTAGATTTGCATGGCCTGATGACTGCGTTAATTTTTTTAAGGGTTATCATAGTAAAGGTAAATTAAGACCAGAACATTCTGAAAAGATGAAAATAAAAATGAAGGGTATTAATAGAGGCGATTCGTTTAGAGAAACAAAAAAAATTCAAAACTCTAGTATTAATTTTAAAATAAAATTTTTAAATAATAAAAACATAGATACAACATTAAAAACGGAAGATGAAATAAATAAATTATATGGATTAACAATTTCAGATTTAAGAAAATCAAAACAATATAAGATAAAAAAGGTTAAAAATTTTTTAAAATCTAATAAATATTTAAATGAAACGATATTTTTAAACTTTAAGAATGAAATTAATGATATTAATATATGTGATGAAAATATAAATACTATACACACAAAAATGATGTCAATAATATCAACTATTAGCATGAATAGGAATGAAAATATGGGGTCAACAAAATTCTTTAAAACTGGTTTTATTAAAGTAAAGAATTGTTTAAATAAAAGTATAATAAGGTATAGAAGTTCTTGGGAATTTAAAACAATAGAATTTTTAGAACTAAATAATATAATATATAGTTATGAACCTTTTTATATTGAAAAGGAAAACGGTACGTTATACTTACCAGATTTTTTAATCGAATATAATGGTGAAAAAATATTATTAGAGATTAAAGGGTTTATTAGGGGTGTAAAAGGAAAATTAAATGAAGAAATGAAAATTAATGCCGCTAAAAAATATTGTAATGAAAATAAAATAAGATACGTATACCTAAAAAAAGTATTAACAAACATAAATGAAATAATAAAATAATATGGGGATTAAAATAAGAAAAATCGAGACAACATTACCAGTATATGATTTAACGATAGATGGTAATAATAATTTTTTTGCAAATGGAATACTTATCCACAACTGTGCAGAAATTTTCCAGGCCAGCTCACCAAGAAAAACATCTCAATGCACATTAGCATCAATTAATTTATCTGAACATGATGATATTGATACAATAGAAACATCAACAAAGATATTGGTTAGAGGATTAAATGAGGTTATAAATAAAAATAAATGGAGTGATGAATGGAGCGAATCTGCTGGTTTAGAACAAAGAGCATTAGCAATTGGTGTAGCTGGTTTAGCTGATTTCTTTGCAAAGAAAAAAATATCTTTTGAAAGTGAAGAAGCTAAAGAATGGACACATAAGATATTTGAAACAATGTATAAATCAGCAATTATTGAATCAATGACAATTGCTGAAGAACTTGGTGTTAATTATCCAGCTTGGGAAGGTAGTTTATATTCAAAGGGTGAAACATATATTGAAGGATGGTCACCAAAACCAAATGGAGAACCAATACCATTGTATAACAGTTTGTTATTAGGATTAATGCCTACAGCTACCAGTGCGATTTTATTAGGTGTTTTTGAATCATTTGAACCTGTAACATCAAATTTATTTACAAGGCGTGTTGGTCAAGGTGAGTTTTTGGTTATCAACAAATATCTTGTTAATGAATTGCTTGAAAATAATCTTTGGGATGTTGAAATGATTGATAAGGTTATTAAGAATAAGGGAAGTATACAGAACATTACTGAAATACCTGAAGAGGTTAGGTATAGGTATAAAGATGTATGGGAAATACCACAAAGAGTTTTATTAGATTTAGCTATAATTAGAAACAAATATGTTGACCAATCACAGTCATTAAATGTTTATCATTCTGATGCTAAATATGGTAAAATTGCCAGTGCATTAATGTATGCTTGGAAAGGTGGATTAAAAACTGGTGTTTATTATACTAGAACAAAATCAAAGCTTGACACTAATACAAAATTAGCTTCAACACAAATAACCGTTACCAAAAAACCAACCGACAGTCAATTTGAATGTTTTGGTTGTTCAAGTTAAAATAATAATAAATAACACAAACAAAAAACCACAAATATTTGTGGTTTTTTTTTTTCTTAATGTATTTATTATAAAACATAAAAAAGATATGAAAAAAGTTGTAAGAATTAAAGAAAGTGAATTGGTTAATTTAATCGATAAAATTATCACAGAAACTACTAGAAAAAGAAAAATTACTGAAGGCGTTACAATACCAACAAAAGATGTTAGCGGTTGGTCATTAAAAGATAAATTAGAGGATGTACATGGTAAAGTTGGTCAAGGTTCTATTTTTGCTAAATCTATTGATGATGTTTTAAATATAGTTCAAGACACATTAAATAAAAGAAATGATATTGATAAAATTGCTAATACAACTGGAACAGTAAATATTAAAGTACCAAATATTGGTTACAATTTGGTACTACCAATAGAAGATGCTAAAAAATTACCTAATGCTCAAGAAACTGAAGTTGAGAAAATTGAAGGTCCTAATAAAATAAAAGTACCAGCAATTAAAACAACAGCACCAATAAACCAATTTAGAACAGATGAATTAACAATAATCGTTAGACCAAAAAAAGATGAAAAAGGCACTGCAATACCTAATGAATATATTGTATTATCCGCTTTCCCAGGAGACCCAAATATACCAAGAACATCAGAATGGGGTGGAAGATATGCTGTTATTATACCTGATTCTAAAGAAATAAATGAAAATAAAAAAGTTGTAAGAATTAAAGAAAGTGATTTGGTTAATTTAATCGATAAAATTATTACAGAATCAAATAAAACTATTAGACAAATGATTAATGAAGAAGAATATTATCATAGAGGACAAGATGGAACTCAATCTGTTATTATTCCAGATAATTTAGGTGAAGTAAATTCTGAAGATTTTGCTTATGCTTTAGAATCTTATGGTCAAGGGTCGATGGATGAACGAGATTTTCAAGTCGGTGTAGAATATACAATTATTGTTACATCTCAAAGTGGTGATGAACCCACTAAAGAAGTTACTTTTAAACTTAAAAAATCTAATGGCGATAAATTAGAAGTTGATAAAGATTCTATATCAACTGATATTTTGTAAAATTATTGAGAATATAATGGTATTACACAAATGAAAAAAACCACAAAATTTGTGGTTTTTTTTTTTCTTAATATATTTATTATAAAACATAAAAAAGATATGAAAAAAGTTGTAAGAATTAAAGAAAGTGAATTGGTTAATTTAATCGATAAGATTATTACAGAAACTACCAGAAAACAAAAGATTACTGAAGGTGTTAGAAACTTAGCTGGAAAACAGATTATTAATGAAGAAATGGTTTTGAAAGAAGATGCTTTAGTATTAAAAAATTACGGTAAACAATTATATTCTTTATTTAAAAAAGAAGGAGCGACACCACTTCTAGATTTTGGTGGTAAAAAAGTAACAAGTCCAGATGTTAAAAATCAAAACGTTTTTATTAGTGCTTATGGTGATGTATTACATGTTGATATTAGGGGTGTTAATAAAGCTAATGCTCAAAAATACGGTAATTTAGTTGCTAAGCAATTTCCAGACCTAGAACTAAAAAAAGGATTAAGTGGTGAATATATAGAGATTGGAAGCGGATGGGGTGGTGAAGAAAAAGATTCTTATGCCAGACTTACCCTAGGTCCTAAAACAACAAGAAAGGGTGGAGAGGTAAATCCAAATCAAAGACCCAATGCACCGAAACCACAAGCTTAACAACAAAAAGTTAGTGAAAATTTAAGAATAAAAAATTATTTTAAATAACCTACCACAAAAAAAGAATAAAACCTCTAAATAACATTAGGGGTTTTTTTATTTATTAGTAAATAAAAAAATAATTAAATTTGTGGTTTTTTTTTTTCTTAATGTATTTATTATAAAACATAAAAAAGATATGAAAAAAGTTGTAAGAATTAAAGAAAGTGAATTGGTTAATTTAATCGATAAGATTATTACAGAAACTACCAGAAAACAAAAGATTACTGAAGGGGTTATTAAGGAAGATGAGATTGGTATGTTCCACGACCCAAGAATGAATTCAATCCATTCTTTTAAAGACGATGATGATAAATGGGAAAATGGTGCATTGTGGGTTAGAATCACAATGTTAAAAAATATTATAGGTATTAAAGATGATGAAATTGCTAAAATAAATGCCGTAAATTTAGAGAATAAAACTTGGGATGAAGTTAAAAAAATATTTAATAAATAACCCCACCACACAAAAATAATAAAACCTCTAAATAACATTAGGGGTTTTTTTATTTATATAAAATTATGTTTTAATATATTTATAAAATAAAGATATATGGCTAGCAAGAGATATATAAATATTAATTTTCCGTTTAAGAATAGTCCAGAGGGTTTTTTTCTTGATTTAACGACAACAGATAATGCTGCAATTAAAGCTGATTTAATGCATTTAATATTAACAAGAAAGGGTCAGAGATTATATAATCCAGATTTTGGTACTAATTTATTATTATATATATTTGAACCAAATGATAGTATCACATATAGTGACTTACAAGATGAAATATCAACAACAGTAAAAAAATATTTCCCCACAATTAATATTGATAATTTATCAGTTACAGAAGATGAAGAAAGAGAATATACCGCTGTAATAAAATTAGAATACACAATTAATGACGGTGTTTTTACAGCAAGAGATTTTATTATAGTTAAAATATAACAAAAAATAATTATTCATTAATTTTTTTCATGCTATATATTTATAATTAAAAATATTATGGCAAATCAAGGTATTAATTACTCTTCCAGAAACTTTGTGGATATACGTACTGACCTTATTAATATGGTTAGACAATATTATAGTGAGTTTTTTAATGATTTTAACGATGCATCCATCGGACTAATGCTTCTGGAACTCAATGCAGCTGTAGGTGACATGTTGTCACATAATACTGACAGAATGTTCCAAGAGACACAAATAGATTATGCACAAGAGAGAAAATCTATATTATCATTAGCAAGGACATTTGGGTTAAAGGTACCAGGTAAAAGACCTAGTGTAACAATTGTTGATTTCACGGTAACAGTACCGACATTTGGTGATACATTTGATGTTTCATATGCGCCAATAATAAGAATTGGTTCACAAGTAACTGGTGCAGGTAAAGTATTTGAAACTATGTCAGATATTGATTTTTCAAGTCCATTTACAATTGGTGGTATACCAAATAGATTAATTCTACCAAATTTTGATGCTAATGGCAATGTTATAAATTATAATTTGGTAAAGAGAGAAATGGTCGTTAATGGTTACACAAAATATTATCAAAGACCAATTACAGTTAGTGATGTTGTTCCTTTTTTAGAAGTTGTATTACCAGATACAAATGTTTTGTCTATTGATTCAGTAATTACATTAGATGGCACAAATTATCCAACAACACCAAATATTGATAACTTTTTTAATAATGATTTAAGGTGGTTTGAAGTTGATGCTTTGGCTGAAGATAAAATTTATGTTGAAGATACAACAAGAGCATCAGATAATTCAAATGTTTTGGTTGGTAAATGGATAAAAACAACAAAAAAATTCATGACAGAATACACTGACTTGGGTTTTTATAAAATGATTTTTGGTAGTGGTTCAAGAGATGTCACAAGTTTATGTGATTTTGATTCAAATATTGCTTTAATAAATCAAATTGGTGATTTCGTTAATAATAACACATTAGGTGAAACACTAAAACCAAATACAACATTATTTGTTAAATATAGAGTTGGTGGTGGTGCTGATACAAATCTTGGGGTTAATGTTATTAATGGATTAGGATTACTAGATATGACAGTAAATGGCCCAGACCAGACAATAAATAGTGCTGTTAGAACATCATTAACTGTCAATAACGCATTTCCAGCGTTAGGTGGTAGAGATGAACCTAGTGTTAATGAATTAAGGAATTTGGTTAAATATAATTTTGCTTCTCAGAATAGAGCAGTTACAATTAAAGATTATCAAGCAAGAATTGCATTAATGCCTGGTAGATTTGGTGTACCATTTAGATGTGGTGTCTTTGAAGAACAAAACAAAATAAACATATACATATTAGGATTAAATGCACAAGGAAAACTAAGCAATACATCAACAAGCACATTAAGAGATAATATAGCCACTTATTTGGCTCAATATAGAATGTTAAATGATTATGTTCAAGTAACTAACGGTAGGATAATAAATTTAGCGTTTGAAGTTGATTTATATATTGATAAGAGACAACCACAATCAAGCATTGTAACACAAGTAATAATAACCATACAGAATTATATGAATATCAATAATTTTGAAATGGGTGATAATATATACATGTCACAATTGATTGAGGCAATAAATAATGTTGGTGGTGTATTAAACGTAATTGATTTAAGAGTGTTTAATAAAGTAGGTGAAGGTAAATATAGTTTAAATGAGATTTCACAACCTTATTTGGATTCAACAACCAGACAAGTTGATATATCACAAGATTTTACTTTATTCGGGGAACCAACAAGTTTATATGAAATTAAATTCCCTGAAACTGATATTAAAGTAAGGGTCAAATAAACTGTTTTCTTTAACAATAAAATAATTATATTATTTAATAATAAAACGATAAAAACAATGAGTTGTGGATGTAAAAGTGGTGATATAACACCAACAAATTTAAGTAATAATGAAAATAAAATTTCTGTTAGTAACGTTAAAAATACGTTAATTAATAGTATGTATTTTTTATTTGTATTAATAATTGGTTTACCATTTATTAATATATTTTTTATTTGGTTTTTATTTAAAACTATTGTTGTTAATCAGAATATTGATATTACAAATTTATTAGCGATTGTGGCTAAGAAAATGAATGTTAAATTAAATGAAGAGCCAGAGGAAGATGATGATTATGAAGAATTAAGCGTATTAACTGAAGATGATGTTGTATTATTGGATGTTGAAGACATAACAAGTAAAAATTAATTCTGTTAAATGTCTAAAACAATAAGAATAAGAACAACACCAAATGGATTAGATAAGTACATAAAAGTACCTATTGAACAAGAATTTGATTTTATTGAGATATTAAGTTTAAGAATATCTCAAGAAGAGGCTTATAGGAACTTTTGTGCTGATTATGGTGCAATAGTTGGGAGGGTAACAATAAACTCTGGATTTGGGGTTCCTAATGCCAAGGTAAGTGTTTTTATACCTATTGATGATATTGATAAAGAAGACCCATTAATTAGTGGTCTATATCCTTATGAAGTTATTACTGATAGGAATATTGATGGTGTAAGATATAATCTATTGCCTAAAAATGCTGATGTTGGTAATGATTGCTATACACCAGTTGGAACATTCCCTGATAAGCGTGAGATACTTAATAATGAAGTTTTAAATAAAATATATTGTAAATATTATAAATTCACCACAACAACAAATCACGCTGGTGATTTTATGCTTTTTGGAGTCCCTGTTGGAACTTATACCTTACATATTGATGCTGATATATCAGACATTGGTATCGCATCACAGAGGCCTTATGATTTAATAAATCAAGGTTCATCTGAAAAGTTATTTGAAAGTACAACAAAATTTAAAGGTGGTACAAATTTAGATAAATTACCACAAATAAAAACATCAAATGCTGGTGTTAATGTCAGACCTTTTTGGGGAAATTTTGAAACGTGTGAGATAGGAATAACAAGGGTTGATTTTGATTTAAACTATACATTAATACCTAATGCTATTTTTATGGGTAGTATATTTGGTGACCAAGATAAAAATAGTGTAAATAAAAATTGTAGACCAAGAAGAAAATTAGGTTTATTATGTGAACAAGAAACAAGTCAAGGAACCATTAATATGATTAGAAAAACTATTGATGGTTCAATAGAATCTTTTGATGTTGAGGGTGGACAAGTTATTGATGAAAATGGTGCTTGGGCTTATCAGATACCTATGAATCTTGATTATGTTGTTACTGATGAATTTGGTAATTTACAATTAACAGAAGACCCTAATGTTGGAATACCAACAAGAGCTAGTGTTAGGTTTAAAATAGGTATGGATGATACTGGTGGTGAAGGTAGACTTAGGACAAGAGCAAAATATTTGGTACCAAATAACCCACAAAACCAGAGTGAAATTGATTATGAATTTGGTCCAGACACAAAAGATACAAGTTTTAGGGATTTATATTGGAATAAGATATATACAGTAAGTTCATTTATATCAAGGTATCAAAAAGTTGGTGCTGGTCCAAGAGATAGAAATTCAACAGGGTTAAAGAATATTGATGATTGCGTTGGAGATAAAACACCATTTCCTTATAATAAAATACATACAGACACAAATCCAATTTTTTCAGTATTATGTTTATTAATTAATATAATTGGACAAATTGTTTGGGGTTTAAATAACCTTATATTACCACCAATAAATGTTTTATTTTATATATTCACTTGGGTTGTTAATACAATTGTAGCTTATATAATAAACCCTATATTGGCAGTATTAATTGTTATTTTATTTATAGTTTTAGGTATTATATCTATAATATTATTTGCTATTTCGTTACCAATAAGCTTATTAGCACCATCACTAGGTCAACAGTTAAGAGATTTCGTAAACCCTTCACAAAGTAGATGTTTTGACCCAAATGTTAAAACAAAAAGCTTATGGTGTGCTTTTTATGAGTTAGAAAAAAATTTCCCCCTTAAAAAAATATTAGAAGACGCTGATGGCAATAATATTGGTTGTTTAACAATAGAATGTGGTGAAGACTCACCAAAAGTATACGCACCAGGTTGTAGAAAAGATAATATACTTGAAAATAGGGCGATTAAACTTTTTAAATTTAGTTTTTATATTGTAGCTGGTATTTTACATTTTACATTGGGTCAAATAGTAAATTTATTTGCAATTATTTTAGGTAATAAAAAATTAAAATTCCCTGATGATGTTGAACCAAAATGGAAAACAACTTGGGAAACAGCTAATGATAGAAAACCAATAGATGTATACCCAGGAAAAAATTGTCCAACTGGTATAGATGGTGTCTTTAATTTATGTAGTCTTGATGAATGTATTTCATTACAAATTGCAAAGGCTTTAGGTTTATTTGAATTTGATTTTTATAATGATTGGATTAATGGTTCATTATATTCTTTTTTATTAAAATATAAAAAAATAAGAAGAAATAAAAAAGAAAAATTTTGTGATGTCGATTGTCGTATAGGAGATTCAGAAAATAATTGTAACAATGTTAAGTTAATTGATACTTGTTATAATTGTAATGGAGCTAGTGTATATACTCAAGCATGTTCTTTAGGCGGTTTAACAGGCGGTGGTTTTGATGATTGTCAAGCACAATATAAAGATTTTATACTAAACAATAGAGAAGGGCTTGTAAAAAAGTTTAATGATGATTTATATTATGCCGCAACATCAAGAAATGGTGATGTTAAATTCTTTGCAACAGATATTATATCATTAGGTTCAGTATTTGATTGTGATTGGCAAGGACAACCAAAACTACAACAGTTTTTAATTCCAACAACATATAAATTACCACCAGATATATCAGAATATTTTGAAGACAACAACAATAATAAAATATTAGTTGAAACTGGTATGATTGATTTAACAGATAAAAAAGATGGGTTATTTTTTGCTATCAATTGTTGTGGTGTCCATGTTGATTCTAGACAATGTTCAAATATTAGACACATATGTGAATATGGTGTTGATATAGATGAACAAAAAATAGACCCAGTTAATAATACTATAATAGCACCAGATGGTGTTATTGGTAGTAACGATATTGATACAGATTTTGGTATTCAATTTAGAAATGATTTTACAATTTTAAATAAACCATACTCTTTAAATACAATACCAGATACTCTTTTTAATAAAAATAATACAAACACTTTTTCAGTTGATTCATTAACAGAAAATGGTAAAGAATATGTGGAATTTAGAGGGTTTAATCCTAGTAATTATCAGACTAGTTTTTCACAACCAAAACATTCTTACTATTTTTATTTTGGTATTATACCAGGTAAATCAGCTGTTGAAAAATTAACAAAAAAATATTTTGTAACTTGCCCTGTTGTTCAAAAAAGTGTCTTAACAATTGACGCAACATCAACAGTGGTTAATAATCAAGCTTTAAATAATGGTACAATAACATTCTCATTTATTGGTGTTAATTCACCATTTTCATATACTGTTACTGGACCTAATTCATATAATAACACTGGTACAGTACAAGGTAATAATCAAGTAGTATTAAATGGTTTAGTACAAGGACAATACATAATAAGCGGTACAGATAGTTTAGGTTATCCAGTTAATAAAACAATAACAGTAGGTGGACCAATACCATTGTATGGTGTTGTTAGTGTAACAAAGAACGTATCATCAGTATTGGCTAATGATGGTGAAATAACTATTGCTTCTGTTGGTGGTGGATTACCACCATATTCTTATATCTTAAGAAATGGTCTTGGTGGGATTATTTCAACAGGTAATAACATAACACCACCATTAGTGTTATCAAATTTACCAGTTGATAATACTATAGGATATTCATTAACTATAACTGATAATTCACTTCCACAACAAACGACATTAATTAGCGGATTAACAGTAGGTGGACCAACTTCAATTGCGGTAACAACAACTAAAACAGATGAACAATGTTTTAATAGTGGTAATGGGTCTATATTAATTACAGTTAATGGCGGAACACAACCATATGGTGTTCAAACAACTGGACCTAATAGCTTCTTTAGCACGTCATTAAATTTACAGAATTTAACATCTGGTACATATATAACAAACGTAGTTGATTCTAACAATACATCAGCAACAACTAGCACTATTGTTAGTTCATTAAATCAGCAATTAACAATATCTGCTGGGACACAAGCAGAATTAACAAAACAATGTAGTCCTAATCAATATATTGTAACATTTAGGATTACATCTGGTTTAAATCCAAATAGCACAGCGTATGTTGAATATAGTTTAGATGGTGGTACCTATATACAAACAACAATGCCATTTGTTAATTCAAGTACACCTATGACATTAACAATACCATCAAATCAATTAAACTCTAATATTAGAATAAGATTTAGTAATACATCTAATTATACATGTGTTAGTAATGAAATACAGATACCTATATTCATAATGCCGCTACCAATAGCACCATTAAATTCTACAATAACTGTTAGTGGTAACATTAGAACAATAAACACACCAACAGGTGGGTTCTCACCATACACTAGCACACCATTCCCTATTAATCAGGCTATAACTAGCAATTCACCAATAACAGTAACAATAACAGATAATGTTGGTTGCACAATAACAATAACAGGATAATTATGAACGAAGAAAGAATACAACAAATACTGAATGTAAATACGTCAAAAAATTCTGTTAATACAGATACGTTATTAAAAATAAATTTAGATAGCACACAAAAATTATTACCAAATGATGATATTAATAATATTGTTGACGTTGGTGAAATATTTGATAGAGAAAGAAACAAATGTTCTTTTTATAGAATTATTGGCACATTAAATTCAACAGTATCAAATGGATTAATTAACTTAAATAATTCATTGGTTAATGATGAGTATACTTATAGTACTTTCAATAACACAATTTTTAATGGTGACACATATTTTGATAGAATAACAAATAATTTAAAAGATATTGATGGTTGGTTTGGATATTATAACCCTAATAAAACAACTTTTGGGTTATGTAATTTTATTGACATGGAACCAAAAAGAGAAAGGTTTTCATTTATATCAGATATTAAACCATATAATACTTCAGTACCACAACCTATCAGTAATTGGGATTTAACTATAACATATCCAGCTGCTGTTGATTCTGGTCATACTATGGTATTAAACGGGTTATTAATTTGCGATGCGTTACCAGCGACTATATCAACAATATCAATGGTGGCGATAGGATTACCATGTAAACATAATTTATCTATAGGAGATACGGTTAGAATAACAGGTACAAACGGTTATGATGGTGACCATACTGTTGTTAGAACTGGTTTAGATAATGGTGATTTAAAAGAAAACTATTTTGTTATAAATAGACCACCAACAGGTGCTATATCTGGTAACTCAAGAATTAAAAGATTATCTGATGGTTTTGAATCAAAATATTATTTTAGAATTTTTAGAAAAATAAAAACAAGAAATTCACAAGTAATAGAACCAGATGATTACGAAATATATAAATTGGCTTTTAGTCAAAATATATTTTCTGATTTTATAACCCAATTCACATTTAATGAGGATATTGATGTATCTAATTTAGTTGATAATCTTGGCAGACCTTTAAGTGAATTATATTTAACTATAGTTAAAACAAGTAGCAATGGGTTATTTACAAATGTATCTTCAGGTATTGAAACACCATTTATATCTAATTTAAATACTAGTTTAACAAATACGTATTTAACATCAATACCAGTAATAAATAAAATACATAATGGTGGGTCATCACCATTTCCTACACATATACCATTAGAGAATAATGTTTTATTTAGTAGCACTGATTTTTATGGTGATTTAGTTGATTATAACCAAAATGAGCTTATAGAAACGGTATTAGCTGATGTTTACCATAGATTTAATACAAACAATAGGGAAACTAACCCACAATTAGTTACAAATACAACAATTAATTTAGGACCTAGACAAGAGGGTTATTATTATAAATCACATCACTTGATTAAAATAAGAAACTTTTCAAGTTATATTGAGCAAGGTGATGAATTTACAGAAAACAAACCATCATATGCTATTAACATGGGTGATGGTAGATATTTGTGGAGAGATTTATTACCAATTGGGTATAATGATACGACTAATGAATTCTTAGACTATCCTTTTACAAACAATGCTCATTATATGTATGGTAATTATTGTTTTTTAGTTAAAAGACAAGACCCATTTAATGAGTGGGGGTTATATTATGCTAAGTTTCCAGCTGACCCTATTGAAAATAAAGTTACAGATAGGTTTAATACCAATTCTGCTGAAGATGTTTGTTAATTATTATGAATAGATACCAAATAAGAATAGATAGTACAACAACAGCAACAACAATTAATATTCCATTTACTATGGAATATCAATTAGCTGACCAAGCAGAATTAATAGATAGAGTATTTGTTGATGTTGAAACAGAAAATGCGATTAACCCTATCATAGATTTTGATAAAACAAGATATATACCAGTTGATTTAAATAATAATCAAATAAATAAGATTAATTATGTTGTTGATTTAAGTGGTTTAACAACTTATGGTGATATAGGATTTAGTGATGATGATATTAAATTTAAAAAATTAAATTTTAAACAAACGTTTTTAAATTTATCTTTTTATGATACAGATAACCCAATGACACAACAATTAGTAACAACACAGACTATTTTTTCTCAATTAAAACCTAGTGATTTGTTACCATTTAATACTATTGTTGGATTACCTGGTCAACCAAAACCAGCCAATCAAATACCATTGACATTTGTTTTAGAAAATCCTTTAACAAATCAGAGAGGTTTCTTAGAAGGTTACTATTTATATGATTATAGAGATATATTAAAGGTTGGTGAGTTCAAATATTTATATATGAAAGCAAGTTTTAAAAACGCTAAAGATGGTAAGTCAACAAATCTAATGGTTAAGCCAAACGCACAACCAATAGATATTTTGATTAGAGAAGTTTATACCAGATATAAACTATTTAGAACCCAGACAGGCTATTACTATCAAATAGATGATACATATCAAGGCAATGGTCCTTCCACACAAAATAACGTTACATACACACAAAACCCATCAAGTGTATCAATAAATTTATTTAAAATACAAGCGTTATAATGGAGGTTATTAAAAGAAAAATATATTTAGAAGACAGTATATCCAGAACAGATAAGAACTGGGGTAAATTAACTGCTGATACTTTTTATATCAATGTTTTTTTAACGCAAAATATTGATAACATGGGGTTATTTACAGACATTGAATTTAATGAAAAAAGTCAAACACCTGTCAACTATAGTATATTAACAAATAAATTATCATCTAGTGGTATTACATTTCCATTTATGGTTGGTGTTACACCAACTATGCCACAAATAACAAACCCAACAGAAAAATTAACAGTCAGATTACCATCTAAAGTTGAATCTGATTTTTATAATTATGGTAATAATGTATTAACTGGTTTTACTGAAAGTAAAATTGATGAAGTTACATCTTACGATAGAAATGATAGATATAAAGTTGGTTTAAATATACAAAAAGAAGGATATTTAAATTATAAAAATATACCAATAAGTGGTGTTAGTAGAGTTACAAGTAATTCAGAACCTAAAATATATGCTATTGACGCTGAAGATAATTTATTTGTCGGTACAAATAACCAAACAACAGGATTCTTATATTACGATTATACTGGTACATCAAGACAAGTCTTAATAGATGGTAATTTAGAATTAGTACCGTTAACAACTTTTAAATACACAACTGAAGGAATAAATAATACAAACGTTTCATTATCAGCGATAACCAAAGAAGAATATTTATTTGGAATAATTTCTCAACCAGAAGTTAGAAACGATGTATTTATAGATAGAACAATAACATCTGTTATAGATTTACATTTAAGATTATCTGAAATAAAGAATTTAGATAATTTAATTAAATATGGTAATGGATTTTATAATATAACAACAATTTAAAAAAATAAATAAATGGCAACAGGAACAGTAGGTATAGTAAGACCATCAGATGTAAGTCCAGAGGATGTTGAAATATTTTATCATTTCACACCATCTAGAGATAAAATAGGTAATACCAGCTTAATAAAATTGAATTCTAATGATGTGTTATTAAAAGTAGATAACCCTAATAAAACACAATCAAATGTAGTTGGTTTTGAAATTTTTGGTGGGTTATATACATTAAAATTACCAGCTACAACATTTGGTATTAAAGGTTTTTATACCATAATTATAAAACCTGTTGAAATACGTACAAGAATAGTTGATATTGGTGTTTTATCGGCATATCCAGACATAAATGGTGTATTATTTGATACAGCAACAATACCAAGTAATTTTTTATCAAAATTTGAGAATAATAATTTAGTTGGATATAGGATAGAGTATTTAAATACAAATACATCAGCACCAGATGCTAAAATAAATAATTTATTTAGGATAGTAACATCAAATAATCGTGCAGAACCAGTAAATCAGAATTTAACTAATTCTAATCAAAAAGCTATTAGATATAGATTCAATGATAATTCTACATTAGTATTTTGTACTTTATCACCATCATCTGCATCAAATGTTAAACCAAATGCTTTTCCTTTTATTGGTCAACCAAATCAACAAGTTATAATAACTAATACTTTTTTTAATCCTATTATGATTGAAATAGAGATGGTTGAATACGATATTGAATCACTTGCATTTGGATTATTTGGTAATCAGACTAAATCACTTGAAGATGGTATTTATACTATATATAACTTTAGTAATGACATTTACAAACAATATACTCTATACGAAATTAAAGATGTGTTTAATGGTAATCCATTATTTGAAGTTAGAGAACAAAGAACTAATATTGATTTTACTAAATCATTCACTAATATTACATCAATCTAAAATATAAATGTCAACTAGTAAAATAAAAGTAGTAGGTTATGCGCAAAAGGTAATATACGATAATGGTATAGAGTATCGTAATTTTTCACCTGACTTAGTTGGTTTACAAACCACAAGTATAGGTAGCACACCATTATTAACATTTGGTAATTTTAGTTTAACAACAAATTTAGAGCCTAAAAACAATAAGTTTTTTTTAACTAATAAATTTTCTAATTATTATACTTTAAATACATTAAGTGTTACACAACAAACAGCACCAACTATAATAAATGATAATGAAAAAGCTTATTTAAATTTAGATAAAAGAAATCTAAATTATTATGCTTTGTTTGGTTCTTTAACTGAATATGTAAGAGTTTCATTAGAAAATATTATATTAAATTGGCCAGCTTCTTTATATGCAAACCCTATTTTTATTGATATCTTTGGTAGTGAACAAATTGGTTTTACAATAGAAAATTATACTTATGATGTTTTAAGTGAAACATCAACATTTAAGGTAAATACAAATACATTAGTAAATAAATTTGGTATTAACTATACAAATAACACAAACCAACAAAATAATTTAAGAAATTTAAATATTAATTATTTATCTTATAATATTTTTTATCAAAACCAAGAATATGATATTTTAAACTTTACGGGTTCTACTAATGTAAAAAATGATTCAATATATTTTAAGGTAAAAGGTAATCCGTTTTCTGGTTTAACAAATGCCTACCCAACATATCATATAAAACCTAATAAGATTAAATATGATAGCTTTTTTAACACATTACCAGAACTTGAGGCTTATCTATTAAATCGTTCAGTAGTACCTTTATATACGGCTACATTTTCATTTCCAGTTAAGACTGAAAATGGTATTATATTGTATTTTACTGATAGTGTAACATGGCCAGTAAGTGATGGATATAATATTGATTTTGATACAACAGAATATGTTTATTATGCCACAAGGTTATTAGATATAGCAAAAAACAATGATATAAATAATAGTGATTTAATGAACAGGTTTTTGGTCGCTGAATCAATAACCGCATTTGATACTTCACCAATATATGTTACAAATATTGACCATGATGAAACTGGTCAAAAAATGAATAAAACACTTCAAATATATGGTGCTTCATATGATAAAATAAATAATTATATTACTGGTATAAAGTATGCGAATACTGTAACATATAATAAAATGGATAACACACCAGATATCTATTTAAAAAATATTGCTAGAGTATTAGGATGGGAATTGGTTTCATCAGTTGTTGAAAACGATTTATTAATGAATTACATTAACACACCAGTATCATCATTTTCTGGTCAAACATATGGTTTAACACCTGTTGAATATGATATTGAATTATGGAGAAGAATAATATTAAATTCACCATGGCTTTGGAAATCAAAAGGTAGTAGAAAATCTATAGAATTTTTATTAAATTTTATTGGAACCCCAAATGGTTTAATTAAATTTAATGAACATATATATAGAGCAACAGCACCAATAGATATTGATTTATTTTTACAAGTATTAAGTAAAAATAATTTAGATTTAGATTTATCTATATATCCGATAGATTCTAATGGTTATCCTAGAACTTTACCAGACACACCAGATATGTATTTCCAAAACTATGGTTTATGGTATAGAGAAACTGGTGGTAGTGGTGCAACAATAGATATTTTAACTGGTAATAATCCGCATTTAGGTCCATATGATGGTGGTTCTAGATATATTGACCAGTTTAGGTGTTTAATACCTAATTTTGTACCAACAATATTAAGTTCAATAACTGTAACAGAAAACGTAACAAATTTATATGAAAATTATGAAGATGGTACATTTGATAATAATTCTTTAACTGCACAAACAGTAACAAATGTAGATATATTTGATGAATTTGGTGCTGCAATTGAAGATTGTGTTATTTTTAAACCAAGTATCATTCAAGACCCTAATTATGATTTAAAATTAACAGAATGTGGTTGTAAAGATATTGGTCCAGATAATGTTTTAAGTCTTTGTTTGGAAAAAAATCCTAACCCAGATAATGGTAATTTAAATGTGTGTCCTGATATATTTGGTAAACCTTCTTCAGATAACACAGGTTTTTTAAATTTTTCATATTATCAAAAAGATATTAATGGTAATTATTTAATTGATAATAACGGAAAATTTATTACTAATAACACAAAATATACAACACAAGAATGTTGTAAATCAAACAATGGAACACCAGTTTTAAATAAAGAATATTTTAACAATATAGTTATAAATACTGGTTATTATTGTTGTGATAGTACTGGTAAATGTGGTTGTACATTAGCTTGTAAATGGAAAGTAAATATGAATCCATATGTTTCTGGTCCAGTAACTCAAACACAGATACCTAGGAATTTCTTACAATTCACAACTGAAGATGGTTCACAAGCTATAGTAACACCAGATGGTTGTAATTGTGTATCACCATATACAATCCCTGTACCAAATATAAAAGACCCATATACAGGTCAAATAGGGTATGCTTGTCAATTAACAGACAAAGGGTTACAAGATTTACAATTAGGTATTTATGGTCAAATAAGCAACATTTATTTTCAAAGAAATATTGGTAAAATAAAATGTGACGAATCTGAGTTAAAAACAAAATAATTAAATAATTATATATAAAAAATGGGTTTAGATATAAATTTAGACATAAATGGTGAAATAGGTATTGGTGATTCTTCTGATGTCAGTGTGGATTTTATTAATTTACCTAAATGTTTAAGCGAAAAAGAAATTCTAACCAATGGTGGTCAAATAAAAGAAAATTCAGATGGTACTGTTAGTGTTTTTGTAGTTAATCCTATTGGGAATACTAGTGGTTTAGTACCATATATTTTAAATGAATATTGTTGTACAAGATTAAAAAACGGATATGTTTTTGACAAAGAAACACAAAAATGTTTATGGGCTGATAAACCACCTTGTAGTATAGAAAACACTTTTAAAATAGTGTTAAATCCAATTGGTAATGATGGTAGTATTTTTGAATTGGGTGAAACTGATAATTGCTTTGTTAAAGTTGATTTTGATTATTTGTTTAAAATAAAATGTGAAACTTTAGCTAGTTTTCTAAATCAAAATAACACACAAAATTCATTATCAACACAAATAAAAAATGATATAAATCAAAAAAACACAGAGATTGAAAATCAAAAAGCATTATGTGAATCAATCCAAAATGAAATAGATATAGTTACAACACAAATAACTAATACACCATATTCAATTTTTTGCAATCTAAAACAAAGTTTAAATACAAAACTTTTTTGTTTAACAGACCCTGATGGATTAACTGCTTGGGAAAATATTTTAGGTACTGTTAGATTTCAAGCATTTTTAAATGGTGACCAAAATTCTTTTGATTGTAATGATGTTACAAATTTATTATCACAAAATAATTCAACTAATGCTAATTTAGTATATGAATGTGAAGTACCATTTAATACAAAATATTATTTAATAAAACAAAAAGAGTTATTAGAAATAAACAAAAAAATATGTGATGAAACATTAACAACATTAGAGTCAGAATTAATTGAATTAGAAAACGAATTAGCTGAAAATACAGAGATATCTTGTACAAACCCTATTGATATGTTTGAAGGGTTAAATGTGTCTATGACATTAGAATATGTTGATTCTAATAATGTTTTACAAACAGCTTATGAAGATACTAATTTATTCCCAGAAATTGGTAGTGGATTATTATACTCTTATTTGTTAAATAATCCAAATAGCGGCTTTTATGTTTGTGGTGGACAATCATGCAAACCTTTTAATTTAAAATTAATACCAGACCCATCAGGTCTTAATTATGCAAATGACACATCATGTAATTTAGTAATTAACAATATTATTCAAACATTATATGCACAATCTGGTTTAAGTGGAACAACAAATGGATTTAACACATTTAAAAATACTTTATCAAATAGTGCTTTTACATCAAATTGGTTATCTTTTTCAACCATTATTAATGACCCTAATGTTATTAGTTTAATAGCTAATAAGAAAATAAAAGTAGGTTTAAAAATAAATCATACTTGTGGTGATGTATGTATTTTAATTGATAACATAAAACTTGATAAAGTTTGTCAAATAATTGAAAAAACGGAAATATTTGTAACTAAATGTCCTGGTTTTGAATTAGAAAAAGTAATAGATAATAAAAAGTCTTGGTTAAATAATACAACTAGAGTAAATAGAAACTTTAAAATTTCTGATATTGACGATACAAATAGTATAAGACAAACAAATTATGATGTCAATGATGAAAGATTAGTAATTAACACTAAAGAAATAGACTTAAATATAGATATAGCATCAGCAATAGAAACTGATGTTTGGTGCTATACATTGGATAATCCATGTATATTAACTGGTGTGACTAATTGTAATTCATGTTATACTAGTTGCCCACCAATAGATGTAGATGGTATAACAACATCAAGTTGTGCTCCTTTTGATGCTTCTATGGACCCAATACCGTTTTCTCAAACTGATGACGGTTTATTCCCACCATTGTGTTGTGGTGATAATAAAATAGATTTTAATAGTTTATTATCAACACCATTATCATCAACAACTAGTGTTGAAGAATTTGTTAATGTATTAGCAACTGAATTAATAGATGCTAAAAATAGACAAACAATATCAGCTTACCCTACAATAAAAGCATTATATGATAGGTATTTAAATAGTTTGAATTATTGTTCAACAAAAAGTTCAGCCTTTAATTATGTATCAATTGATAAATTTACTGAATTAATTAATGGTTATTGGTTTGATATAGTTGAACAAGTTGTACCATCAACAACAATATGGGGTAGTGTAAAAGTTTATAAAAATTCAATCTTTGACCAACAAAAATTTAAATATAGGTCATATAGTTCATTGTTATGTAAAAACCCTTACACTAATATATTACCAAATGTATTAAGCCCAATAAATAAACCAAATGGTCAATGTAAAAATAATATAGAAGTAATAACAACAAATATTAATTTAACTGGAGACACTGTTGATAATGATATAAAAAGTGTTTGTACAGAAATATGTTTAGCTCAGATGAATCATGGTTCTGAATTTATTGGTACTGTTTCAATTATAGGTAATGAAAATACTGATAATGGTGAAACCTTTAATGATTTTGCTGAATGTTCTAAAAACCAACAAGTGATAACTAATTGTGATTTAAACGCAACAGTAATACTTAATGGTTTTAACGCTAGTTTAAATTTAATAAATGCAACGGCACCAGTTACTTATCAATGGAGTAATGGCTCAACAGATAGTACGACAACATTTAATATTGGTGGTATACATAGCGTGACAATAACAGATAGTGCTTGTTGTAAAATAACTAAAGATTTTGAAATAATTTAATATGCCTACGTTAATTAAAAGTATTGAAGCTAAGTTTTATGATAACCATAATAGCAATGTAAAATATGTTAAATCAATAACATCTGATTTACAAAAAGAGGATTATATAAACATATATGGACTTGAGGCATTTCTACAAAATTTTTCAAAAACAGAACAGATATATTTATTAGAAAAACCAATAGAGTTTGGACTAAAAAATCAATATAACATACCAGTAATCAATATAACAATAGATTATTAATGAGATATCAAGAATTAATATACATACAAAATGCCCATAGCGGTGCTAGGAATAGAGACTTATTAAATGTTAATATGAGTTCTGATATTTGTATTTTTAATGCACCACAATTTACTATTAGTGGGGCATCAAAAATAGATTGTAGTGGTGTTACAGGTACATCTTATGTTATCAGTACAGCAACAACAATACCATTAACTTTTAATTTTACTGCAAATACTGACACATTCACCGCAAATACTGCGACATTTAAATATGAAATATATAAATACAATAAAAATAACTTAGCTTTTTTATTACCACCAGTTTATAAATCAGATAATTTATCTTATCCATCTTTTAGTGCAACTAATACAACATTACAAAATATACCAGTATCTGCATTAACATTAGATGGTGAGTATCTAATAAAGGGTTATTATGATTTCCCTAGTTGTACAACTTTTTTAAATAAATTAGGTAAAACAATTGATACTTCTATTAATAAAATTGGTCAACAATATAACCTATATAATAAAGATTTAGATTTTTATTTTATAGCGATGAAAGTAGCTGATAAACCAGTTATAATAAATAATAGCGATAACACATTAACACCTGGTCAATTAACACAGCAAGTGATAATACCACAATCAGGACAAACTGAATTTGTTATTGGTGCACCATATTTTAATGATTTTATTGTTACATTAAACGGGTTAACATTAGCACCAAATTTAGATTACACATTCACAGGTAATGTTATAACACTAAGTGGTGAAACATATGAAGATGATATTGTAACTGTAATTTATACAAATAGTGTGGTTGGTAAATTTTCACACGATATTATCAATGTTACAACAACAATTACCAGTGGTTCAACAAATAATCAAGGGTCAAATAACCCTTATTTTAATACAACAACTGGTAAATATGAAATATACACTACAGTAACACCACTTAATCCTAACACAATCATTGTAATGATAAATGGTGTAACATTAGCAAATAATGTTGATTATTATCAATCAACAACAAATCCAAAAAGAATAATTCTTAATGGAGATGTTATGATTGGTGATATAATCACTATTGTTTATTTTCCATTTATGAGTGTTGTTAATGATTTAATAACAAACAACCCAACAGTTTCATGGGAAATTAATACACCGCCACAAACAACTGCTGGTACATTTAGTTTACAAGTTAGTACTGGAACTTCATTTAATACTTTCTATTCTACTGGTAATACACAATATATTGTCGGAACAACACTATATAGTGATAGTTTTATAGCTAGTGGTGATGTTGGTACAAAATTGTATTATAGAGTTAAAAATACAAAAAACTATGAAACAATATGTGGTGATATAATAACAAGTATTGAATATAGCGATACAATACCGATAACAATCGCAACTAATTCAATAAATTCTTACTAAATTGTTTACAAGAACATATTTATAAATAAATTTTAATAAAAGAAAAGATATGAGTTATATTATTAATACAAACAGTCCATTTGTTAGCATAAAACTAACTGAAAAAGGTCGTGAAAAATTATCAATGGGTAAATTAAATTTTTCTTATTGGGCAATAGGGGATTCAGAAATAAATTATGAAAGAGAAGCCATTGTAGATGCTAACCCTAATGATGTAACTTTATCTGCAAGTAGTAAAGTTTTAAGACCATTTGATAGACAACCAAATATAAAATATTTTATATCACCTAATAATTCAGCAACACCTTATCAACCAATTAATTCATCTAATTTAAGTGTTGTTAAAGCAGTTGTTAATAATGAAGCAACAGAAAGAGGTTTTTTTAGTGGTGCATCAAGTAACACCACTATATTGACATCTGGTTATACATCTAATAATCAGCTTATTCCAAACTCAAATTTAAGTGGTTCAACTTCATTAACTTTAACTGGTTCAGTATCAAATATAAGTGTTGGAGATGTAATATTATTAAGATTATCAAACGGTACAACTGGTTCTATTGCTGGTTCAAATACAACCACACCAATACCAAATTTATGGTATAAAGTTCAAAGTATAAGTGGTAGTACATTAGTATTAGATAGAAATTTACCAAATTATTCTGGTGATTCGGCTAGCTCATATATTATTGCATATAAGGGTGGTGAAGTTTATGATACGATTGCTACAGGTAATACAACATCATATTGGGATTCTGGAACATTATCATTTAATTCTTCTGTAAATGTAACATGTCATGATGTGCCAGTTTGGAATATGAATAATGTTTGGTGTGAAAGTTTAGCAGGTATGGTAACTGGAGACCCTACACCTAACGAACAATACACAAGTTTTGGGTCATACCCTTATTTGGGTACTAAGAACCCTTATTTGGAATATTTATGTGATTCTAGTGGTAATACTGAGACTTTTAATTGTAATGGACCTGGTATTAGTTATCCAGATGACGTTTCTAAATCAGTGTCTATCATACATTTCACAAATAACTCTATTTCTAACTTATATGGTGAATTTTTATATGTTGATGCAACCAATAATAAAATAGTCAAAGTAATTATGCCAGATTTAATGTACCACAGAAGAAATTTCTCAACAGGTAGTGGTACAACAATGGGTATGACATTTATTGCTTCAGGTGCTACAAAATATATCGGTACAAGTGATATTGAATATATAGATTTAATTGAAGAACCTTCACTTATTTCATCAACAGGTGCAACACCAATGGTTGTTGGTAAAGTATTACCACAATTAAAAATGATTGTAATACATGATGATGAAATAGTTTCAGCGATATCTTACAAATCAAATAGAAATTGGACATTACCTAACCTAGCTGCTAATATTGTATCACCAAGTGGTGGAACATCAACTGGTGTGTTGTTATCAAATCAAACGATATATTTAACATATATTTTAGAAAATAGTTTATCAACTGGTTTAACAACAAGTTTACCTTGTCAAAATTATGTTAAAGTAACAAATAACACACCAAGTGCTAAAGACATACAATTTAGGATAAATCAAGTTGATGAATTACCATACATGAGAAAGAAAGAACTTGTTGGATATGACGGACTTGGTTTTTATGCTGATAAGTTTAAATTAGTATATCAAATTGTTTCAGCATCAACCACTAGACCAGACCCTAATGCATGGAAAGTATATGATTATACATCAACAGCAATAACAACTAATAGTGGTGAAACTATAAACCCAGTATCATTAGAAAATCAAAACCCTTTAACAAATGATTTTGTTTTAACGAAAGGTAGAGATACAGCATCATCACAATTTAATTTAATAAATATTTTAAATATGCCAAATACCAATCAACCAAGTCTTTTACAATTTGGTGATGAAAGATTTTTCTATGGTAATATTCAAACATATATTGGTGCATCAATTTATAAAACAATATTTGATATACGTGTTGATTCTAATGTATTTAACACAACAACAAATCCAACAAGAAGTAAAGATTTAACTACTAATCCAGCTACTATTAGATTAACAGAAGTTGGCGTGTACGATTCTGATTTTAATTTAGTATGTATAGGTAAAGTTAGTAATCCAGTTAAATTAATACCTGCTAATACTATTATGTTAGAATTAAGTATGGATTTTTAAAAAATAAAAAAATAAATAAAATAAAATAAAAAATGGGATTCAATAGTACCGCAACAACAACAACATTAACTGCTAAATTAACACCAATAGGCAGGTCAAAATTAATATCTAATAATAACTCACTAATAACATCATTTAGTTTTGGTGATTCAGATGCTAATTATAACGTACCTGTATTATTGGAAACAGGACAAATACCAGCTGATTCTGGTAATGTTGGTACAAATGGTTCAATTAGTAATAGTACAACAACTAATCCGCCTATAAGGAGTTTTTTGATTGCTAATCCAAGTGGGTCATTAATAAAGCCTGTAGAATCACAATCTACAACTATTATTAATGAGATTAAGTCTAATGGACAAGTAACTATTACTGGTAATAACATTTCACAAAATGTTATAAATAGAAATAACTACACAACAGACCCATTAGTTAATTTATTTTATTCATTTGGTTTACCATTAAATCAAACACAAGACGCTAATTTTACTGGCACAACATTTGCAAATGGTGGTTTTTCTGATACAGCATACAGTGGTTTAGCACAAACAAACATAGTTGTGTTAGGTATAAACAATTCAAACTATGGTGAATTATTAGATGGTAAACAAATAAAATTAGAATTACCTACATCAGCTGGTACTTATACTATTTATAGCACATTCCAAAATAAAAGTACATCACTAAATGTTGAAGATGCTAACTATATTGAAACATCTGTAGTATCAACAAAAATAGGTAATAATATAGCTTTTTTATTTTCTGACACGATTAAAAAACCAAACGGTGGTGATGCAACTTTAAGTTGGGCAACAGGTTTTGGTCAAGTAAAACCATTTACATTAGCAAATAAAAAATTATTTAACATTCAAGATAACCCTAATTTAGGTTTAAGTGCGGATACTATTGTTGGTGTTGCTTATTTAGATAAAGGATTTTTAGTTATAACTGACCCAACAATAGTAAATAATTATAATACTGGAACATCAACAGGTGTATCAGTAACATTTAATAGTGTTTCAACAACAGTATTTCAAAATATCACATGTATTGCTGGTAGAGGTGAATTTGGAACGTCAACAAATCCTACATTTAAATCAAGTGATACACCAAGAATAAGTGAGGTGTTATTGTATGACAATGTTGGTAATATCATTGCGATTGCAAAGACTGATAGACATGTAACAAAAAATGTTAATGAATTCTTAGCATTTAATATAAAAATTAATCTATAAAGTCTTTATTTTTGTTATTTTTTAATTAACATAATAATTAAAGTATATTAATTATTATGGATAACAAACCAAAATTCATTTTATCGTTAGATGTAAGTACAAGTACTATCGGTATTGCATTATTTCAAGATAATGGTAACAGTGGAGAACTTAAATTATTACATCATGTGACACCTAATATTAAACCAAAACCGACAAATAAAATGGAGGAATTGTTTAAAAAAGTTGAGGTGTTTAATGAAGAATTTTTAATCAAATATAAAGATTTTGGTATAACTAGAGTTATCATTGAAGAACCATTATTACAATCTAATAACGTATATACTATTGCAACATTATTAAGATTTAATGGGATGATATCTAAATCTGTTTTTGATGTTTTAGGGATTGTACCAGATTTCATTTCGTCTTATGATGCTAGAAAATTTGGTTTTCCAGAACTTATGGGTATTAGAAAATTTAAAAAAGATGGTACACCATTGACTGAAAAACAAATAGCTAAAAATGAACCAGTTTTATTTGGTGCGTATGACTACAACGTAGATAAAAAAATGGTTATATTTGAAAAAGTATGTGAATTAGAACCACAGATAAAATGGTTTTTAGATAAAAACAACAAACTTAAAAAAGAGAATTTTGATGTTAGTGATGCATACTGTGCTTGTATAGGCTACATGAAAAAAATGGGAATTTGGTGATAAAATTAGTATATTTGTTTTTGTGAATGAATATCTAATCAACATACTTGAAAAATTTTTAGGTGATTATAGAAAACATAACGAAGATAATCACCAAATATCTTTTGATTGCCCTGCTTGTTCGGAAGATAAAGGACTTGATAACGGTGATGGTAAAGGTAATTTAGAAATAAATTACAAATTTGGTGTATTTAAATGTTGGGCCTGTCAAGACACCAACAATATGCATGGTAAAATACCTACTTTAATAAAAAGATATGGTAATAGACGATTATTAGATGAATTTAGTTTTTTAAATTTTGAATTTAATGACGTTGAAGATAAAGAAAAAAAGATAACAGTTTCATTACCAAAAGAATACAAAAAACTTTCAGGTGTTGTTAAAAAAGATATTGATTATAATATCGCAATAAAATACTTAAAAAAACGAGGCATAACTGAAGAAATCATTGAGAAATATAATATTGGTTATGCGACAGAAGGAAATTACAAAAATCGTATTATTATACCATCATATAACCAATTTAATAATGTAAATTATTTTATAGGTAGATGGTATCATAATAACTACACTAAATTAAAATATTTAAATCCAGACGCAGAGAAAAGTGAAATAATATTCAATGAAGCCAAATTGAATTTTGATTCAAATATATATTTGGTTGAAGGTGTTTTTGACCACATAGTAGTTCCAAATTCAGTTCCTTTATTAGGTAAACATGTATCTGACAATTTGTTACACTTGTTACATGATAAGGCTTGTGGTGATATTATTGTAGTTTTTGATGGTGACGCATATAATGATGCGAAAGAAATATACCGAAAATTAAATTTTGGTGATTTATATGGTAGGATTAAGATAGTAAAATGTCCTGACGAATATGACCCAAGTAAAATATATGAATTATTAGGTAATAAAGGTATTGTAAAATTATTAATGACCGCTACTAAATTATCTGAATTTGAGATTTAACTTTTTTTTATATATTTATGTATAAAATAAAATAATGAAAGATTTGAAAAAAATTATGGAAAAAGATATTAACAAAATGATTGAAGATGGGTTTAAATTAGCCCAAAAACACGAACAAATTAGACAAGAAATGTTGGATAGTGATTCTTTACCACAAGAAATGAAAAAAGAATTACTTAAACTAAACCAAGAGTTTGAAGAACAACATTTAAAGGAAGAAAAATATATAGAGGATAATAAACATAGAAAAATTGTTGGGTATAATCCAGAAAACTTTATACCAATCTACGAAGATGAAAAGTAGTATTGGTGCTAACGGTTATGCGCAATACATCTTTATAACTAATTGATGTATATTTAATTACAACAATATTTTAGGATAAAAATATCACGCAACTAAAACATTTTTTTGTTTAATTCGATTATTAATAGTATATTTGTTAATATGGGAAAAATTAAAAAATGGGATAAATGTTTGGTTTATTTAGAACCAATTGAACACAAATATTATCATAAAGAAACTGGTAAGCGGTATAAATCTGTAACAACAACTCTAAGTTCTATAGAACCACATTTTAATGCTGAAGATGTGTCATTAGCAATTTTTAACCAAAAAGACAATGTTAAACAAGAAGTTTACATTGGTATGACACAGCAACAGATATTAGATTATTGGCAACAACTTAATGATGAAGCCAACGAATATGGTACAAAAGTACATAATATATTAGAAGATTATTTATTAGCTAATAAATGGTATTTTCCACCAAATACTGACGAAGGGTTATTTGAACAAAAAGTTATTGATGGTTTTAACGAGCTTAAAATAGATGAAGGTGAAGCAATGTGGCCAGAAAGAATTCTTTTTGCTGAACAATATGAGTTGGCTGGAACATCAGATTTGATTATTGATATTGATTCTGTTTTTTTTGATGTAGCTGATTTTAAAACTAATAGAGTTTTTAATTTCTATAATCCTTATGGGTATGAGACATTAAAAAAACCATTCGATTATCTTCAAGCATGTCAATGGTCAATTTATACATTACAATTAAGTGTTTATGCATACATGTATGAACTTGAGTTCCCTAAAAGAAAATGTAGACAGATATATGTTTTGTATTGGGATAAAGTTGCTGAAAAATTCAGTAAAATACAAATAATGTATATGAAAAACGAAGCAAAAAAATTAATAGAAATGCATCATTATAATGTAATTAACGGAATATAATTTAAAATGACAAAGAAAAATAACTTTATTAAAAAAGCTAAGAAGAGACCATTTTTTAATGGTGGTATGCCAGACATATCAATGTTAACTGAGAAACAACTTGAGATATATAACAAATTAAGTAAAATAGAACTTGATGTTTTTTCTGAACATGTTTTAACTGGGTATGCTGGTACTGGTAAAACTTTTTTGGTTGGTAAAATAATAAATAAATTTTTATACGATAATAAAACAGCATCAGTTGCAGTAACCGCAACAACACATAAAGCTGTTAAAGTATTAAAAGTATTAAATAATTTAAACCAAGATAATGAAAGTATTCAATTTTATACATTACATTCATTATTAGGTCTTAAACGTGAAATAAATAGTGATGGTAGTGAATCATATGTTTCAGATTTTTTAGGGTCAAAGGCTGAGGATTATTCATTAATAATTGTTGATGAATCATCAATGTTAGACAATGATTTATATAAAAAATTAGTTAAAACAGCTAAAGGTCATTCAATACCGTTATTATTCATTGGTGATGAAAAACAGATTCCACCAGTAAACGGTGGTGACTTTGTGTTATTCACTAAAAAAATAGCTAATAAACATACACTTAGTGATATTATTAGACAAGAAAATGGTAATCCTATAATAGAGTTATCTAAAAATATTAGAGAAGGTAATAAACTAGAGTTTATTGATGAAATAAACGAAAATGGTTCTGTCAATTACATAAAACTTGGTGGTGAGGATTCATTCATTAATGAATATTTCACTAGTGAAGAATTTAAAAAGAATCCAAACTATATTAAAATACTTGCTTGGACTAATTCAGCTGTTGATTATTATAATAATAAAGCTAGACAAGCAATATATGGTGAAAATTGCGACAGAATATGTATTGGTGAAAAAATGGTTCTTAATAGACCTATTGTTTTAGGTAAAAAAGTATTAATGAATAATAATGACGAATTTGAAGTCTTATCTTACGAAGTCAATACAGAAACAGTTGGGTTTCCTTTTAAATATTATTCTTTAGAAGTTATTAGTGAAGGTGAAACACATAGAATAAAACTATTACATGAAGATAGCTTTTTATCCTTTAATAATGTTTTACAATCCTTAAAAAAGGAAGCTATGAATACAAAAGATAGTTATAGTAGACGTTTAAAATGGGTTAATTATTATAAATTAGCTGAAAAATATGTAGACGCTAAATATAATTATGCTTTAACCGTGCATAAATCACAAGGCAGTACATTTGAAAACAGTATTGTTATCTATTGTGATGTATTAAGAATAAAAGATATTGAAGAACGTAATAAATTATTATATACTTCAGTAACAAGAGCTAAAAAGAATTTATATTTAATTTACTAATAGTATGGAAGTAAAATTTGTAATACACATTGGTGATATACATATCAGAACGTATAGATATCACGAAGAATATAAGACCGTTTTAAATAATCTCTTTAATGATATTAAAAAGGTAATTGAAGGTCATAAACGAGAAGAAATTAGAATAGTTGTTGCTGGTGATATTGTACATCAAAAGATAGTAATATCAAATGAGCAATTATTATTAACAACTTGGTTTCTTAAATCTTTAGAAGAAATAGCAACAGTTGTTATGATAGCTGGGAACCATGATATGTTAGAAAATAATAAAGACAGAATGGATTCATTAACACCAATTGTTCAATTATTATCTGATAAAGACATTAATTATTTTAAAGAGAGTAAATGTTATTTAGATAATAATATTGTTTGGTGCATCTATTCAATATTTGAAGAAAACGCTAGACCAGATATTGAATCTGCTAGAGAAGAGTTTGGTAATGACAAAACATATATAGGTTTATTTCATGGTCCTATAAATGGTTTAAAAACTGATATAGGTTATGAGATTGAACATGGATATGGGTTGGAGATTTTTGATGGTTGTGATATTGTTATGTGTGGTGATATACATAAAAGAAGTTGTTTAACTATTAATAACACAAAGGTAGTTATGCCTGGTAGTACAATACAACAAGATTTTGGTGAAAATATAAATAATCATGGGTTTTTATTTTGGGATATTAAAAATAGAACATACACTGAACATGATGTTGCCAACCCTTTTTCTTTTTATAAATTCACTATAAATAGTCTTGACGATTTAGAAAATAATTCTGAAAATTTAGTAAATTTAAATTAGAAATGGAAATCCCTAAAGATTTAAAAAATGAGATATTTGATTATTGTAGGTTAAATGACATAACAAATATAGATAACTTTATGTTAAAGTTGATGAAACAAGGGTTTACTGTTGAAAAATTTGGTGCAACACCATCAACAAAAATACAAGAAAAGATTGTTGAAAAAATTGTTGAAGTACCAGTTGAAAAAATTGTATATTTAACAGATAATTCAGAGATATCAACTTTAACTGAAAAAATAAATAGTTTGGAAAACACATTAGCTGAACAAATAGAAAAAAATAATCAGCTATCAGAAAAAATAAAATCATTAGAACAGAACAAAAAAAATATATACGGAGAGTTATGATTAACAAAAACGAAGTTTCAAAATATTCTAAAATTAAAGTAGAGTGGTCTGATAGACCTGAAAACTATTCTAAAGATGCTAAGAATAAAATAAAAAACCATTTTGCTAACAAATATGGTGTTAATAAAAACAATGTAACGGTTATTTACAAACCTGTAAAAATTAATAATAATGGTGAGTTAATTGAAGTTGATGGTGCTGGTATAGATAATATTATGGATATTAACTATCAAAGAGTGTTAATGAAGGAATTAATAAGTAGAGATGGTAAAGTAGTTGACTTCAATAGAATAATAGCACTTGATGATAAAGTTAATGCTGAAATAAATGTTGATTTGACTGAAACACAACATAAAAAATGGAATATAAAATGGATAATGATTGATAACTTCTTGTCATTTGGTGAGAATAATTATGTTCCTATAAATAAGTTAAATGGGTTAACTGTTGTTAATTCCTCTCCAAGTAATATGGGTGGAAAAACTACATTAACTATTGACAGTATGAAATTTTTGTTACATGGTAGTACAACAAAAACTGATAAGAACGAACAAATCTTTAATAGCTTTAGTGGCAAAAATGAGGTCGTTGTTAAGGGTATGATTGAGATTGATGGGCATGAGTTCATAATAGAGAGAAAGTTAAAGAGAACGGCTAAAAAGACTGGAGAATGGACTGTTGTCAGTAAAGTTAATTATTATGAGATTTTACCTGATGGTGAAGAAAAAATGTTGAATGAAGAAGATGCCAAAAGGACAACAATTAAACTAAGAGAAACTATTGGTACTGAAAAAGATTTTGAGATGCTAGTATTAGCGACAGAAAGAAATCTTGATGATATGATTGGTTTAACAACTACTGAATCTGGTAAAGTATTAACAAGATTAATTGGTCTTGAAATATTGGAACAGAAAGAAGCTGCTGTTAGGATTATGTATAATGAATTTTCAAGAAAAAAGAAATCAAATGATTATGATATAGTAACATTAACAACAGAGATTGAAGAACATAATGAAAAGATAAATCAATTTAATGAACTTGAAGTAAAGTTAAATGATAAATTAACTGAAACAAAAGTAAAAATAGAAAAAACAAAGGGAGATATTGAAAATTATATTTCAAGTAAAGAAAAGATAGATGTTACTATAAGCACTTTAAATCCTGAAACATTAAATTCTAAGATAGAAGAATTAACAAAGATAGGTAAAACAACAAAAGAAAAAATAACCAATATTAATACAGAAATAGATAATATTGGTGAATTAAACTTTGATGAGGATGAATACCATGAATTAAATAAAAAATACAATAAAAAAAATTCAGATAAAGCTGTAATCACATCAGATATTAATCGTTTAAAGAAAGTTGTTAAAGATTTAATAGCTGGAGGTATTTGCCAATCATGTAATAGAAAATTAGATGATGTTGATAATACATCACACATTAACAAACATAATGACGAAATAGAAGAAAAAGAAAATAATTTATTAATTATAGAAAAAGAATTAAAACTATTAACTAATAAAATAGAGTCATTAAATGAGGTTAAAGTAAAAATAGATAAAAAAAATAAATTAGAGTTAGATAGAGATAGATTAGAAGTTGAAATTGATGGTCTAAGAAATAAGGTTATTGAAAAAAAGAATGAATTGACTAAATACAACCTGAATTTAGATGCTATTCAACATAATAAAAATGTTGAAATTCTAATCACTAAAAGTAGGACAGATTTAAACGTTTTAGAAGTTGAGAAAGACGATTTAATAAAAAGAATAGAAAGAGTTAGTTCTGATATAACTAACAATAAAAACGACATACAAACAAAAACTAAATTAATTGAAACGATTAAAAAAGAAGAAGAGATTGAAAAGATTTTTAAAATCTATATTGAGTTGGTTGGAAAAAAAGGAATCAGTAAATTGGTTTTACGTTCAGTATTACCAATTATAAATTCAGAAGTACAAAGATTACTTGAAGATGTTTGTGATTTTGAAGTAGAAATTTATATAGATGAAAAAAATGATGTTCAGTTTTTAATAAATAAAGATGATACAACAAAATTATTAAAATCTGGTAGTGGGTTTGAGAAAACAGCGTCAAGTTTAGCTCTTAGAAGTGTCTTAGGAAAAGTATCAACATTACCGATGCCTAATTTTATAACTTTCGATGAAGTATTGGGTAAAGTTGCTCCTGATAATATAGAAAAATTAAAAGCATTATTTGATAAAATTAAAACAATGTATGATATTGTTTTTCTAATAACGCATAATGATATGGTAAAAGATTGGGCAAATAATGTTATTACCGTAACAAAAAATAATAACATATCTAATGTTATTATTAAATAATTGTTTTATTTTTAAAAAAATAGTATATTTGTATTATGATATTTAAGAATTATTGTTTGATTTTATTGGGTAAGTTTGATAAAGAAGTTGCATTTGAAGAACTAAATAAAATTAGTGAGGTTAAAATTAATTATATATACACTACTGGTTTATATATTGCAACTTTTTCAACAATTATGACACCAAAAGAAATGAAAAATTTGTTGAAAACATGTAAAAATAATTATTTTATTTTTGAGTTAAATGAGGATGTTACTTCTTTTAATTTACAAGATAAAACTGTTGAAAATGGTTTATTTAGTTTTTTAGGTGATATTGATTTGGATGAAATGTCTAAAAATTTTATTAATGACATAAACGATACTAATGACATTCCTGAAATCCATGAAATAAAACATGGTGATGAAATAAATGGTTATAATAAAACAAATGATAAAATAATTTTTAATAACCATAAAATAGATATAACCGAATTTATATCATCTTTATCAAAAGATGAGAAAGAAGCTTTATTTAACGAATTAATAGATAAGGGTGTTGATAAATTAAGCGATTTAGATAAAAGACTGCTTACTTTATTATCAAAATAACAAAATATGTAATAAATGTAATTAATGAAAAAAAATAATCAAATTTTTTATGAAAAAGATTCTTTAAACAATTTAAATTTATATTTTAAAGATTTAAGAAAAAGTAAAGTAATAACAAAAGAAGAAGAGATAATTCTTTCTGAAAGAATAAAAAACGGTGATGAAGATGCCGTTAAAAGTTTAGTGGAAGCAAATTTAAAATTTGTTGTAACAATAGCTAAAGAATATCAAAATCAAGGCTTACCGATAAATGATTTAATAAATGAAGGTAATTATGGTTTATTAAAAGCAGCTAAGAAATTTGACCACACAATGGGTTTTAGATTCATTTCTTATGCTGTTTGGTGGGTAAGACAATCAATAATCAATAGTCTAAACGAAAACGCTAGAACGGTAAGATTACCAACAAATGTTATAAACAGATTATCTAATTTAAATAAAGAAATATTAAAAGAGTTAAAAAAATACGATAATTTTAACTATGAAAATGAAGAATTAACAAATGAGGCTGAACATCTTGGTTTATCAGTGTATAATCAAAATAAATCATTAAATGATTTTGTTAATGATAACAATGATGAATTAATTGATTTGATAGGGATTGATGAAAAAGAAGAAGATAAATATGAATTAACTTCAGATATAAAAAATGGTATAGTGAATATTCTTAATATTTTGGATGAAAGAGAAAAAGACATTATCATATCTTATTTTGGTTTAAATCCAGATGTTGAAAGTATGACATTAGAAGCTATTGGTGAAAAATATAACCTAACAAAAGAAAGAATACGTCAAATAAAAGAAAGTTCGTTACGTAAATTAAGGTACAATTCAGGTGAATTATATTCACTAATTAATGAATAATTTTTTTCGTTTTATATATTTATAAATAATTAAGATTATGAAAATTAGATTTAGTTATATAATATTATTTTTTGCGTTAGTTGTTGCAGCTTGTGCAGCATATTTTTCTGTTTTTGGATTAAGTCAGTTGTTTGCTGGTGCCAGTGTTGCTGTTATTATAATGGCCAGTGTATTAGAAATAAGTAAAATTATTGCTACAACAGCATTACATAATTATTGGGATAAAATAGCCAATGGATTAAAAATTTATTTAACGATAAGTATATTAGTTTTAATGGCTATAACTTCAATAGGTATTTATGGGTTTTTATCAAACGCTTATCAAAAAACAGCTAACAAACTTGAAATACATCAAGGAGAAATAAATGTTTTGGATAGTAAAAAAGCTATTATTGAAAAAAGTGTTGATGATAATCAAAAAATTATTGAAAGTAAAAATAAAAGAATTGAACAATTATCAGCATTAAGGTCAACTCAAGAAAATAGATTAGATAACGCTAAAAATAATTTAGGTAGAAATAACGCTAGAAATGATATTAAATCATCAAATGATGAAATACAGAGATTAAATAATGAGATAGATGAATTAAATAAAAAAAATAATGTTTTATCTGATTCAATAAATACTTTTACAATTAAAGCATTGGAACTAAATGCTAATAGTGAAATAGCTGGTGAAATAGGTCCATTAAAATATTTATCTGAATTAACTAATCAAGAAATGTCAAAAATAGTTAATATATTGATATTACTATTTATTTTCGTTTTTGACCCTCTGGCTGTTGCTTTAATATTAATTGCTAACAAAGTATTACAAATAGAAAGAAATGAGCATACAGAACCTAAAAACAAGCAAGAAAAAAAAGTTAATAAACTATTTAATAAAGCTAATTTATTAGATAGTATAACTAAAGTTATCAATAGTAAAAAAAACAATGAAAAAGAAGTAATTGTTGAACCTATTGTAGAAAAAACTATAGAGGAAAATGCAACAAAAATAGAAGAAGATGAATATGTAGAACAAAATGAACAAATAGAAGAGCAAATAGAAGAACAAATAGAAGAGCAAATAGAAGAAAATAAAAATGAAGAAAAAATAAAAGAAGAAGAGGTTAAAGACCAACCAAAAAAGAATAAAATAACTTTAGAAGATATTAAAGAAATAAAAGAGCAAAACAGAGGTTATTCAGTTAATGTACCTATGCCAAAAGGAAATAACATGATTGAATCAATAGGCGCAAATAAAATAATTAGAGATGGTAATAAAGATAAAGTTATTTTTAAACGATATAAATGATAATAGATGACAAAACGTATAAATTAGATGTAAATAAATATGTCCCATTAGAAAGTGAAAAAAAACAAATTGTTTTAGGTAACACTTTTAATGATGGTATGAGACATGTTTTTGGTTGGGAAACACGTTATAATGGTAAATATAAAAAAACAGCTTCTTTTACCATAGATAAAAAGGGTAAAATTTATCAACATTTTGACCCAAAGTATTATTCAAGATATTTTAATAATCCAGACCAAAACACTAAATCTGTCGTTATATTAATAGAAAATATTGGTTGGTTAACAAAAGATAATAAGAAAAATGAATACACAAATTGGTTTAATGAAAAATATTATGGTAAAATTGATGGTATAATGGAAAAAAAATGGAGAGATTATGTTTATTGGGCACCATACAATGATGAACAATTAGAATCCGCAATAAAATTAGTTAGAACATTATGTAGTGACTTAAATATACCTAAATTAGTTGTTGCTCATAACACTAAAATAGATGACTTATATGACTTTGAAGGTGTGTTATATAAAAGTAATATTGAAAAACATTTTACAGATTTAAACCCTAATTGGAAATTTGATATATTTAAAGATAAAATAGAACTATGAAAGAAATTATAAATGAACATGACATGACAAAAAAAATGATGAATGTCATAAGAAGTGGTTATAAAAAATTAATAAATGAGGTCGAAGAACCGATAACTGGTCCAGATATGAAACCAATACCTGACGACCAAAAAGATACTATAGCACCAAAAGAAGGTGACCCATTATTTAAAGAAGAGTTAACCAAACTACAAAACACTATTGACCCAAGAGTTAAAATAACTAATTTCAAAATTTATGTTAAAGATAATGATGTGTTATTAGAAGGGTCTTTTTTAAATAAAAACTATGGTGAAAGTGGTATTAACTTTAAAATGTCTTTAGCTAGTGGTGAGATTGAAACAACAATGAAAAATGTTGAATTAACTAATGAAGTAAATACAATATTAACAAAATTAAAAGGCTATTATGATGTTTGGGCAAAAGAATGGTCTTTAAAATTAACAAATGAATACAATGTCAATAGGCAATAAAATATTAATAATATTAATTGGGTTGATAATGTTATTGTCAACATCTCTTTATTTTTTATATAATTTATATACTAATGAGAAAGAAGAGAGAAAAAGGTTTACAGAAAATGTAAATAGTTTGATTTTAGATAAATCTAGACAACAAGAATATACAGTAAATGAATTAAAAGCTTTATATCCTAGATTAGATAGTCTTGCTGAAAAGATAAACATTAAGACTAAGAATGTAACAAATATTGTTGAAACAACCTATAATTATAAAGATACTACGATTAAATCAACAACACTTAAAGTCGATACTTTAAGAAAAAGATTAACTTTCGATTTCAATCAAAAATGTTATGGTTTTTCTGGATTTATTAATAAAGATACAATATTTTTTGATAAAACCACTTTTAATGATACGTTAACAACATTTATATATAAAGATTGGGATAAAAAGTATTTCTTTAAACTTATTAAACTTAAACCACATTATAGGGCTGCTGTATATAGCCAATGTATAGGAGATACAATAACTGTAACAAATAACATAAAAATAAAAAAATAAACCCATTTATATGGGTTTTTTTATTTATAAATTATATTTATTGTTAAGTTATTTTAACAATGGATAGAAATAAAATATTAATAAAAGAAGAGCTTAAAAAATCAGATGTAACAAAAGAGCTAAAAAACTTTATTGACTCAAAGTCATTTGAATCAAAAATAGAGAAAATAATTAAAGACCGTTACAAAAATGATAAAGAGCTTGAGGATAAAATTGTTGACATTACAAAAAATGTTTTAACACAATTATATAAAACATTATGGATAAAAAGAGCAACTTGGATTAATAATTTAGACAATAAAACAAATTAAAGATGAAAAGAATAAAAATAACCAAAGAACAATATAATCTTATAAAAGAAAATTTGAATAAATCGCCTAAAGTAAAAGGTGGTGAAACAAGAGTTGATAAATTATTTAAAAAATATTTTAGTGAGGGTGAGATAGAACCTATAACGTATTCAAACACAATTAAACCAAAAAGAACAAATCCTAGTGTGTCAAATATAGATAAAGTCGGAAAACAAATAATGGAAAACGAGTCAAAGATTGATTACAAAAAATTGTCTGAAAATTTTCTTAATTATTTATATATTGATGAAATAAAAGAATTACAGAAAAATGGTAAAGCACAGCATATTAATGTTTCAGATATTGAGTTTCCTAGTATATTATCAGAAAAGAATTTAACTTTTGGTAGTGTTGTTAAATCTTTGGTTGAACAAAATGTTTTAGTATTTGATGTTGACGAAAATAAATACATTGTCAATAGAATCCATTCTACTAAAGATGATGCGCTTAAAAGTCTTGAAAACGGTTTTAAAGTTATATTAGAACCAAACGAAAAAGAATTTCCGCAGCTTTGGTATAGACTAGTAAAGAGTGCCAAAAAATCACGAAATTTATATGAGAATGCTGACTTCATTATGGAGATACATGAAGATGGTAGTTGTAAATTGAAATATAAAGATGATGGCCAAGAAAAATTAATTGATGAAAATGTATTAAATGAGTTAAAAAAAATATATGAAAAAGATAAACATTTAATGTCTATAATAGAATCTGAGTTTAGTGATGTATGGCAAAAATTTAAAGGTGATTTACAAAAAGCTAGGGGAATAGATTCAAATAAGAAAAAAACTAATAGAGAAGAATTATTAGCTAAGATAGCTGATATAAGAAAAAAAGAATTAGAAAAAAGAGAAAAAGAAGAAGAAGAAGAAGAAGAAGAAGAAGAAGATATAAATGAAATAACTACTGCTGGTTCTTCTGGACAATACACTGGATTATTTAGCAAACCGATAACCAGACCAACAATAGCTGGTAAAATACCAGTAGTTTATGAAACAACACAAGGTACTGATAGTGTTGGTCCATATGATACAAATGCTTTAATAGGGATTAACAGAGATGGCACTTTTAAACCAGTTAAAAAAACAAAAGCACAGAAAAAAACACAATATCCTGATGGCGGATTTGTAGAATTCAATGATTGTGTTAAACTTAATAATAAACCAGCTGGTAGTGGTTGTAGTACTGGTGCTATTGATAATGTTGTTAAGATAAAGAAAACTAAAGGTAATATAATTTCACCATCTTTAAATGAGGCTTTAAAATTACAAATTAATAAAGAAAAAAATGAATTAATTGTAATATCTGATTTAGAAGGTAAAGCAGCTAGTCAAGAGACATTTACAAATAAAAATATTTTAAAACAAAATGGTTTTCAATGGAATGGTAGTAATTGGGTGATAAGTAAAGATAAAATGGATATTGCTAAAAAAACACTATCATTAGTAAATAAAGTTGAATATATTGTAGATAGTTTAGAAGAATTAGAAGAAGCGATTGATAATTCGGCTACTGATAAAAAATCATTATTAAAAAGCAAAATTGAAATGTATATTAATGATTTAGCTAACGCTACAGATGAAAAAGCTTTATCTGCTGAAATAAGAAGATATTTAACATTTTTTTCTAAATTTCATAATTATAGTTTCTATAATAGAATGTTAATTTTTATACAAAATCCAAATGCAACACGTGTAGCATCATATAAAAAATGGCAAGAAAAAAATAGACAAGTTAAAAAGGGTGCTAAAAGTATTTTTATTTTAGCACCAATAATAACAAAGACAAAAGATTCAGATGAAGAAATTGGTGATGAATTGGGTTTCAAAAAAGATGTTAGCGGATTTAGAGCAGTACCTGTATTTGATATTGCCGATACTGAAGCCACAAGTCCAGAAGGTGAAATACCAGAAACGCCACAATGGTGGGGAGATAACACACCATCAGAAACAGCTGATGAATTATTTGAATATGTTAAAGATATAGCTAATAATATGGGAATTAAAGTAACATCTTCAGATTCTAAAAGTGGTGAGAAAGGTTATTCGGCAGGTGACCATATTAATTTAACTTCTAGCGTAACTGGTGTTGCTAGATTATCAACAATGATACATGAAATAGCACATGAATTAATGCATTGGAAAAAATCATCAATATATTATATTGATAATGGTGAAGGTAAAGAAAAAAATGAATTGGTTGAATTACAAGCTGAAAGTGTATCTTATGTTGTATTAAAACATTATGATTTACCAGTTAAACATCATTCAACTTATTTGGCACTTTGGAAAGCTAATAAAGAAAAAATTCAAAATAATTTAGAAATTATATCTAAAGTTTCTGAATTCATAATAAATATGATTGATAAAGAAGCTGAACAGGCTAAAAAAAATAAAATAAATTAACTTTATTTAAATTATACAATATTTATTAATAAAAAAAGTATGGGTAATAAAAACAAAATACAACAAAAATTACATAGTTTATTCATATCTGAAGATGCCACACCAGCCATTTCTATGAATAATTCTATAAGAAATCAAAATAATAAGATAAATAAAAAAGGGTTATCTGATACTAGTAAAGAATTAACTAACTATGAAAAAGGTTTAGGTAAAGAAGAAGCTGGTGGTGATAAAATACCTGTAAATAAATTTAATTACACAAATGAAGATGAAGTTGAATACCATAATGAAATTGAAATAAGAAATGGTATGGAGATGTTAGAATATGATAGAGAACCAAGCGAAGGATTTAAAAAAAGAAATAAAGAAGCAATCGAAGGTTCTACTAGAATGGGTAACAAAGGTGGTAAAGAAGTAGGTAATGCTCAAGAAACATTTGGTGCATCTTCAGATGATTTTGGTAAAAATTTTAATAGAATATCAAAATCATCTTTTGATAAAAGAATAAAAGCTGAAAAAGGTATTTATAGTTTTGGTGACGATGTTGAAAGTACAACAGAATCTAATAAAGGTAATAAAACTATTGTTAAACATTCAATGTTTGAAAATAAAGAGAATAATAATAAATTAACAGAAAACAATAAAATGAAAAGACTTAAGTTTAAAAAAGAATTTAATGGTTTAGGTAATGCTTTAAAATTAATACCAGAATCATATAAAACTAATAATAAAGTATTTGAAATGACTGATGGTAATGAAAGTTACAGAATCAGATGGGAAGGTTCAAATAATGGTAAACCAGTTGTATTAGTAGCTTCAGATAAAAATTTAGTTAATGAAGATATCACAAGAATGAAACAACTTTTTGGTTATAAATCACAAGATACTTTAGGTATTGTTAAAGGTAATGAAAGAATTAATGAGAATAAAGTATTTGGTAGTATTTTAGATAAAACAAAAAAACTATTAAGTGAAGGTTCTGATATGGAAGGTGTTAAAGCAACAGAAGGTAATTGGGATGAAGTTACTAAAAAAGCACCTGAAGCAACAAAACACATTCATGGTTCTGTTAGCAAAGACACCCCAATAGCAAAGGCAACAGCTGGTAATCCAGATAAAGCTAAAAAACAAGCACCTGAAGCTAAAAAACCACTTAAAAGTTCTTCTGGTAAAAATATAGAATCACAAGCTGACTATAATGAAGGTAATTTTGACGAAGTTACTAAAAAAGCACCTGAAGCAACAAAACATATTAACTCAGGTAAAACAAAAATGTCTGCTGTTAAAAAAGAAACAACAGAGATGCCAAAGAATAAAGTAAAACAAGCACCTGAAGCTAAAAAACATATTAAAGAATCTGATTATATGTCAACAGAAGGTCGTATGAATCTTGATGAACTTGATTATATGGATGAAAACATGTACGAAGGTATGTACGAAGATATGCACGAAGATATGTACGAAGGTATGTATGAAGGTATGGATGAAGGTATATACGAAGATATGGACGGTGATATTGATGAAAACATATATGAAATTGAAGTTAGTGAGAGTAATTACCCTCCAGGCGCTGAGTATGACCCTAGAGCACCTTGGAACCAAGACGAAGATGAAGATGAAGATGACGAATGGTGGAATGCTATGACAAGAGGTGATGAAAAAAGAAAAGCGGATTTAGAAGACAGAGAAGATGAAGAAGATGTAGAAGATGTAGAAGATAATTATAGCTATTCTGACGAAGAGAACAGATTTTACCGTGAAGAGGATTTAGATGACATTGTTTATGAAGTAACATTAGATGATGAAGAAGAAGATGAAGAAGAAGATGAAACTGATACTGAAGAGGAAACAGAAGATGAGGAATTAGAAATAGAAGATAAACCAGAAATAGAAGATGATTCTATGATAGAATTAGAACCATCTGATGTTGATTTAAACAAAGAAAAATCACCAGAAAATTTTATAGGTGATTCTAATAAGGCGATGTTATTAAGAAACGCTGACAATCCTAGTGAATATATCGTAAAAAAAGGAAATACGATGTATTCAGTACCTAGCCAGTTTTTAGACAGGTATGCTACTTCTAAAAATAGGGCTGAAAGAATATTTACAGCGATTGAAGATTCGCAAGAAGATTCAGGATTAGATTAATTAAAAAAACCCCTACAAATGTAGGGGTTTTTTGTTTGTTTTAACTATTTATTAATAAATAATTTTATTTAAATTATATATTAATAATGGGAACAAACAATAATAACATAAATGTCACATATATAGCAAATAATATAAAATTTGAAAGATGTGAATTATATAGTGATTTTGTACAATCATTATTAATGTTAATATATGACACTTATTTAGGTGATGATATAACAAATAAAAAACAACAGAAAAAACATTATGATTGGTGTTGGGATAAAAACGTAGATAATTTTTTAAAAGAAGGTTTTCATTTAACAAATGAAAAATCAAAGGAATATTTTTTTCAGTTTCTAAATGAAACTTTTTATAATAACACTAATAAAGATAGTGATTATACCGATAAAAAAAGTTTAAAGTTTTGGTTAGATGTTTTTGATTATGTTAAACCAAAAACTAAATCTGAATTAGATGTCTTAATTGAAATATATAAGATATTAGAAAAAAAAGATTAAAAAAGTATTGATATACTGAATTAAAGTTAGTATATTTGTTATATGGATTATAATAGGGTATTTCAAATCTTAACTATGGAATTAACTTCTGATATATTGAAGTCAGAAGACGAATTAGAGAGGTTAATGAATTCAAATATTGACATTAATGAAAAAATAAGTAAAATTAAAGAACAATTAAGCAAAATAAACACGTTAGAACATAATTTAAACAAATTAACAAATATGTTAAAACGTGACGAAAATAATAACAATAATAACAATAATTAAATTAAAATTTATGGAAACATTTCTAGAACTAAAAAACTTAATCCTATCATTAGAAAATGATGCAAACAAATTCTTTGAAAAAGAAAACAAATCTGCTGGTACCAGACTTAGAAAAGGTATGCAAGAAGTTAAAGCATTAGCACAAACTTTAAGGGTTAATGTATCTGACGCAAAGAAAAATAACTAATACTATCATATTTTTATATCATGGATAAAATATTAATGATTTTGTTTTTCTTATCAATATTGAATATTGTAAGACATGGTTATTTTTTGTTTCAAACAATTATAGTCAATAGTAATAATACAGATGAACAAATAGAACCAGTTAAATATAAATTAAGTGAAAAATCATTAATTTTATTAGGATTATCAATATCATATGTATTAACTGTTTTAATCACGCTTTTTTAAATTTAATATGGCTAACATCCAAAAAACATTAGAATCATTACAACCTTATGTTATAGGTATTAGATACTTAGATGGTAAACCGCTTATAGATGTTGTATTTAAAAATGATTGGGTTGTTACAAACGACCCAAAAATTAAAAAAGTAAAAGGTAATGATGAAGTCAACTATTTTATGTTTTATAGCGAAACAAATGAAATAGGTATTGATGAATTATTAGAGAATGTTAGAAAAATAATTAATTTAAACATTGAACATGAAAAGAAACAAGAATTGTTAAAAGTAAAGTTTAATGAGTTAAAAAAATTATTTAAAGAAAATTCATTAGAGAAATTAAAAGAGTTAAAATTTGTTTTTAATTCTCATGATGATGACTTTCTACCAATGATTGATAATACATCAATAAATGAAGAAACACCAGAACCTATTACAAATGATACTTATTACGAAGAAACCATTAATGAAGAATCTACAAATGTTATAAATGAAATACCATATTTAGATGAACATGGTAATCCTCTTCAATTAAGTGAAGAAGAACTTGAAATGATAGAGGAAGAAAAAAGAGCTGAAATAAACAGAAAAATGTTGAAGAATAAAAAAACCACATAATTAATGTGGTTTTTTTATTTTATTTTTTGTGGTGTCTTTCAAACGCTTCTTCAAAATTATGAATTAACCAAACACAACCGCTAGTAAAACAACCATCTAAGAAAATCTTTAGATACAAAATATCAACACCATATGTTGTAAATGGTGTTTCATAATTTAAATAAGAAAAAAAATAAGATAGAATAAAACCAACCCATGTCGAAAGACACATAGGACAAGTGAATAACTTACCAAAAAAATTAGGGCTATATTTTAAGCAAAAATTTCTCCAACCAGAGAAAATACTACCAAATAATAAAATATTTGTTATACCATAAGAAAGTAAAATAAATAATAATGTGTTCATAATCTTTGTTAACTATATATAAATTATATTTTTTTTAGTATATTTGTAAATATTTATTTAAATAAATAAATAAATAAATCATATGGACAACAAAATTATAATAACTAAACTATTAAAAGAAGAAATAAATAAAATAGTTAATTGCTCAAGCTGTGGTTGGTCTTGGAATACAGTAGACTCTGATGAACATGATAAATATGTTTGCCATAAATGTGGTCATGATAATTCTAATAATTATTCAACAAAACCAAATGTTGCCGCTGGAGTACTTATTAAATGTTTATCAACTGATAGAATATTCTTATTATTAAGAAATGATAAAAAACCAACTTGGTCATGTGTTGCTGGACATATAGAAAAAAATGAAGATATTTTAGAAGGGTTAAAGAGAGAAATAAAAGAAGAAATCTCAATAAACCCTGATATAATTGATTTTAAAAAAATAAATGTGGTTAAAAATGATGATGGGGTTACATTTCATTATTATGAAGGTTTTACTGAAGATGAATTTAAAGCTAAATTAGATGATGAAAATCTAAAATGTGGATGGTTCTCAAAAAAAAGAATACCGTTACCTTTATACCGTGATATGAAAGAAAAAATAATTAAAATATGAATAATAAAGACTTATTAGTAAGAGAGCTTAAAAAACTTGAAAAAGAAGCAAAAAATGACGAGTATTTGACTTCTTTAAAAAAACAACAATTCATTAACGAATTAAAAAATGGTTTAGGTGATGAAATGAAAAAAAATTTAACAACCATAAAAATAATAAAAAAACCATGGTACGTTAAATTAAAAGAATCAATTAAAAATTTTTTCAAAACAATTTAATCATGACTTACGAAAAACTAATAGAAACAATATCAGCTATTATCCAAGAACCTAATATCTATAAAAATGGGTTAACTTTAACTTATAGCCTTACAAATCAAGAACATACAGCGTTAAACGAAGAATTATTCAGACAAACTAATCAATATTCTAAGACATTCACACCAAATGATGAGTTTGAGGTAGAGATTGATGGGATATTAGTTAAATTTGTTAAATTACCTTAATTTTTTTTAAAAAAAATTTGTTTTTTAGGTTTAAAATGTAGTATCTTTGTATAAAGATTTAAAAACGACTTATGAGTAACTTATTTAACGGTATGACAAGTAATGATACGCTAACAACAAATGGTATGTTGGCTAATAGTACGACAAGCAATCATTGTGTTGATTTGTTTTTCAGTATTGGTGCGTTAAGAGGTAAACACAATAAGCAAACGTTGATGAATAACTTCATTAAAGCATACCATGAGAATAAATTAATAGCACTTAAAATTTTATTTTGGAGTCGTGATGTAAGAGAAGGTGCAGGTGAACGTCAAATCTTTAAAGATGTTATTACTTACCTTGCTGATAACGATTTAAATACGTTAATTAATAATATCCATTTAATTAGCGAATATGGGCGATGGGATGACATGTTACCTTTGATTGATACCAAGGCAAAGGATAACGTATTAACGCTCATTAGAGAGGGTTTAAAAGCCAAAGACGGGTTATGTGCAAAATGGTTACCAAGACCTAATGTTAATAATAAAGATAAAAAACGTTGGGCTAATCAAATTAGAAAAAGTTTAGGATTGTCACCTAAAGAATATAGAATATTACTAAGTGACTTGTCAAATACTGTTGAACAACTTATGTGTTCTAATAAATGGGGTTCTATTGAATATAATAAAATACCATCAAAAGCCATGAGTGATTACATGTCAGTATTTATTAGACATGATAAAGAAAGATTTTTATCTTTTATTAATGATGTTAAGACAGGTAAAACCACTATTAAAGCTGGTGCAGTATATCCATACGATATTATTAAAAATATGCGTTATGGTAATAAAGATGGTGCGGATGTTCAATGGAATTCATTACCTAATTATATGGAAGGTAATAAAAAAAGACTATTACCTATCGTAGATGTTTCTGGTTCTATGTCATGTCCTGCTGGTAGTAGTAAAACAATAACATGTTTAGATGTTGCTATATCTTTAGGTATATACATTTCTGAAAGAAATCAAGGGTTATTTAAAGATGGTTTTGTTACATTTTCATCATCACCGACATTAGAAATACTTAAAGGTACTTTAAGTGAAAGGTTTATCCAAATGAGCAATTCTCATTGGGGTATGTCAACCAATTTAGAGAGTGTTTTCAATTTAGTATTAAATTCAGCTGTTAAAAACAAAGTTTCAGCTGATGAAATGCCAGATACACTTGTGATATTGTCAGATATGCAGTTTAATCAAGGTGTTAAATATAATACATCTGCACAAGAGATGATTGAAAGGATGTATAATGATGCTGGTTATAAAATGCCTAGTGTTATTTACTGGAATTTAAATGGTGCTAATAATAATTTCCCAGTAAAATACGATAAGAGTGGTGTTTGTTTAGTTAGTGGTTTTTCACCAACATTACTTAAAAATATTTTAGGTGATGTTGACTATTCACCAGAAAAAATAATGTTAGATATTGTTAACTCAGAAAGATATTCAAAAATAAGTTTGTAAGATATGAAAAGAATAGTAATTAAACAATTAAGCAATAGTGACATTATCGTTTATTATCGTCATAATAAAGTTAATGTACAAGCAACAATCGCTAAAGATAAGAAAGAGGTTAACAATATAGTTAATGAATATCTATCAAATTATTTTGAAGGTGAGGATTACAAGTTAAGTGATGTTATTGAAAAAGAATTTACTAATCCACATCCATTAATTTTAGTTTTTTATCTTGATAGGGATTTAATGGCTAATAAAGAAATTATTGGTCCTTTTGCTGAATCTGTTAATAGAATGTTACATGAGAAACAATCAAATGTTTTAGCATTCTTTTTACCAACAGATGGTGTTGAAAGAATTGAGTGTATAAACCCTGTAATTGTTTCAGAACCAGATATGGAAAGGATAAATGGTATTATTAATGATATAAAAACTACTTTTTCAATTGATTCCACTAAACCACTTGAAAGTTAATTTAAGGTCTTGTGGTCATTCTTCTAACTTTTGGGTAATCCCAACCTGTTTTTTCAACTATTAAGTCATACATAACACTTATCATATATTTACTGGCAGTGCCCATAAACATAAGATGTCTATATCTATGTTTTTTGGCTATCTTATGTAGTGTATGATGTAATCTTTGTGCATCTTCAGTGTTTTTGCATAGGACTAAATCAAAGTCTGTTTCGTTATAAATAACTAATTTGTTATTAACTACGATTACTTGTTTCACTAATTTAGCTGAATATGCGTTAACCATTAGTTTTTTAACAATTTCTTTAATTGTTGGTCTATTTTTTTTAGAGTCATGTCCGAATATCCAGAATTTTTCTTCAACTTCGTATGAATCAGAATGTAATATAGTCCAATCACCTAATGGTTTTTCTACATATACTTTACCATAATCATCTCTTAGTAATCTAAAAGTATCTGTATCTTCAGTAGGTTTAGTTACACATATTTGAAACTTAACTGGTTTTATTTTTTTTGTGTTTAAGTATTTTTTAGGGAAATAAACATTATTAGCTTTTTTTAATTTATGGAATTTTATGAAAGCTGATTCCCTTGTTTTACATCTATACAAGGTTTTTTTATATTCACCATTACTTAATAAAACTACTCTATATGTCATTTTGTTTGTTTATATCATAAATATATAGTATTTTTGTTAAAAAGTAAATAAAGCTATGTCAAAGAAAGATTATTATGCTATTTTAAACGTTGCTAAAGATGCAACAAAGGATGAGATTAAAAAAGCCTATAGAACGTTGGCAAAGCAATATCATCCAGATAAGAATCCTGACAACAAAGAAGCTGAAGAAAAATTTAAAGACATATCTGAGGCTTATGGTGTATTATCTGATGATGAAAAAAGGTCAAATTATGATAGATTTGGTACAGAAAAAAGACGTTCAATATTTGATTTTAATGATTTTGCGAAACCACAAAAGATTGGTAGTGATGTTTTATTAGAAATTAAATTAAATCTTAACGAGATACATAATGGTGTAAAAAACAAATATAGATTTGATAGATTGGATAGTTGTAAAACATGTAATGGTCATGGTGGTACAAATTCTAAGACTTGCCCTAAATGTAATGGTGATGGTGTTATTATTAATGTAACACAAACACCATTTGGTTATTTCCAACAAGCAACAACTTGTAATGTTTGTGAAGGTGATGGTATTGTTTATGAGGATGTTTGTGGTGATTGTAATGGTAGTGGTACTAAAAAGATAACAGACGAAATAGAATTAGAAATACCAAAAGGTGTTTTTGAAAATATGGGTTTTAATATAAATGGTAGAGGTAATGCTGTTAGGAATGGTATAAATGGTAATCTAATCGTCAGAATTAAAGAATTACCACATGACACGTATGTTAGGTCTGGTGATGATTTAAAGTTAAATGTTAAGCTAAGATATGACCAATTAGTATTAGGTGATAAAATAGATATAGAAACGATTGATGGTGGTAAAATAAGAATTAACATACCAGAACATACTGAATTAAATAAAATGTTTAGAATACCACAAAAAGGATTAAATAAATTTAAAAGCAATTCACGTGGTGATTTATTTGTTATTGCTGATATATCAATACCAAAAAGCATAACAGAAGAACAAAAAGAAGTGATAAATAAATTAAGAATTATTGAAAACAATATAACCGAATAACTAAAAAAATGAGTAGTAATAAACAACCTGTTGTTATAGGTAGTGCTTTTGTTTCAATTTTTGATAGATTCGGTGTTACTGATTATAATGAACATAATACTATTGAAGATGCAATTAAATCATTAGAATATGGAAGTGATGAAGGGTTAATTATGGATATTGCTGTAATTGAAACAAAGACTAAACAAATGGTATGGTATCAAAAATTTTTAGGTAAAGCAGAATGCCAAGCAAAAGTAGATAGGTTCGTCAAGCATTACCTATAACGTTCCGCAGATTGCCGAAGGTGGCGAAATCGAAGCACTAAACTTGATATAAACACAAATGTTAAACCGAAGCACAACAGTTGATATTAGCACTAAACCGCCACTTTTGGCAATGTGCTGTTATAAGCCGTTTTTCTTCACAAATCAAAAATAAATGGACTTACGAATTGAACACATTTTCAGAGAAGAAATGAAAGGAGATACATCTTTTCAAGAAAAAGAAAGCGGATTAAGTTTGCTTTTTGGAACTCATAAATACTCTAAAGTTGAAATGAGAGAAACTTGGGATAGAGGAATTAAACACGGAATTGAAATAGGGTTAAGAAAAGCAAGTTTAGAAGGGCAAAGGATTGAACTTAACCACAACACTCCAGAAGGTAAGCATAAGGAGTTTCTTGAAAAGTTTTATCAATTAGCTGCTGAATATAAATGTGCTATCCAATATCATCCAGAGGTCGGAATGGTTGTAGTAGCTCGTCAAAATGGCTTATAACGTCCGATGATAAACAATCGTTTTAATGTTGTTTATCATTTGTTAGGTTTAGTCATTAATTTGTTTTACCTTTGTAAAAAATATAAATATGGAAAATAAACGAAAAGAAGAAATTATCAAAAAATGGGAAGAGAGTGGTCTATTAGATGGACTTACTGAAATGGATAAAGACCATCCAATGTTGAATGTTATTGAGTCAATTGGAAAACAGGGGATAAACGAACTTCCAGATGTGAAACCAATAGATGATTCAAAACAAATTAATGATTAAACCTAATGACTACAGTTTGGTGAAGTGTGTGATAATACCTACAAAAACAGATAAAAATTACTAATGTTTAAATAACTACAAAAAATGATAGAAAAAAGTCAACCCCAATTTTGCCAAACCGATGTTATGTGCTGGGCGGTTTATCAGCACTAAATTTAATTTGAAATGAAATGATTTACGTTGAAATTTATACACACAGTAGCGTAGTTGATGGCTCAATTTCTTTTGAAGAATTTGATTTGAGAGTTGCTTCAATTGGAGATAATGAAACATTGGTAAAAAAAGATTTTGATAAACTTTGGGAATCGGTTAATGAAATTGATACTAAAGATTTAAAGGCAGAAGAATGGTATATGCTTGGCTTTAAAAGAAATTGGGAAGATGATGGTAGCGGTTCATATAATCAATGCTGGTTTGAACTTGTCGAAACATCTTTGATTGAAATTGAACTGTAGCCTTGCACATAACAACAGGCTATACGCAATACATTTTTATAACTAATTGATATGTATTTAATTACGACAGTATTTTAGAATAAAAATATCACGAAATTAAAACATTTTTTTGTTTAGTTCGATTATTATTAGTATATTTGTATTATAAATAACAAGTTAAAAAAAAAGTAATTATGGCAAGATTTGAAGAACCTTATGAGGACATTGAAAGTTTATTTGATGAAGTGGTTGTTAACCAATCAACATTACCACCAAGTGTAAACATTAAGTTATTAGCAGATAACAAATCAAAAAAGATTTTTAAAGTTATGAGGGCTAATGATTTGTTAAAGTACAGAACTGGTGATGATGTTATCATTATTATTAATCAAAACATTTTTGAACAATTAACCGATGTGCAAAAAATGATTGTTGCTGAAGAAGCTGTAGCATATATCGCTTATGACATGGATAAAGATAAAGTATTAATTACTGAACCAGACTTTTTGGCTCATAGCGGTATCTTAAGAAAACATACATTTGAAGTTATTGAAAATGTTAGAGAAACAATTAAAAGTCTTTACGATGCTGAAAACCAATCTGAAGACGAATCTTTAAGTAGAACAGGGAGGTAATAGTGATTGAGGTTATTTGTGGCCCTATGTTTTCAGGTAAAACAGAAGAGTTGATTAGAAGAATTAAAAGAGTTATAATTTCTGAAACAAGTTTCATTGTTTTCAAACCTAACATTGATAGTAGAAACGAAAAGGAAAATAATGCAATAGCAACACATGATTTATGTGGTGAATTACAAGCTGTTGTTGTCGATAACATTGATGATATCTACAATAAGAGTAAAGATTATGAAGTTATTGCAATAGATGAAGCTCAATTCTTTGATGAAGATTTATACAAGATTGTATTAAGAATGGCTGATGAAGGTAAAAGAATAATAATAAGTGGTTTAGATTTGGATTATGAAAGAAATCCGTTTATAACAATGTCTAAATTATTTTCAATTGCTGATAAAGTTGATAAGATTAATTCAATTTGTATGGTCTGTAAGAAAAATTTGGCAAACTATTCTAAAAGAATGGTTAATAATACTGATTTGATGTATATCGGTGATAAAAAAACTTATATACCTATATGTAGGAAATGCTTTAATAATTAATCATGGAAAAGAATATTGGTTTTAGAATAACAGTTGAGTTTGATTGTACAGAAATGATTGACGAGAAAACATTTCATGACGAATTTAATTGTAATCCAACAGCAGCATATAGATTTATATCAGATAATTTTAACGATAGTCCGTTAAATTTTTCTTCTGATGATAGAATAATTAAAATTGAAGTTATTAAATAAAATATGAAAGAACAGATAGAATTGATTAATCCAGAAGCACTAATGTGTGATGGGTTTGATGATGCAATAATAGGTATTGCGGAAAGAATTAATTTAAACCCAGTTGTAACATATGATGTAGAAAAAATGTTATCAATATTAATCGATAAATATGATATGTCATATGATGAAGCCGAAGAATATTATCATTTTAATATTTTAGGTGCTTGGCTAGGTGAAAATACACCAATTTATGTTAGAAGTTTAAACAATTAAAAAAAAAATGGAAAATTTAGTAGACACTGGTATGCATGAAGAATTCAAATCTTATGCAACAAAACACATGGGCATAAGCAGTATGCAACTATATTATTGGGAAAAACTGCAAGAAAACATTTATTCAAATGTAAATGTATTTGGTTCTTTATCACCGATGATTTTGGAAGAAAGAGAATTCAGAGCAACACTAATGTCAGTGTTTGATAGAATGATGATGGATAGGATTATATGGTTAGCTGGACCAGTTAACGATAGGATGAGCACGGTTGTTCAAGCACAATTAATGTTTCTTGATAATATGGAAACAAAAGATATTACTCTACATATTGATACACCTGGTGGTAGCGTTAAAAGTGGTTTATCAATTGTTGATGTTATTGGTTATATATCTTCTGATATCGTCACTATAAACACAGGTATGGCCGCTAGTATGGGTAGTGTATTATTAGGTGCTGGAACCAAAGGTAAAAGGTATAGTTTAAGTTTCAGTAGAGTTATGCTACACCAAGTTTCTTCTTCAATGGGGGGTACTATTCAAGACATGCGATTAACAATTGCTGAAACTGAGAAATATAATGAAATATTATTTGGGTTGCTTGGTGAGTACACAAACAAAACTGCAAAACAAGTTATGAAAGATGCTGACAGGGACCTTTGGTTGAATGCTGATGAAGCACTTAAATATGGTATTATTGATTCGGTAATAAGTAGAAAAAAATAATTAATAATAATGGCGACAAGATATTGTAAAACAACTATAAAACATATTGCTGATTACTGGATAAAAAATAGTAATATAAGTGAACTAGAATTAAATTTCGATTGGGCCGATGCACACACACACTGTTGGAATTGTGGTGATGACAGATTTAGAAAATCACATAAAACCCCTTCATTAGAAAGATGTCATATAGTTCCACATAGTTTAGGTGGTAGTGATTCACCTGACAACTATGTTCTTCTATGTAAAGATTGTCATCAAGAAGCACCAAACACAAACAACCCTAATGACATGTGGGATTGGATAAAATCAAACTATATGCCGTTTTCTTTTTACGGCACGTACAGCGTTAGAAAAGCGTTAATCATATTTCAAGAAAGGGAGGGTTTTTCATTTATAGAAAAAGCATCAACCATAAACAATATTTCTGATGTTATTAAAAATGAATTTAATAATGTTAGTACTCACGGTGCTAAAACAACTATTAGCACATATTATTACATGTTTAAAACTATTATTGATAAATACACATAATATTTATTAAATAATATTTGTTTTTATTTGTATCTTTTAGTATATTTGTAATAATTATTAAAACAATGGGGCGATATTAGAATCGACTGGTTATAGTCGTAAGTATTAAGCATGTAGTGTTAGATGGAAACACTTAAATACCCTATCAAAACAAACAAATGGCAACGATTTAGTTGTTTCTGAAAATTTCCTTAACGAAGTTACATGTAGCTTCGCTGGAGAGCTTGCGGTAGCCTGATATCGCTGATAGTAATAACTTACTTAATTGTAGTATTTTCTACAACATAATGGTAGTCCATTAGTTTCTAATCAGAGAACTTAACAAATTTGATGTATTTTGAATGGTTAGAAAACCATTATAAACATGTAGAAAGGTATTGAAGAATAACCAACACGTTGGTGCAACTCCGACTCGCTCCACTAAAAACCTTACAATTATTTTGTAAGGTTTTTTTTATTTCAGCATATTTATAAATAAATTAAATATTATGGGAAAGTTCTTTATGTCATTATTATTGGTTGAGAATAAAGTATCAAGTAAGCGTTTTGTGACCTTAATGGCGTTTATTTTTATGGCTATAGGGTTTATATCAGATTTATTCTTTGAATACACTGTAAACGAGTTTATATATGAATATATGGCTTGGATTGTGTTAGGTGGTTTAGGGTTTACAGCATCCGAACAATTTTCTAGTAGAAGAACAAAAAAAGATACAACCCAAAATGAAAATATTGAAAACATTTAAAATAATTAAGGGGATTTAAAATCCCCTTAATACATGGTTATTTTTTACAACCACATTCTCTTACTTGATTTTTCATGATTTAAATTATTTAGCTAAATGTTATTTATTAATAAATATCGTTCATTAATTAAAAAAATGTAGTAAATTTGACTTATGTTTAAGAAAAAAAATAATATAAGGTTTATAGATGTAAATTGGAAGATTTTAAAAAATGATATCCAAATGAATGTTATTCCTAAAAAAAATGAATTACTTTTCTTTAATGATATATATTACGAAGTGGTTAATGTAATTTATGATATTTCAAAAATAGAAAAACAACAAATAATAGTTGTTTTAACAGAACTTAAACCTAAAGTAGATTTTAAATTGGTTAATAATCAAATAATTACATAAAAAACAGAAAATAAATTTGTTTTCATGAGGTAAAGGTTAGTATATTTGTATTATAAAAAGTGGTTACAGCAAAACAAAAAAGAATAATTATGCAAAATTATAGAAACCCACTTTGAAATTATTTTAGTTATTTTGAAGAATTATTTCAGCAAAATTAAATTATCGATGAATCTTTTAAATTCAACCCGAAAAACCGATTCTGTAAATAACTAAAAATATTACCCTATAGGGTATAAAAATAATAAAACAAATAAATTAATACCATATAGGGTATAAAAATAAAAAAAATTGTTTTAATGTTAAAAAGTTAGTAAATTTGTAATATAAATTATTTTAAAGGATAGATTCAGCAAAAGTTACATTCAAATTCAAAATAGATAAAGTCAACTAACGCTATCCTGTAAATAATAAAATGGTTAGATGATGAAATAGGAAAACATGCAAGACTTAAAATCTTGTGGGCAGAAACGCCCTTGTGGGTTCGACCCCCACTCTAACTACAATGAGTAAGAGATACTCAGAGTCTTTAATTCAAGACTTAAACAATGAATAGGGTATTAGACTGGACATCCTAATATCTATAAAGAAGACTATCACATTTTGGTAGAAACTGGTTATAGCTCTATAAAACGCCAGTCTCTTTGGAATAAAGCTAGGTAACAGAGGCTCCAAGTAGTTTGACTAATTTTAAGAGGGTAAGACCCACAGGTTTATTGAAAGAAAGAAAACCGATACATCTACTCACCAGTAATCTCAAGGTGGGGTGGAAGTTAGGTGGCGGAATTGGTAGACGCACGCATGGCTCGGCAGTATCGTGAAAAGAGCCTGTAATTAAGATACTGCGTACAGGTTCGAATCCTGTCCTAACAACAAAAATAACTAATGACTCTGAAAAGAGCAAGCTGGATTGGGTTGCTAGCATTCCCGTTCGAGTCGGGCAAGAATAGAAATATTCAAGTGGGCCAGCTAGGAGAAACGAAGACCTCATTAGTTATTTTCTTAGTCAGGTGGCGGAATTGGTTGCCAAGATAGCGGACTCTAAGGAGCGTCTATTACAGGTTCGAATCCTGTCCTGATTACAATTAATTTAAACATAAAAAAAATATGAAAAACTTTTTAAAAGAACTATTTAAGTGTTGGTTATTGACATGTCCGATAACCATTTTATTTATCTTTATTAAACCTATTGGTTATCATTGGTATGATTACATTATATTTTATAGTATAATTGGTGTTGTATCTTATTATTATAAAGAAATTTATAAGTTTCTAGGTTTTTAATGGGTAAAAACGTTAAGTTATGTTTAATTGGTTCAGCTAGATGGGGAAAAGACTCACTAGCTGAAATTTTTAATGAGCAGTTTGGTTTAAAATACACATCTTCATCTGAAGCATGTGCTGACATATTCATATATGATAAATTAAAAGATTTATATGGTTATAGTAGTGTTAAAGAATGTTTTAACGATAGGTTTAAACATAGAGCAGAATGGTTTAATTTAATAAGTGAGTATAATAAAGATGACAAAGCTAGATTAGCTAAAGAAATCATGAAAAATAACGACATTTATGTTGGTATGAGAAGTAGAGATGAGATAGAAGAGTGTTTAAGACAAAATGTGTTTAATTTAGTTATATGGGTTGATGGTAGTAAAAGGCTACCATTTGAATCAAAAGATTCTTTTGATATTGATTCATTATGTGCAGATATCATTATTGAAAATAATGATACGTATGAAAATTTTCAACGTAGAGCGATAAATTTAGGGAATTTATTATTCAAGTAATCTAAAAAAAAATTTGTTTCGTATCGTATTTTTTAATATCTTTGTATTAAATAAATAAAGTATATGATAACAGATTTCGGTAAAAAAAGACTTGGTAATGATGATTTTTTTGTAAACACATTATCTAAAGAATCTTTAAAAGCTTATTACAGTCAAATTGAAAAGCTTAAACCTTTAACCAAAGAAGAAGAAAAAGAACTATTCATAAAGTTGTCTGAGACAACTGATGAATTAGACAGAAAAAAAATAAAAGATAAAATAATAAATCATAATCTTTTATTTGTTGTTTCTGTTGCAAGAACATATGCTAAAAAAATAACCAGTGGTGATATTGGTGTTGAAGAATTGATATGTGAGGGCAATATTGGCTTAAGTGAAGCTATTGAACAATTCAAAACAGATTCAGATAATAAATTTATTTCATATGCTATTTGGCATATAAGAAAAAGAATTTTATTGTTTTTAAATGAAAATTTATATGTAGCTAACATATCTTCAAACATTATGCCTAAAATTAAAATAATAAATAATTTGAAAGCAAAAATGGAGAAAGAATGTGGTCATGAACTTGATTACGAATATGTTATTAATAATTCTGATATTGGTACAGATAGAATAAAAAATAGTGTATTGATGGCTATTAAATCTAGTGTTGTTACTAAATCATTAATAACTGAAGAAAATGATTATTTATTCAAACACAATGATTTTGAAGTAGATAGTGAAGAAAAAGAATCAAACGAAGTATTAAAAAAGGTAATATATTCTTTAAACCCTATAAGTAGAGTTATTATTTGTCATTATTATGGTTTGTATGACTATAAACAATTAACAATTAAACAAATGTCAGAAGAGTATAATATGACAACTATAAGAATTAAAAAAATAATAGAGTTTGCGATAAGAGACCTTAAAAAAAATGAAGATTTAAAAGATTTTTTTGGTTGTTAATAATTTAATAGTTTAAGATATATATTTATTATATATGAAAAACTATATTAAATTCAAATTAAGAAACTTATTAAACGAAACGGAATTTAATTACCATAAAGGTGATATAGAAAATGTAGAAAATATAAGACCATATGGTTCAGATAATTTATTTCGTATGCAAGGTCGTGGAACTGGGCATTTTGGTTCTGGTCTTTATTTTTCTACTTATAGTTGTGAAAATTTTGATGATTCCGATAACTCAAAAAAAGAATTAACTAAAATAAAAGATAATATTTATCGTGTTGATTTTGATATTTATAAAAATTTATTTAGGGTTAAATCACCAGACCATGCTGAAATGTTATTTAAAACATTAAAACTAATAAATGAAAGTTTTTATTTAGTTGTTAGAGTTTATGATAGCAAATTTGAAATGGATAACAAATTCAAAATTATTTATTTAAAAATAATAAATAATGCACAATACCTAGGTTTAAATATTCCAAAATATCGTGAATATATAAATATGGTTAAAGAAGCCGCAAATGACATGAAGAACAAAACCAATTTAGCATCCATGTCAACAAGAATAATGGAGTACAATGGTTTTAATGGTGTTAATGTTAGCGGTATAGATGGGTATGATAATACATTACACGGGTCTGTTATATATGATTTATCTAAACTATCGTCTAATCCAGTAGAAGTTAAAAACCCAGAACTATTTTGTAAAATAAAACGTGATGTGATAACTAATTTCCCAAATATGCGTTCAGATGCTTTAGCTGGTGATAAATTAAGTATTGATTTTTTTAATAAATTAAAAAATAATGAAAAAATAATTTATATAAAAAATTTTGAATATTATTTTGAACCTTATCAATTAGATGAGTTAGATGAAAACTTAAAAAAAGTTTATTATAATTCATTACCAATTAAATTTAAGAATGGTTTATTAGAAAAATTACCACATTATAAAATGGTTAAAAAAATGATTGATGATGGTTATATTAAATTAATTTATGATGAAAACATTAAAGTAAATGATGTAACTATATTAGAAGATATTTTAGAAGATTTTTGGAAGTATGATGAAAAACATCAAGAATTGATTTTAAAAAACATAAATAGACCATTAAATGATGAAGAAGAACGTTTATTAAATAACGTGAAAGAAGATGATGAATATAAACAATTTTTTACCGAAAACGAAAATAAATTAAATACTTCATCTGAAATAAGAATTAAATATGATATTAACTTACCAAAGGACATAATAGATATTAAAGATATTTTTGTTAAGAATGGTTATGATTTATATCTTGTTGGTGGTTCAGTAAGGGATGTTTTACTAAATAAAGAACCAAAAGATTATGATTTAGCAACAAATGCTAAACCAGATGATATTGAAAACATATTACAAGAAAACGGTTATAAAACAATAGCAACAGGAAAAGCATTTGGTGTCATTAATGTTATAACAGATAGTGATGAATATGAAATAGCCACATTCAGAATAGACCAATATAAAGGTTATGATTTAGAAGGGTTTAAAGATTATTTAAAACGTTTAAATAATGGTAGTTACGAAAAATTTTTAACTAAATTAATGAAATAGCGACTTTTAGATTAATCCATGATATTTATAATAAAAAGAATGTCATGGAATCAAAATATTATGTCTATGTTTACCTAGACCCAAGAAAAAAAGGTGAATTTACATATGGTGATTATAAATTTGAATATGAACCATTTTATGTTGGAAAGGGATGTTACAAAAGATGCTTAGAACACTTAAACCCTAATAGGATGAAGTGTGATAATAACACATATAAAATTAGAAAAATTAATAAAATAATAAATATTGGTTTAAAACCAATAATTTTAAAAATTAGTGAAAATATATTTGAAGTTGATGCTTTCGAGTTAGAAAAAAAATTAATATTAGTTATTGGTAGGAATGATTTAAAAAATGGTCCATTAACCAACCTTACCAATGGAGGCGATGGTGTTTCTGGTCACATAAGGTCGTTAGAGTATAGGAATAAAATCAGTCAAAACAATAAAAATAGGGAGGTTAGTAATATAACAAGAGAAAAAATAAGTCAATCATTAATTGGTAAACCTGGTAGAAATACTGGTAATAAACACAGCGAAGAGACTAAAAAACAAATATCAGAAACCAAAAAAGGTACTTTGTCTTGGAACGCAACACCAGTATTACAATTATCTAAAGATAGTGAATTAATTAAAGAATGGGTTAGTGCAACAGCAGCAGCAAAAGAATTAGGGTTGAGTCAAGGCAATATTTGGTCGGTAATAAATGGTAATAGAAATAAGTGTGGTGGTTATAAATGGAAATTAAAATAATTAAAATGGAAAATTGGGAACAAATAGCTAAAGAATTCTTTAAAAAAGAATTTGAAGATTATGAAAAAACTTTAGCTGATAAAAGAAGACCAGATTCAGTCGAATTCACAGATATATATCAAGATGTGCTAAGAAGAGATATAACAATAAATGCTTTATTTTACGATATTAAAAATAAAGAAATTGTTGACCTTGTTGGTGGTATTGAAGATATAAAAAATGGTGTGATTAGAACCGTTGGTAAACCAGAAGATAGATTCAATGAAGATAGACTTAGGATTTTAAGAGTTCTAAGATTCTCAGCCAGATTAGATAGTGATATAGACCAACAAACAGATGAAGCATTACAAAAAGATGCTAGTTTAGAAGGTATATCTGCTGAGAGAGTAAAAGATGAATTTATTAAAGGAATTAAATCAGCTAAAAATGTTTCTTTCTTTCTATCTTTAATAGATAGATATAATTTATTTGATTGGATTTTTCCTAAACTTAATATTAATAAGAATTTCAAAAACTTAACAGATGATTATATCATAACAATATCAACTTTATTAAAATTAAATAACCCTAAAAACATTGGTAACAAATTAAATGAATTAAGATACACTATTGATGAGATAAGAAACATTCAATTTTTACTTAGTTTTTTAAATATAAGTATTGATACAGCCGTAGCATTAAAAAAGATGCAAAAAAATATAACATTGAATGATGAACAAATAAAAAAATTCGGTCAAATAAATAATTTAGATAAAAAGTTAGTTGATGCTTTTATAGATTTTGAATTGTCTGTTAATTCACAAGAAGTAATGGATAAATTTAATCTTAAACCTAGTCAAGAACTTGGTAATAAAATAACATCGTTAGAAACAGATAACTTTAAAAAAACAATTAAATAATATTTATTTTTTTTAATTAAAATACATATTTATATTATAAAAAAGCAAACATGAGTAAATATTTAGCAATTTATACTGATAACATTAATAACATAGATGTCTTCGGATTAAAATTAATGTCAGATAAAGACATGGAACGTTATGAGAGCTTAGCTATGTCAATAACTTGGAGTTTTTCTTATAATTTATCTGAGTTTGATTATGCTGACTTTGTTGATGGTGAAGACTATTTAAATAAAATTGAATTTAAAGAAATTACTGACGAAGAATTTAACACAATTAATAATTTATTTGGGTTAAAGTTTGGTTATTTTATAGATGAAGATTATCTAAAGATTATTTTATCAGATGATGATTTAGATATTGAAACTGGTGATGACGATAATTATGATGATGATAATTATCTATTTTCATCTGATGGTGACGATTATTAAAAAAAAATTTGTTTTCTTTTGTTTAATGTAGTATATTTGTATTATAAAAAAATTAAATAGTTATGAGTACAAAAAATCAACAAAGAAGCAAGACACAGATTAGTGTCGAAAATGGAATTAAAATTTTGAAAAACGCTATTAAGCGCAAAATTTCACTTTCTGAAGCATCAAGAAGAGCAAACTTTGGTAGAAACTATGTCTACACGATTAAATCAAGATTGTCTGACAATTACAAAAATCGTGCGGTTACAAGAGAATCCTATCAAGAATTCAGAACATTAGTTAAAGAATACAATTCACTAAATTCTTAATTTTTTAACTTATCTTTTTAAATAAAAAAAACCTCCATTTGTATGGTGGTTTTTTTTTATGTCATAACTACTTATAATTAATGAGTATTAATTGTGGTGGAAATATAAAAAAAATAGGTGTAGAAAAGAACAAAACCTTTTTAAAAAATTTTGATTCCGTTTATGATAGATATAAAAAAAAGGCTATTGAAATGGGTTATCATAAAGATTTAATAATAATAAGGGAACACGGTAAAGTTTTAATATATATTTGTCTAGATAATAAGAGATAATTGATTAATTAAAATATTTATATATAAATTAATTAATATGAACCAACTAATAACAATTAAAAAAATGTTAACGAATTATCTTAACGAATCAATAGAGGATTACTCAAAATGGAAACGTAATAATGTCACCTACAGAGGGATTAAAGAATTTGGGAAACCAAATGAAGTTTATGGTTCGCTTGGTAATGGATTATATACAGTACCTTTGAGTAATAAAGCAATGGCAAAACAATATGGTGACTTATATTATGTTGTTAATGCTAAACCAACAAAACCAAAAATAGTTAATGGATTAAATAACGCTGAATTACTAATTCAAAATTTAATCGATAATTTCTGTAAAGAAAATGGACAGGGCTATAGTAGAAGTTTTTTTGAACAAAATACAACTATCGAAAAAGAAATGTTAAAGTTAGGTTATAACGGTATAATAATAAAAGGTAGAGAAATGGTTAACTATGAACCAATAAACATTAAATATTTTAAAACTGAAAAGGAATTATTAAATTATTACGATTCAATTAAAAACATAGAAAGTTAAAAAAATGAATAACAAAGAATTCATAATTGGCAAGTTAAAGGAAAGTGAGTTTGCGAAACTTTTCACTAATGTAACACCATCATCTAGAGAAGATGATATGTATTTACATTTTGATTTAACAATAAGTGCCAAGATAGATGTTAAATCAATGAAAAAAGGGGCTAGATATGACCCTAGATATAATGAAAATTTTCATTGGGTTGAACTTAAAAATGTTAGAGGTGAGAAATCATGGTTATTTGGTGAGGCTGATTATTTTGCGTTTGAAACTGAAGATTATTGGATAATAGTCGAAAAAGAAAAGTTACAACATTTCATAGACGAAAAAATTAAAGGTAAAGAAATTGGTAGTAATAAAGACCCATATGAGTTATATAGACGCACTAATAGAAAAGATGTTATAACTAGAGTTAAAACAATAGATTTAATTTATCTTTCATTAACTTTGATAAAAAAAGAATAAATAATATTTGTTTATTAATAATATTAATAGTATCTTTGTATTATAATTTAGGGCCTCTAGCTCAAGCGGTTAGAGCACTTGACTCATAATCAAGGGGTTACAGGTTCAAGTCCTGTGAGGCCCACAATTAAACATGGCTCTATAGTTAAACGGATATAACAAATTCCTTCTAAGAATTAGTTTTTGGTTCAATTCCAAGTGGGGCTACTAAAACATTTAAAAATAAATCACTTATGAATTACACACAATTATTTTATTGGCTAACGGTAGCCGACAATGCCAAATATTTTTTTGGTACTATGATAGTTATTTTCACTTTAATATCTGTCATATCAACAATATGTTATCTTTTTAATAAGAACTCTGAAGATGAAGATAACCAAAGAATGTCAAGAAAATGGATGTGGTGGTCTTATCCTTTTTGTATTTTATTTTGGTTATTACAAATAGCAACACCTTCTAAAAAAGATGCTTTATTAATTGTTGCTGGTGGGGAAACGTTAAATTTCTTAACCACAGATTCAACAGCTAGGCAGATACCACATGAATTAACTAGTTTTGTTGTGACTGAATTAAAGAACATGGCTTCTGATGCTAAAGTGGAGTTAAACATTAATAATCAGAAAGAAAAAATATTAAATGAAGCTAAAAATATGTCAAGTTCTGAATTAATGGAAAAAATGAAATCAGATACAGCATTTGCTAAAATTATTTTAAATAATTAAATAAAAAAAATATGGAAGTTTCTATGGATGGTTTGAGAAAAAGGTTAATTATAGATTATAATTCATTAACCAAAAAATTAAATAACTCTATTAAAAAATATGATACATTTAATTCAGAAATAATAATCGAACCAGAAGATATTAGAACAGAAATGGATGGGCTTAGAATTGGTTTAGCTACATTAGCCTTTTCATATCTTGATGGCCCAAATGGTTTTTCATCTTTAGATGAAGAAACATTAATCGAAGAATATCTACCAGAAAATGACGAAGAAAGAGATTAAAGAATGGATTGATAGGTGGTCAAAGTTAAAACCATGTCAAACTAGGGATAAAGTAATTGAAATTTGGGCTAAAGTATATAATAACATCGCATGATTAAATGCATTTTTAAATATTATGTAACCGATAACTACACATATGGTTACGATTTAATTATCCCTTTTGAATGTAATGATTTAATTGAGTTTATTTATAATCAGATAAAAAAACTTCAAAAATCGGAATACGGATGTGATATTTTAGGCGTTTATGTTGAAAAAGATAAATTAGATGAAATAGAATATTCATTTTTAACATTAGAAGAATGGTTCAATAAAGAAAAAAAAATTGGTTAAAAATATGACAGAAGAAAAATTCAAAGAAATACAGGCTATTAAAGATGAGATATCTTTAGTTAAAACTGAATTAAGAAAACTTGAAAAATTATTTAATTGTTGTAGTCTACAACTAGTGGTCACTGGTTTAAACAGGATGACTACTTTTAAGGACACTATTTTATTTGATTTAAATTTTTCAAATGAAGATATTAAATGTTTGTTAGATAACAAAAAACAAGAATTAAATTCAAAGTTATCTCGATTAGAAAAAGAATTCGAAAAACTTTAAAAAAAAAAAAATTGTTAGTTAACAAAATAATTAGTAACTTTGTATTATGAAAAAAATATATTTAATGTCATCCATACCAATTTTATTGGTAGTTGTGTTTATGATTTGGACTTTAATTTTAGAAGGTTTTTCTTCAAGTTCAGATTATTTAGTTCTTTTATCCGCATTGGCTAGCGGAGTATTAATGATAGCCTTATACAAAACAATCAAATTTTATTTAAAACAATTTTAATTCATGAAAAAGTCAGTAAAAACAATTTTTTTAATTTTCGGTGCATTTTTGATAATGCAAGGTTGTGCATGTTCTCGGATTGATGCTGGACATGAGGGTGTTAAAGTTAATCTTGTAGCATCCGATAAAGGTGTTGATGGTGTTGCTCTTGTAACTGGTTGGCAGTTTTATAATCCATTAACAACGAGTGTATATGAATTCCCAACATTTGTTCAAACAGTTGATTACGAAGCGTTCACTGTTAATGCTAAAGACGGTTCAGTGTTTACAGTTGACCCAACTTTAAGTATTAAAGTTATTGATGGACATTCACCAGTTATTTTTACGAAATATCGTAAGGAGCTATCAGAGATTGTTAACACAACTATTTACAATTATGTAAGGGATGCGTTTAGGATTCAATTTAATTCTTTCACAACAGATAGTGTTATTTCTAATAGGGCAACATTTGAAAACATGGTTCAAATGATGCTTGATAGTACTTTACAAAAAGAAGGTTTTAAGCTTGAGCAAATGACATCTGGTATGCAATATCCACCTACGATTGTTCAAGCTATTGAGGCCAAAAATAAGGCGATACAAGATGGACTTAGTGCCCAAAACAAGCTTGTTGAAGCTAAAGCACAAGCTGAGATTAAAGTAACTCAAGCTAAAGCTGAAGCCGATGCATATGCTCTTAAAGAAAGGTCACTATCACCAATGTTGTTGACTCAACAATACATTGAAAAGTGGAATGGTAGTTATGGTGAGGGGAATGTTTTTAGTTCTGAACAATTAACATTACTTAAAAATGTTGGTAAACGATAATATCAATAATATAGAACAACAAAAAAAATATACTCATTAATTTGGGTATATTTTTTTTGTTTTAAAGATATTTATTATCATGGAAACAAAAATAATAATTAAAACATTATTAAGAGAAAGTTTATTGGATGAAGATTATCCAGAAAGTTTTAATATGGATAAATTTAAATCCCTAACAACTTTTAAAGATAGGGTTAATTATTGTAGTGAACATTTAAAAAGGATATCTAGTGGCACTAGTAGAATCGTATATAAAATTGATGATGAAAAGGTTTTGAAATTAGCCAGAAATAAAAAGGGGTTAGCACAAAATGAAGTTGAGGTTGATTATTCTAAGGAATATGTTATTGAAAGCATTTTAGCTAAAGTTTTTGATTATCATGAAGATTATTTATGGGTTGAGATGGAATTAGCTAGACCAGTAACTGAAAAAATATTTAAACAAGTTAATGGATATAGTTTCGGATTATATTCATTAGCAATAAATAATTATTATTACGGTAGTTTAAAACCAAATAATAGAAATGTTAGACATATAGATGGTTTAGAACAAGCTATTCAAGATTTATGGGAAGATGAATTCGCTTATGATATTTTTCAATATTTAGGTAATTTTAACGTACCTGTTGGGGATTTAATGAAATTGTCTTCTTATGGTTTAGTTAAAAGAAATGGTCAAGATACTATTGTTTTAATTGATTATGGTCTTGACCATGATACGCTAGAAAAATATTATAGTTAACTTTATGAATAAAACATATATTAAAGAATCATTAAGGAAATATTTGAACACTAATATATTATTAGAAGGTTGGTTTCATGGTACTTATGATTCTAGAGAAATAGAAAAAGAAGGTGGTTTTACTAATAAAACTATTAGAGTAGAATATGTTAATAACCCTAAAGCTCTTGATAAATTACAAGAAAAAATGAATAAAGCTAAAATTTCAGGTGATGAAGAATTATATTTTAGTTTATTAAATAAAGTTTCTAATTTTAAAGATTATTATTCGTATAACAAACCATTATTCATAACTGACAAATATTCTGTTGCTAAAACATATGCTGATGCTAAAAGAGCTTTTGATTATCAAAACGCTATTGAAAAAGTGTATGAAGTTGATGTTGATTGTGATAAAATAGTTAAGATAATAGCAATTGGTGATAGATTTAGTTATATTAGTTTAGATAAAGTTAAAAATGGTTTTATTAATGCTGGTATATCTGAAGAAAGAATTGATGAATTAATATCAATGTTTAATTATTATTATAATGATAAAGGAATTAAAACAGATGTTATAGGAGCAATAGGGAACATTTTAAATTTTGATTGTATAGATGTTATTGGTGTTTTGGATTCATATCATGGTGGTACTATTAAATCAACAGTTAGAATGGTTTTAGACCCATCAAAAGTCAAAATAAAAACAAAACAAAATTTAAATGAAAACATAATTTTAACTGAAGAATTAAAAACATTATATCACGGTAATAAATCTGGTTATAAATTAGATAACATAACTTTTGATAATAACAATTATTTTTATTTAACACCAATTTTTAGATATGCGTTAATGTATGCTAAAGGAAATGAAGATGGCGTTACAGGATTAAAGATAGATACATCTAAATTATTAGATTTAAGGTCACTAGGTACAAATAAAATTGATAGTAAAACATTCTATAAAGAGACAAAACAATATTTTCCATCAAAACTTTTAACTAAGAATCAAAATAATTCTTTATGGGAATTAATTAGATTAGATTTTGATGGTGATATTAAAAAAACTTTTCAAAGTAGAGGATATGATGGTTTAATAATAATTGAACAAAAAGATGGTGAAAAATTTGAATCATATGTCTTATTTAATAGCAATCCAATTATTGATATATTAAACACAAATATTTTTGGTCATAGATTAGATGTGTTATTAGATATTATTGGTGACAAAGTAGATAACCCAAAAAAATTCATAAAAGATAAAATATATGATTTGAAAACAATTCAAAAACAATCATCAATAATATTGTATAGGGTTGTTTATATAAAAAACCCAGATAAGTTAAATAAGAATAATTTTGGACATCATTATGTCTTAAGTACAGAAGATTTTCATGAAGAAATGTTAGATTATTTATACCAAAATGCGAGAAAGCTAGATAAAAATTTGGAAGAAGATGATGTTTATTTGATAGAAGTTGAAACACCAACATCAAATATAGATTATTATGAGACTATGAGAACATTTGTTTTGCATCCTTGGGAAAATGAAATAACAATTAAAGATGATACGAAGGTTAAATTAAAAAACATTACTAATTTTTTTGGTTAATTTTAATTCTGAATATCTATATATAAAATAAAAGATGAAAGATTTTAAACAAGTGATTAAAACTAAGATACGAGAATTTATTGAACAACAAGAGTTTAATGAAGGCATATTTGATAGATTTAAAAGGAATGAAATTTTTAAACAAAAACCTAATATTTGGACACATGCTACCTCTTCTGATGAATTAATAAATCATTTAAAAAGTGGTGGTGACTTTATAGGTGAAAAAGAAGATTTAAGTAAGTTTAATATAGAAAAGATAGGTCCTTTTGCTACATTTGTTAATCAACATTCACCAAACTTTAAAAAGGGGTCAATATTTCACGGATTTGAACAACATCCATATTTGATTACAACCGAATTACCAGATAGTGCTTTCCAACCAAATTGGAATCGTAAAAATTATGATAACTTGAATGATAGTTCAAATGTTGGTGTTTTGAAACCAGAATATCGTGATTCTAAAAATTTCAAGTTGTGGAAAAGAAATAATAAAGGTGAATTTGAATTAATAAAATAAAAGTGCGTTGGATTTTAGTTTTTAACTATTTATATATAAAGATAAAACTATGAGTAAAGAAATGAGAAGATTGATAGATACATTCAAAAGGTTTAATTTGAATGAGAGTCGTAAGAATCTAAAATTAGATATTTTAAAAGATAGAGAAGAACTTATAGATATATTCAAATGGATTTCATATGATGATTATAACGGAGAAAATCCTAATTTTCAATTACAAGGCACACCAAACAACATTATACTTCATTTTCAAAGATTTTTTGGTGAGAACCAATTCGAAATTAAAGAGTGGTTGATAAGTGGTGTTAATTATGTTATGGAGGTTTATGGATATAAATATGGAAATTCAAAACCAGTTAGCATTTCATATGAATTAGATAATCCTAATTATGATGAACTTGCTGATTTATTACATGATGAAGAAGGTGTTATTGCTGGTGGTAAATCACCTAAAAATTCAAATAAAAAGATAATAGAATCCAAAACCTTTGATAAAATTGAAGATGTTTTAGGATTAAAAGTAAATACCTTATCTATAAGAATATCAAAAGTGGGTGGGTAAAAAATTATTACACATAACAATAGGTTATACGCAATACATTTTTATAACTAATTGCTATGTATTTAATTACAACAGTATTTTAGGATAAAAATATCACGCAACTAAAATATTTTTTTGTTTAATTATATTATTAATAGTATATTTGTAATAATGAATGTTCTCAAACTCATTTAATAGTGGTTGCAACCATCTGTTATTAAGGTTAACTACCTGATGTCCCTGAGAACATTCGTTTTATTTTAAAAACATATGAAAATAAGAAATATATTAGAACAATTGAACGGAACAAATATAATAAATGTTCCAATAACCAGAGATAATCAAGAATTGATTATAATGGTTGGTATACCTGGTAGCGGTAAAAGCACAAAAGCTAAATCTATAGTTGGTAATGGTATTATCCATTCAACAGATGATTTAATTGAAGCTACTGGTGATTATAACGAATTCTTTAATAATATGATGGCAAATAAAGATTTTGGACCATTAAGTAATATGCATAAACAAAATCTTAAAAACGCTATAAAATCTATGAAAGATGGTATTACACCAGTTATAATTGATAATACCAATTTAAGCCCAAGTGAACCAAAACAATATGTTATGGCTGCATTAGAAATGGGTTACGATGATAAGAACATAAAATTTATTAATATCGGTACTGGTGGATTAACAGCAGAAGAATTGGCCAAAAGAAATACACATAATGTGCCTTTAGATAAGATTAAATCAATGATTGATAAATATAAGACACATAACCCAATAACAATTGAAAAAGTGATTAATAGCAAAGATATGGGTAAAAAAGATGATGTGTTATATTCAGCAGTTGTATTGGATGAAGAATCACATAATAAATTGATTAATATGTTTTCAGATATCATACCTGAAGATTGGAAAGTTTATGCACATCATATGACAATTCAATTTGGAAAAGGTGTTGAGAATGAAAAAGATTTGGATAAAGAAGTGATATTACAAGGTAATAAATTAGGTATATCAGATAAAGCAATTGCCATAGAAGTAAGTGGATATGAATCAAAAAAAAATATACCACATATAACTATAGCTATTAGTCCAGATGGTTCACCTAAAATGAGTAATGATATAACTGATTGGGAAAAAATTAAACCAATTAAATTAACTGGCGTGGTTAAAAACATTTTGAAAAAATAATTTTGTATTATTAATAAAATTATTAGTACCTTTGTAGTATGGAAAATAATATGTTAGAACGTAGAGCCGAAATAAGCTCAAAATTATTTGAAATGGGAACTTCTTTATGTAAAGAAAGCCATGAAACTGGTGATTATTGTGTTAATAAAGCTGGTAGTTTATTAATATTTATCGCTGGTGTTATGTTAGATGAAAAAGATGTCGAAGAATATGGGTTAATTTCATCAATGTATGCTGCAAAAAGGATTATGGATGACCTTGAAGAAAAAAACATAAGAATTTCAGAGATACTAAAATATTTTAATAATTTAGATGGCGAAGAACAAAACTTTAAAGATAATTAAAATAAAATGTTAAAAATAGTTGAAAAGTTAAATAGAGATGGGTTAGAAAAAACCGTATCTGATTTAGAGTTAAAACATAAGTTATACTATGATAAAGTCATATTAAAGTATGACCAATTATCATCACCAGTAATAATGGCTTTGGAAGAAGTTCAAGAATGTCGTGGATTAATTCTCGAATTAGACACATGGAAAGTTATTGGTATGGCTTTTAAAAAATTCTTTAATCATAGTGAAACTAATGCTCATACAATTAATTGGAATACCGCAAGAATCCTTGAGAAGTGTGATGGTTCTTTAATTAATTTACACTACGATTGGAATAAAGATAAGTGGTTTGCTGCAACAACAGGAACTGCTGAAGGTGAAGGGAATGTTAATGGAATGTTAGATTTAACATTTAATCAACTGTTTTGGAATACAGCTTCAAAATATGGTTTAACTGAAAATAAATTAACAAAAGGTTTTAGTTATGTTTTTGAATTAATGACACCTTATAATATTGTTGTTAAACCACATTCTGAATCTTCACTAACATTATTAACAATAAGGGATTTAAAGACCTTAAACGAATTATCTTACAATGATGTAATGGAAGTATCAAAACAAATAAATATCCCTGTGGTGACTGAATATGACCTAAATAAGAACATAGATTCTTTGGTTAAGACTTTTGAAAATATGCCATTTTCAGAAGAGGGGTATGTTATTGTTGATAATGATTTTAACAGAGTTAAATTAAAGAATCCTGAATATGTTTTGGTTCACCATTTAAAAGATAAATTATCTTTTTATAATATATTGGGGATAATAAAGAATAATGAAGTTGAAGAATTCATATCAACATTCAAAGAACGTGAAAATGAGATACTTGAACTAAGAGAAAAGTATTATGGGTTAATACGTGCGTTAAATCATTATTGGTATGTTTTATATGAATTTAAACCTAAGAACAACACAAAAGAAGAACGTAAAAATTACGCCACAAATGTATTTAAAGTTTGTTCAGAGAATAATTTAATGTTATTTTCAAATATGTTTTTCTCTTTGATTGACGGTAAAACACCATCACCAGAAGAATACCTTAAAGACTTTGATAACAAGAGGTTATACGAACATTTAAAAAAATGAAAACTATAAAAGAACTTAGAAATATTGGTCTAAAAGTTGAAGAAGCTTGCTCAAGCGTAAAGTACTTTAAACAATTAAATATTGATTGGGATGTTTTCTTAGAAACAAGAGGTAAGAACTTACAGCGTGATTTTGTTTGGGATTTAAATCAAAAACGTGAATTAATATGGTCTGTGTTGATTGGTAGACATATTCCACATATGGCTTTAATAAACACTATAGATGAACTACCCATTGGCTAAAGACCAATGGGTTTCTTAACAATATTGTTAAGAATTTTAGACGTTTCACCGATTGTGCCAACGGATGTTGGTCTTATTTCATCTCCACGTCTGTAATCGTCAGTTCCTGACGATAATATCTTATTTCCTTCTTTAAGGATATTTATGCTTGCGTTTAAATCTCTATCTAATTTAGTATTACATGATGGGCAAACCCATTCTCTAATATTTAATTTTAAATTTTGATTAATATAACCACAACAATTACATGTTTTACTACTAGGAAAAAACCTATCTATGTTAACTATTTTTTTATCATTCCATTCAGATTTATAACGTAACATTGTTACAAATTTTCCCCATGAAACATCTAAAATATGTTTAGATAATTTATGATTTTTAACCATACCCTTAATATTTAAATCTTCCAATACAATTAAATCATATTTTTTAATTAAATCTGTGGATATTTTATGTAGATTATCTATTCTAGAATTGGTTATCTTCTTATGAATAGTGGCCACTTTTAATTTTTGTTTATTATATCTGTTACTACCTTTTATTTTTCTGCTTAAATGTTGTTGATGTTCTTTAAGTTTTTTAGCGTATGTTTTTGTGTATCTATTATTTTTATATTTATAACCATCAGATGTTATAACAAACTCTTTAATACCTAAATCAATACCAACAGATTTGTTAGTTTTTGGTAATTTATTATGTTCAGTTTCAACCAAAATAGATACAAAATATTCATTTGTTGGTGTTTTTGAAATAGTACATTGTTTAATTAAACCATTAAATTTTCTATCTATAATGACTTTAATAGGGTCTTTAAATTTAGGTATAGATAATTCATTTTTATTTAATTTAACAAATTGAGGTATTGTAAAACTATTTTTATCGTGTTTAGATTTAAATTTAGGAAAACCTTTTTTGAATCTAAAAAAATTCTTATAAGCTGTTTCTAAATTTTTTAATGAATCCTGTAATGATTGTGAATTAATTTCTTTTAACCATGAATAATTATCTTGTTTTTTTAATTCAGTTAATGATTTAGCGTTATCATAATAATTAATTGAGTTTTTGTTTGTTTCATATTCATGTTTTCTTTCATTTAAAAAATAATTATATATAAACCTAATTGAACCAAAGTGTTTATTCAATAAAACAATTTGTTCATTAGTTGGTTTAAGTTTATATTTATATGATTTTAACATTATTTATCAGATTAACTCTATATATGATAAATATATGATAATATTAAAAAAGACATATTTTAAGAAAAAAAAATATTTATTTGTTTATTTGTTTATTTATTTGTATTTTTGTAGTGCTTATATCACATAAGCTAAAGACTTATGGGTTTTACGCATTCAATATAAAAGAGATTTTCCAAATGAAAATTTTTGGATAGAAGAAATAAATATATCTTAATTTTAATCCTATAATAAAAAAAATATTTGCACATTAAAAAACTTTTTAGTAACTTTGTAAAAAAAAAAGAAATATGATAAAACCAGTTGAAATTGTTGAAGTAAATAAAATCATTCCTGTATACAAGAATGGTGAAGAGGCTAATAGTATCCAAGTAATCAACTTTAAGTTTAAGAATGGTGATGAATGTGGGTACAATGTCATTGCACAAAAAGGGTTATATGAAATAGGGTCAAAAGCCTGTTATATTCAACCTGATTATTGCTTATCAGACATTGGATTATTCAATAGTTTTACAATGCCAGATAATGACCCTAAGAAAAGCAGGTTAGGTAAAAACAATAGGGTTAGGGCAATTAAATTTAATTTCTCATTTGCTGAATCAACAGACCCTATCTATTCTTTTGGTGTTTTATTACCAAAGAGTGAAGTTGATTCATTTATTGGTAAAGATTCAGATACTGATGATATAACAGAAATTCTTGGTATTACAAAATATGAAGAACCTGAAACAGCTGGTTCTGGTTTGATTGCTGGTGATTTCCCATCTTTCTTATATAAAACGGATGAAGAAAATTATTCAAACCTTAAATCAAGGGTTATGAAGTTATGTGATGGTAACACAGTGTTTGGTGTTACAATTAAACATGATGGTTCATCACACACGACATATTTTAAACTTATTGATGGTGAATATAAGGTTGGTGTGTGTTCAAGAAGTTTAGAGAAAAAACTTGAACAAAAAGCGATTACAAATTATTTTGATGCTAATAACAACAATTATCATAAATATATTAACCCAGAAACGAAAGAAAAGGGTTGGTATTGTGATGCGTTAAATGATTTCAGAACAAATGAAGAACTTGATTCATTAACCCCAATTTTTGTTGATGTAAAAGATTCTTGGGTTGATTTAGCGTATTCAAGTGGTTTAATTGATAAAGGATTAGAATATTGTAAAACACATGGTTTGGAATTAGCATTTAGAGGTGAAATTTATGGTCAGGGGTTAAAGGGTTCTGGTAACAAATATAATCCAGATTCTAATAAAAAACAAACACTTAGAATGTTTGGTATTGATAATTTATCTGAAGGTTTTTCAAAAAGATTAAACTATTCAAGTGAATTTAATCTTGAAACTGTATGTGTCGCTTTAGGTTTGGAATACACAAAACCAGAATTGGTTAAACCATCTTCATATGAAGAATTATGTCAGTTTTGTGATTCAATTATTGCAAAAGAAAAAGAACAAGGTAGAGTTATTGAAGGTGTTGTTATTAGGACACATTTTAGTAATGACTTATCTTGTAAATATATGAACCCAGAATATGATGCTAAGAAATAATATGGAAATAAATAATGTAAGGTACAAATTAACAGAAGATGTTTCATTAACTAATGAAATAACTTTAAAGAAAGGTCAAGAGATTGGCGTATTAAATTATGTTGTGTATGTTGATGGTAATTTAATACCACCATTGATGCAACAGATGTTTTATGGTTTCATTAAAAACAATCAAAACATATTAAAAGATATATCGAATCTTTAATTATTTGCCTTGGCCTCGATATCTTTTTAAATAATTTTTAGTTTTTTTGCCTCTACTTGCTTTGCTTTTAGCGTGAATTCCTTTTCTGCGAACCCTTGGTTTGGTTAATAATGATGAAGAACCTGAAGATTTAATTTGTTTTCCCATTTATATTTTTTTTAATATAAATAGTGATAACATTAAAAAAAATTAAATTAAATTAACTTTTTCGTTATATGAATTAATAATTTCATCATATTCTTTACAGGTTATGGTGAAATTATTAATTTCTTCATTAGTTAATTGGAACCATTCGTTATTAGCTTCAGTTTTTTGGCTATAGAATTTTCCATGTAACCATTTTTCAAGAAGTTTATAATTTTTAGTTTCGAATGTTTTCAATAATGATATATTATTTGAATTACCAGTTTGCAAAGATTTAACTCTTTTTTCTGGATTGTTTTTTGTAAAACCTATTTTGCATCTTTCGTTACCAAAAGCATCGACTTCAAGAATTAAATAAATGTATCCCATGTATTATTTTAATTAAACTTAATTGACAAAAAAGTAAATGGTCATATATTTAAAGTAAATATGGTAAAGGTAAGATTCGAAAAATATTGTAAAAATGAGGTATTTAAATGGTTATTTAAAATCAAGAAATTTAATTTATTTAAAGGTTTTGAAATAACCATATTTGGTTTGAATATATCAGTTATTGAGAAAGAATTCTTCAATAAGATTGGCACAATTTCTTTTTGTAGTTTCGTTTTTTAAGATATTTATATATTAAAAATTATATGGGGAATAAAAAACTTATTAAAACTATTTTAATGGAGTATTTAAATGAAAATGATAAAACAATTAATGATTTTTATCATGAAAACGGGATAAATCCAGATGAGTTAAGTTATCTTGGTAGCGGTGATTTTGGTGAAGCATATTCAATTGGTGATGATGGTAGAGTCTTAAAAAAGACATCATCTAAAAATGAATTTAATTTAGCAAAACAAATGGAAGGTAAAGATATACCTGTACTAAACTCATTAGCAAAGATATATAAAACTGATATTATTAATGGACAAATGTTAATTATATTAGAAGAATTAGAAGAAAATTCACGTATTGAAGATTTGTATTATGAACTACAAAATTATTTAGATGAACAGGGGTTACCAATTCAATACCTTGACTATTTAGATACTGATGAAATTCAAATATCTGATGAATTACAATCATTTATGGATGATTTAGATGATATCATTAGAGCATATAGATATTTAGGCGTTGACGCATCTGATATTAGACCAGAGAACATGGGTTATTCAAAAGATGGTAAATTAAAAGCGTTTGATGTTGATGATAAAAAAAGATAAAATTATGTTGATACAAAGAGACTTCAACTTAACTAAAACCATAAGTCTTCATTTTGGTGAAGAAGGTATGTGGTACATCACACCAACAATAGGTTTCCAAAGACTTAATTGGGAAGGTATAAACGATGACAAAGAAATAACACATTTATTTGTTATTAAATGGTTAAACGTAAGCGTAGGGGTAGTTAAAAGATACTATAAATAAATTTTTTCTTGTTATTTATAGTTTTTTTTTGTTTTTTTAAAAATTATTAGTATCTTTGTAATATGAAATACGGAGAAATAAGAAAAGCATT